GTGTCCAGCCGGGCATTTAGAATCAAAACAACGGGCTTGTCAAGCTCGCAGACCATCTTGTCCTGGTTTGTGACGAAGTAGGGAGAGAGGTATCCTCTATCCAGACGAGCACCGCTGACAACGCTGAGGGAGCTATTAAATCCCTTCGCTTCTTCAACTGTAACAACTCCGTCCTGGCCAACAGTCTCAATGGCAGATGCTATAAGCTTTCCGAGTTCAACCTCTCCGTTTGCCGAAACTGTGGCGACTCGAAGTAGGTCCTCTTTTCCGTTCACTGGAGATGAGATGTCACCGATGTGTCTAACAGCATCATCGACAGCTGCATCAATTCCCTTTTTCAGATCAGAAGCTGAATATCCCGCAGCGATCATCTTGAGACCTTCAGAATAGATCGCCTGCGTTAGGACGGTTGCAGTTGTAGTTCCGTCTCCCGCTTCATCAGCAGTGCGAGAAGCCGCCTCTTTGATCATCTGAACGCCAAGATTGGCAATTCGATCTGATAGGTTGATGGCCCTGGCGACAGTAACACCATCCTTTGTCAGAATGGGATGCTCACCTGGCTGCTCAATGATGACATTTCTTCCACGTGGTCCCATTGTTACCTTGACAGCATCAGCAAGGGTGTTGACACCCTTGAGAAGCCTATCCCTGGTATCAGCGTCAAAAAGTACGACCTTGTCTGTCTCTTCCTGTATCATCCCTTTAGAACCTTGCGGTTAGTTGTTTCAGAGATAATGGAAGACTGGTCGATCACGCGACGCATTCCCGTTGTTACATCTTCAGCAATAATAAGATCGCCAACTCTCTTGGCGACCTCTGTGCTTGAGATCACGTTTCTCTGTCTAAGGCTATTCTGTTCAATGTCTGTTAGATATGTTTCCATGTCAAAATAATAGTCATCTGGAATCAACCGTAAATCGGTGCAAACGTCTTAGAGTAGTTCTTCCAGGCAGTCTCATTTACCATTGAGAAGAAACGCAATGAAGTCAGATTGCGGCGAAGAGAATCAAGGCTAACCTCGGGAGGACTGATCTCAAGCTCTTCGTGATTGACAATCTTGAGACGAATGAGCTGTAGATTGCGCTCATAAGATGCTCTGTTATCGCCCACGCTTAGAAACTCCTCAAGCTTTTCTGGATTAGCAAGGATCTTTTCTGCTGCTTTGTCTGTCATTCCTGCAACTGCAGGGACATTGTCGGCTTTGTCGCCTCGTAGCGCTTTCCACGCGACATAGTCATAAAGAACGCCTTCAATGTATTCCTTTCTAACGGGATTGTAGAGGTGAGCATTGTCCCTGCTTAGCAGCTGGATAAAGTCTGTGTCTGTTGACACAACAGTGCATTCATCCTCAGCATGTTGATCTACGAGGGATGCAATCACATCATCGCATTCAAAATTAGGATGCCTAACAACCGTAATGGGAAGATATCGAAGTAGATCGACTATGATCTTCTTCTGCCGTCGAAATTCAACCATCTCATCCCACTGGGGCGTTCCTTCCTCGACGCGACGATTTGCCTTGTATTCTGTATCAAGAGCCTGCCGGTGGACTGGCATTCCCTCGAGAACAAGGTAGATCTTATCAGGAGAAAGCTTCTCAACGAGGGGACGTAAGCTTCGAAAGAATGTAAAGACAATGCTGTTGTCTCCTTTCATTCCAAAGCGGGCCCGATGCATCAGATTATACCCATCAAGAATCGCAATCTTCACTGGTCACCTCTATGTAAGCATCATACCACACTAGTCCTCTTCCCGCACGGGACCAGGGTCGGTGCCACGATCAGGAGCATCAAAGGATCGAGAGACGTTTCGAGCTCTCTCGATGATGCCATCAATTGTCCGCATTGCATTCTCAGACATGTGAGATCTTAAATCAGCAGGAGAAGTAAAGACAGAGACGTCAAGCTCAGCAAGATCAACAACAGTTCGCTCCTTGTTGGGTAGCGAAACCTTGTAAGATACCACCTCAGATCCAACCCGTCTGCGAACTATCTCCTCTTCAATCCGCGCAGGAAAGACCTTCATTTCTCTGTTATCAAGAAGAAAGACGATGCTACCAACTTCATGTTTCATAAAAAAGCTCCAGCCCCTAATGATAGTGGGCTGGAGCCTAATTTTTCAATTTTATCTGTGATTACTTCTTAAAGCCAATTCCAAATCCACCGCGAGAGATCTGGCCTGCGCGAGAAGCTGTGGGCTTGTCAGCACCGTAGACCCATGAACCGCTCTTGTCGCTCAGAGCGCGACGGATCTCATCACGAACTGCATCGCGAACTGCTGATTCCTCGAGGCGCTGCTGGCGCATCTGAACGAGAGCCTCCATCAGCTCAGTCTCGTCGATGTCATAGGTCTCCTCATCGCTGAACTCCATCTCATCAGCTTCATCATAGGAGCCCATCTCGTCCATTGATGTGCCATCGGGTGTCATCTCAGCTGCGTCCTCTTCAGACATCTTCTTTTCTGCTGCAGGAGCCACCTTGCTGTGGGCTGCGGCTGCAGCTGGAACGACTGCCTCAGAGAGAAGGCCACCGGTCGCAGCATCAAGGCCGGCGAGCTCACAAATACGGTTGACATCAAAACGCATAAAGTCTCCTGCGATAATCACTAACTATCAATTAGAATCAATTGTTCCCAGAATTTTGTGATTTTTTTCTAGCTTTTTCAAGTGCAACCTGAACGGGATCAAGCCCAAGCGCGACTCGAACCTGGTCAAAGACTTCTTCAGATAGATTTGCCTTCAGTTCAGACATATCAGCGTACTGATGCATCACCCATTGCATCACTGGATACTCTACTCCTTCAGAATCTACCTCAGTCTCTTCTGTCTCTCTTGACTCATAGATGTAGAGAAGCTTAGGCATCTGTTGGTCGTTAGGAACGGGAATAAAAGGAAAATTCTGTGTCTGACCCTCTTGAGGATCCTCATACATGATCTCTGGCTGCCACATGTTTACCTCGTATGCAGATTCTAATCAGAATCACTGCTGGGTAAAACTCAGCTATTCATCACTGATGGCTTCGTGGGCCGTCTTAAATGCGCCAATATTTGAAAACTGTCTTACAAGAGCATCTGTTACAGTGCTAACCTGTTGCATTTCATCTTGATCTTTCGCAATGCTAGCAAGCTCCATAGAGGCATCTCCGATTGCGAACTGAATGTCAGCAGCATGCCTGGCGACAATCAATCGTGATGCCCAGGCCTTTGCTGCGGGATCTCCTCCGACGATATTGTCAATTTGCGACTTTAGAGGACTAAACTGTCTGATCTTTGAAATAACTGCGTCGTATTCACCTGAGGCAGTCCCTATGTTTGCAGACGTAAAGCTTTTTTGCAACGTGATACCTGATACATTTGACAATATTTTTTCAAAGTGTTCTCTAAATAATTTTATTTTTTCTGTCGTTGTCTTTGATGCATCATTTGTAGTATCTGAATCGAAGGCGATATCATTCATGAGATCGCTACTGTTCTTGGAGAATAATTCGCCGAGCTGAGATTCTATGTTCAGCATCTCATCTTCAGAATTTTGAACTTCCGTTTCTGCATTGTCGTCATTAGATTTCTTTCCGCTCTTCAGCCAGGAGAAAAGTGCAATACCTCCGACAACAGCAGATCCGATTCCTGCTCTTTTGCCCCATGCAGACTTTTTCCTGTTTCCGCTGAAGAGGCTCATCCTGCCTAAAAAGCTTAGACCTTTACTGAACAAATTTTTAGAATAATTGTACGCCTTGCTGATTATTCCTTTTTCTTCTGAACTGGAGACAGCACGTTCGATGCCACCTTTCATCCAGGTCGTCTGTTCAATCTCTACAAGTAGAGACTCTCTAATGAAGTGTCTCAGAGTATCGCTCATAGATCATCCTCAGATAGCAGACCCAGGTTGAGACCGTGCTTAGCTGCTCGGCGCTTTAGATCTCGAAGGCTTTCCATGGCACGGCTAATCGTGAAGCGCTCCTTGCGATCAAATTTGCTCAGATGTTTTCTGACACCATCGAGGTTCCCCAGGATCTCATCAAGTTCCTGGAGATACTCAATTGTGCCGTAATTCTCAGGTATCTTTGCCATCAGGTGTTACATATTCAGCTGCTGCTCGATCGAGTGCGACGTTTGAGGCTTCTTTAAAAAATCCAAAGATCATCTCGTTGCTAACGCTACTAGGTGCAACTCCGACGCGCTGTGCAACGATTTCAACAAGCTGATCAGAAACCTCGATCTCAATGTCACCCACTGGACTCTGGCTCGTTATCTTTCTCATAGAGAAAGTCTATTACCTGGTACGACCCAGTAAATCCCTTATCTTTGCACGATAGGCCTCAGAGACCGGCTCTCCTACGCGAATAGGAGGAGTAGTGTCCTCCTCGCCGGCTGGAGCAGAGGATGCTGCAGGAGCGGATTTCTTTGCTGCAGGAGCTGCAACCTGAGCTGCACCGCCCTCTGCGGGCTTCTTGGTTGTTAGAATATCGTATTGCTCGGGCTCAGGTGCCTGTGCACCTACTAGATTCTGCTGCATTATTCCAGCGATGCTACGCATCATAACGATCAGAGAGATGCGTTCTGCTTCGTCAAGTCGATCGAAATAAGCAGTAAGTTCTGCCTCGACAGCACTATCAGATGCACCACGCCCGCCACGCATTTCTTTGATGGCATCGACTAGGGCGCTTAGTGTGGGATTGAGCTCAGATGTGTCTGCTGTTGCAGGTGTCGGAGCTGCAGGAGGCTTCGCAGCAGCAGGTGCCTCTTCCGGAGATGCAGCAGGAGGTGCCTTCTTCTCAGGGGCGGCAGGCGCTGCAGACTTCTCTGGATCCTCTTCTGTTAGGGCTGCTTTGTCGCGCTGGATGCTGCGAGCCATTGACTTCTGTCGAGAAGGCTCATCAGCAACAGCACGAGCTTGCATGACGCTCTCTTCGGCAAGAATCTTTAGAAACTTCTCAAGCTCTGATGCAGAGCCTAGCTTGATTGTGCTCACTTGTCACCCCGATAGACGACGCGATTCTGCGGGAGCTCACGATATAGCTTGTTATAGCGACGTTGTGGGTGGTCTTCCTGTCCACGTCCATACTCTTCAAGGCGACGTTGCGTCTCTTCCTCGCGTCTGCAGATGTCGTCTACAAACTTATCAAATGTAAAGTCTTCCATGGGGATTTCTCCGTTTCTACTACTTATCTCGAACGATCATGCTAATTATAACACGACCGCCACGAGGTAGAAATTCATAACCAACTTGAGCAATTCTACCAGATGCAACGAATGCTCCGTCAGCAAGTTCGATCTTTACATCAGCATTTTCTCTCAGATTAAGGATGCTAATTGCGTCATTGGGATTTCCGGACGCATAGACCCTAACAGACTTTCTATCAGTAATAAAACCGTCAATGGCATATGTCGTTCCATTGACATCAATCTTTCCAAGAAAGTCAAAACCTTCATCTTCGAGAGAGTTCACATCAATGATGTCTGCAATTGAATCACTAAAAAGAAGGCTCACTGTAGTCGTCCCTTGCGTATTTTGAATCAGCAAAAATCTGATCGCACATTCTGGCAATCTGTAGATCCATCTCAGTCACGTCCATCAGGTCTCGTGTGTATGTCTCAATCAAGACGTCTGATTCTTCAATGGTTATCTTGATGCCATGCTGCCAGGTCTCAGGAAGCTCCATAACACCGGATACAAAGGCCCGCTGTGAGGTGGGACGTTGGAAGCTATAGATCTTTGCAATTCGAAATGGGTTCTCAAGGTGCTCCCAGTTCTTCTTTCTGATCTTTACAGGCATCTCAGAAGCACCAGTAATCGAGTCGAGACCCAGATCGGGACTTCTTATTGATTCTTTAAGAAAATAGAAACTTGCCACGATTACTTCTTCTTGGATCCCTGCTTGGGTTTGACCTTCAGCAAGGAGTCGACAGTTGCAGAAATCTTAGGTGCTATTTTGTTGAAAGCAGGATCGTCCTCAGCTGTCATTTGCATATCAGTTACAAACTTCTTGATGTAGTTGAGAACAGGCTTTGCAGCTGGATCGCTGATGTCACTTAAATCGACAAAGTCTGGTGACATAATCATTATAAAATTATCAATTGCTTCTTCGACTTTTGCATCGATGTTCCTTTGGACTCTTTGGCTTAGGCCTTTCTTTAGTCTAGCCGACATCAACGGAGAAACGATGTCAAAAATCTTTTTGGGGTCTTTGCTAAATGTATTTGCCAAACCCGATACTCCCTCTATCCCGTTTGATATGAGTAGCGCTCTGTAATCAGTGAAGAATCTGGTTGGATCTTTCTCAATCCCAGTGGCAATCTGTTTGGCGACTATCATTTTAAGCTTTTCAGGATTAGATATGTCATCAGCAAAATCAACTTTTCCTGACATCTCTTGCAATCTTGTGGTAACATCAATTGCCTTCATGAAGGCAACGGGCGTCTTTAGATATTGGAAGATTGCGCGGAGTCGTCCTTTATCTTCGATTCCAAGCAGTCTAAAGCGACCCTCAAAAGACGACAGCGTCTTCTCATCTTTGGTCTCAACTGCCTTTCTAATCTTAGCAAAATCTGGCATAACTTCATCAAAGAGATCCGAATTATTTGTCAAGACTTCTTTGATAACTCCGTTAAAGAAGTTAATAAATGCAGCCCTATCATCGACGTTTTCTATGAAGTTTTCATAGCTATCAAAGGCAAATAGCTCGAGAACGTCATCGATTCCTATTTCGATGTCTGGATTGTTATCAAGCATTGTGTCAACAACGTCTCTCATTGCCGGCTCAATAGCGGACCCAAAGAATTCTTTGGAAAGCTTTCCTACACCCAGCGCAACTGGGTCGCTTACAAAGACTCCCTCGTCTGTAACTGTGTATTTGTCATCAGACTCTTCAGAGAAAATATCTCTCAAATAATCCATGTCACCGACTTCGTAATATGGACCCCTCTCCTTGTCAAGAACTGCGACAACCTTTGAAAGAACAACATCCTTTTCGTCTTCTGACAGATTATCAAAATCGGAAAGAGTCATGCTGGGATCAAGACTGCCAAGTATCTTCTCAAGCTTCTTTGGATCGTCCTCTCTCATTGATACAGCACTAGTCTTTGCAAGTCCTATAGAGAGAGACTTTTGCATCGTGGCTGATCTTTTCTTCTTTTCGGAATCAGTAACCTTTTCCTGCTCTTTATCTTCTGCATTTCTCTGCTTTCTAGTGAGGTCTGCAAGTGCTTGATCGTGCATCTTTCGCCTTTCAGCCTGGAACGCCTCTCTAAAAGCATCAATATACTCCTGCTCAGAGAACGGAAAATTATTCAGAAGATAGTAGATCTGGTCTATCTCTTTTCCATTCTGGTCTACGGTGTAAACCTCGATTGGCCCACCAGTGTGCACTATTGGAAGAAGCTTTCCTTTTAGTTTCTCTCTTTGCGCAAGGTCTTCAAATTTGACCCTTACTACGACTGTGGGAAGATCAAATCCCTTTGGCACAACATTTGAAATTGTTTCAGTTGAAATCTTTATCTGTGCCTGATCAAATGTACTTGGCAACTCAAGATCTGCCTTCAAGAAGGCGTCAAGAAGCCTGCTAGCATCTCCCGCAATAACGGTCGATAGCGGAACTTTTACCTGATCTCTTATCTGCCTCATGGCAATCAGATCAGGGGCAGCTGTCCATCTCTGGCGCATCAACTCTAGCTCATCAATAGTTGTGCTATCGAGTTTCTTTCCGCCAATTGATACAATTGGTGCTTCTCCGGCCTTTGCTCTTGCAATCTTTCCAGCAACCTTTGCAGCTTTCTTGGCTTCGACTGATTTTCTCTTTGGGGGACCACCAGGTGCATCGTAAGTTGGCCCAGCACGAAACCCAGTTTCAGGTTTCTCGTCATTGTCTTCGTCCCCGTCTGGAACGAACATCCCAAGCTTTGCCTCTTTTGCAATAATTGGCCGAAGGGCCTCCATCAGGTCTGTCTCACTCATACCCTTGTATTGTTTGGGCTCAGACGACTTTCTTAGTAGCTTCTTTAGACCTGCGTAAAAGCCTTGGATCTTTCCAGGTGAGACCTCCCGGGCAATCTCAGATGCTGCCTTTGACAGCTGAAGCTTGTTGACAGGAAGAAAGTCTGGATCCTCAACTGGGACACGCTGTGTTGAGAGCTGTGTTGCCATTTGAGCATCTGGCAGGACAGGGTGATCATCTCCTGCAATCTGGTCTATTCTTCTGCTGTGATATCCGCGCTCTTCTGCCAGCTGCTTGACAATCTGATCAAGCGCGCTCTTTTTGACAACAACCTTCATTTGGCACCCATTTGATTGCTAACTATCACTTTCCGTTAATTTGTGAACTCTGGGCCAGAACTCTTCTTAGTAGTTGCTGGTTTCTTTTTCTCTTTTTGCGACAGAAGATCCGAGATCTCGTTGAGAAGTCTTGCCTGGATAATTGCAAGTGTCGCAAGAGCACGTGAATTTTCCTTGAGATCAGACTGAATCTGATTTAGTCTGGCATTGATTTCGTCTTGTCCGTCCTGCAGTCTTTGCAATTGGGCATCTACTGCTAGATCTCTTTCCTTGTCGACAAAGAGATTCTTAAGCTCTTCTTTTAATCTCATGTTGCATCCTTTAGCGGGCTTTCTAACTCCAGGATGCTATAGATTGCATCAGAGTCGGCTTCGTCAAGCTGCCTTAGCTGTCTATTCAGCTTTCTAGAAGCAGCAGATTCTAAGACTCCAATGGCATCAGGACGTCCTATTGTTACAAGCCGAGCAAATTCTTCAAGAACTTCTTGCATGCTTAGATCGTGATTAAAGCATGCAATCCTAAACCCTGCATGAGAAGAGACAGACATGCTGACATGTATTGTCTTCTTGGTTGCAAGATTTACTAGCTTTCTTTCTCTGCTTGACTTTTTCTTCATCTGACGTTAGCCGCCAGCAGACCCCTTACCTGCAGCACCGGGAGCAATTGGAACATCAATGATGTCATCCTCTCCATCAAGGTCGAAGCCATACTGATTATCAAGGATATCCTGCATTTGATCGACGTAACTCTGATCGTAGTTTTCTCTGAGATATTTCATTGCACGTGCAACAATAACCTCTTGGACAGGAAGTAGATCTGTTGCATTATTCACAAGTCTTGCAATCTTGCTTGTGAAAACCTCGATATCAAGGGGCAACCTGGGCTCCTTGGCGTCGTCTTTCGTGGCATCAGCTGGCTTTGCGCCCTTTTCAGGGGTTGTCTCTTCTTCCTCAAGAAGGAATCCAAGTGAAAGATTGGCTAGTGATTCCATCAATTCATCAGATTCTTGGTCATCTTCTGATTTAAGAGATTCACTTTCATATCGAACAATACGTGCATCAATCTCAGAATCAAGAGAATCAGCAGGTGGACCCGGGTCCTTCATCATTCCTGCAACGGGAGAATCGTTCATCTCCTCATCTATTCTTTTCATGATGCACTCACCTTCATCGCCTGTGCGACCTTTTCAGCCTTCCTGATTCTCTCTTCTACAACAGTCCAATTAAGCTCCTTCATCATAGCATATGTGAAGGTCTTGACATCGGAAAGATAATCGCGGTAGTAAGCATGCTGCCAGACATCCATTACGATCACTGGAATACATCCAATCGGAACCTGCTGGCTGTGCAAGTCGATGAATGTGTTCATGTATGTTTGTGTGAAGATGTTGTAATATGTCATCGCCCATCCGCATCTTGATGAAAGACAGCAAGCAATAAAATCTGACTGCCATCTGTCAAAGTCACCAAAATCTCGGGAAAGACGCATGAAAGACAGCGTGTCCATTGAGATGCTACTTGCAACATCGCTGATGTTTGCAAAATAAAGCTCGTGGAGATACATCGCATTCATGTTATAGGTCTCATCTTGCTTGAGAGATCTAAACTGCGATCCATTTGATCGTGCGGAAGCACGATCTACAGTGTCAAGCTCGGCACTGATTCTATTGAAAGATTCAACATATCCCTGATAAAGACCTTCATGGGCCTTCTTTGTTGCAGCACTCTGGAATTCTGTGGAAAGATTAAAAGCCTTCTCCTGTGCTACGAGAGCTTCATCAAGTGACGCTCTCTTTGCTCCAAGAGACTCACTGATTATCTTTGCAACATCTGAATTTTTTATCATCTTAAAGTCCTCGATACTGCTTAAAATCTGAGCTGTGAATCTCTATTGGATTTCCATCGCCTGCAGTTGCTGTGAGAATGGGCTTTCCTTTTTCAATTCTTACGTCTTTAACTGTATATGTCAGTCCAGACTTGATGTGTTCTAGCTTGAATCCAGGAGCAATAACAACCTGCTGATTTTTTCCTTTCCCAACAGTTGCCTTTAGATGCTCAGCAACTCGTGCTTCGACCATGGCCTCAATGTCTTTTGCAGAAATTATTTTCATATCTTAATCCGCTTTCAGCTACTTATCTTCCTTACTAAAATTCCTGCGCTTCTCAAGAGATCAATTCCTCCAAAGTCGCGATATTCTTCTCTAAAGACGACTTCTTTTATGCCAGAATTGATGATTGACTTGGCACACATTCTGCATGGACTCATACTGACATACATGATTTTTTTCTTAGGATTATTGTAATCAAGCTTGATAAGAGCATTTACCTCTGCATGGATAAATCCAGATTCTCCGGGCATGTCAGATTCTCTCTGATTCTTTCCCCCCGAATGATCTCCGTTATAGCCAAGAGCAAGAAGCTGAGTGTTGTCGCTTGTTACAACAATGGCAGCAACTTTATGCACTGAATCTGCAGACCTCTTTTCGATAGTCTTGACAACATCCATCCAGACTTGATCCCAGGTTGGCCTTTGATCTTGTGTGTGTCTTAGATCATCAAGGAAATCATTTCTCACTGGCAGCACCCTCAATGTCAAATATCGTCTCAATGCTTATTCCGGCCGGAAGTGAAAAACCAGCAGCCTTTCTGTGACCTCCTCCGCCGAACTTCTTGGCAATTTCACTAACGTCAGAATCGTCGTGGTGAGCTCTAAGGCTTACCTTGACCTGACTTGTCTCGTGATCCCAATACCAGATAACAGCGAAATCGCATTTAGGGGAAAGCGCGGCGCCGATTTCAGACATCCAATGTGGTGAATTTACAACAAGAACATCATTTCCATCAAGCTTCCTTGAAGATGCATGCTTCGCGATCTTCGAGATAACAGTCTTGGAGTAAGCGAGGATGTAAGCACCTCTTTCCTGAGCACTGTCAACTGCTGAGTCATCGAGGTACTTGTCGAACTCTTCGAAGTCAAATGGAACCATGTCGAACGCAGCGGAAAACTCCTTGGAGTAGGGAATCTGCCATTTCCAGAGATCACGATCCTCGATAAACTTGATCATTCGAGGTGCTTCCTTGCCTGGATGGAAGAAGTTCCAAGAGAGCATCGCACCGCTGTGGGTCATGTCAAATCGAGTGCAGGTAATGTCATGCAGTTCCACCATCGCAGATTTGTGATGATCGATAACAAGAAATCCCTTTGCCTCTTTCATCAACCGCTTTGTTGTCGCATTGTCATACGAGAAATCTAGAATGACAACATTTTTTCCAGCGACATCCGGCGGGGGTTCACCATACTTTGCAGCGTGGTATTCTGCACGATCACCAAGCAGCTTCCAGGCAGCATAAGCAGCCCCAAATCCGTCTGTACAATTTGCATGATAGATCACAAGATCGACACTACCGGGATCCATTAGAAGTCCTGCACACGATTGTGATGATTCCAGCATCTTGGCTCATATAGCTCAGAACCTCCAACAGCAATTTCTCCGAGATTTTCAACTTTTCGTGTTGTGAAATAAGCATCAGAACCGCAAGTTGTGCAAACTGCAGAGCACTTCTCAATGTGTGTCGCCCAGGGTAGAATCTCCTTGATCTCATCAAAGGCATTACAGGATGCTGACATCTCAATTGAGGCGACAACAACTGTAAATCCAGATCGATACAAAGAGATCAGAGCATCAGAAACACCGTCGATCATAAATGCCTCGTCGACAGCAATGACATCTGGGCGCTGGTCTTGGTTTGTTACAACCCTTAGGATATCTTTTCCACTAGAGACATTGATAGCTGGAATCTTTCCACCATTGTGAGTACAGATCTCGCTTGTCTCATACCTGTCATCCATTCTAGGCTTAAACGCCAGAATTTTCAGACCTTTGTATCTAAACCTGTCAACAAGCGCAATCAGCCTGGTAGTCTTTGACCCCATCATAGGCCCTGTAAAAACGTAGAAGGCTGGGTTCATCATGTTAGATTCCACCATTTTAGGGTCTTCTCCAATCCGTCCCTGAAAGAGACCTTGGGTACATATCCGAAATCTCTTTGTGCAGCGCTGTAATCTCCTAGAGTATGCATAACGTCTCCTGCGCGCCAGGGCGCATCGACTATATTAATGCCTTCGAAACGATTTTTTAAGTAATCGATAATTTCCCTATTTGTGATTCTTTCACCGCAACAAACGTTGTATGATTCACCTGAGAACTTTTTATCAGAAAATGCTGCAAGAATATTTGCGTCAACAATGTTATCGACATGACACATATCTCGAGACTGACTTCCGTCTCCATCGGACCTTAGAGGTCTACCATCGTGAATAGCATGGCACCAAGCAGAGACTGCAGTTGAATAGGGCGAATCTCCAAGTTGCCCCTGACCAAATACGTTGAAGTATCTTAAAAAGACAATGTCAAGATCGTAAAGACTGCTAAACAACTTTCCAAACTCTTCTAGGCAAGACTTCTGAAGGGCGTATGGAGAGACGGGATTCTTTGGTACTGATTCGTGAGTTGGCAGAACTTCGGAAGCTCCATAGACTGCTGATGACGAAGCTGTAACTACACGGCGCGTATTTCCCGAACATGCAACAAGGAGATGAAGAGACTTCATCAGATTTTCGTCTGTTGTCTCTATTGGGTTTTCAACCGAGTAAGAGACACGTGGCATTGCTGCCTGGTGGAAGACTACATCATACATCTTGCTTTGGATTCTTGAAAGTACGACTGGAGATGCAAAATCGTTCTCGATGACCCACACCTGATCAGCGGGTCGATTTTCAATTTGGGACTCGAAAATGTTGACAAGGTTACCGATAAACGTTTTAAAATTCAAACCCTCAAGATTTTCTAGAGACCCATTTGACATGTTGTCAACTACGTCGACTGTGTGGCCGTTTTCAACGAGCTTCTTGACAAGGTTGGACCCAATAAAACCGGCTCCTCCGGTTACAAGGATCCGTGAAAAAGGCAAAATCTCAGACATTCTATAATTCCTCCGCTATCTCAGTACCAATACATTATGGAACAATGTGAGCGCAATTTAACTTGACTCTCATTTTAATGTTCCTGTTCTTGAGACCGGCAAGAATCTGGGTCTTGAATCCAAGATGGACAAGGGCATCAAGATCGATCTTTAGATTTTTTGGAATATTTGTTGATCTGCATACAACGTCAAGGACATCCTGTTCATCTCGATGGATAAATCTAACGTAAGAGATGCAGCTTGAGTTCGCTGTTACAAACCTGCGAGAAGCAGCAGATTGACCACTTGCCATCTCATTCACAATCCTGTTCATTAGATCTGACTCAATTGAAGAGTAATACTCCTCTTCTCCAGAGACGCTGAGTGAATCGGGACCGGGATCATCGACAGGGGAAAGGATCACCTCAAACTGTGTATCAATTGATTCGTTGCGTCCCGTTGTGGAAAGAGACATCTCAGCATACTCGGCGATCCGCTTTGTTGTAACTGCCTCTCTGCTTGTGATAACATCGCGCACCGCTTCGGGATCTGGTAGTTCTCGACAAACAATTACAGAGGGGTGATACCGCAGCGCCATCGCGTGACTGTTGAACTCCTCCCACGTTCTCCGTAGTGTATCAAGGTTGTGCATCTCATCACCTCTGGATGCAAACCGCGCTGTTACAGTGTTCCACCCGGGGGCAAGAAGAACGACAACGTTGTTTAGATCGTCAAGAAATCTATTTAAGTCTCCCTTTTCATGGCTATCATCACGTCCAAAAATCTTGGGATAAACAGCGCGGCTAAGATGACCTCGATCTCTAATGTCATATCGAAAATCTGTTGCCTTGTGGAAATCACGATAGAATGTAGTCTTCCCAGAGAGATCGCAGCCCTCAAGAACAACCTGCTTCGTTACCAGTCTCATACTTGAATCTTCCTCATCTTGTTGTTGTTTGTGGAGCATCCCCAGTTTGCATCTTTGCTAACTTCAGCAATGTAGATCTCATAGTGATTGAGCGGCATTTCACCCCAGATTCTCAGATTCACCATTTGCATCTCATTGTCGCATACCTGGGCACGAATAAAACCCTTGCCATTCTTTGTCTTCTTTACAGTAAAGTCCTGAACCAAGAACCAGCAAATCTGCCTTTCTCCATCTCCAATCGCAGTGATGGGATCGACCTGGGCCTTTTTGATCTTAGCAATAATGTCATCTGGAAACATTAGATCTTCACGAGAAGTTGACGTTAGGTCAAAGTACATCTTAAGCTTCTCTGATCGTGTCCAGTCAGGTAGATCTTCAAACTGCTCAAGTAGATTCCAGAACGTCACTTCGGGCTTGATTCCTTCCTTCTGCATCTTCTTGAGCTGTGTTTTCGTGTACCCAAATCTGCCCCGTCGAAGAACATCATAATTCTTTCCCTCTGTCATGGTGGCAAGAAGCTGTCGATGGTTCTTGACCCGACCCGATCTAAAGTCTTCAAGCGAGCTAAGTGCTTCGACGCTACAGAGTGAAGTGAGAGTCGTCTTGTTCACCTTTGAATGACGCCAGGATCCATCAGCAAGATAGAGCATCTGCTCAATCGACTTATAGGGTCGATTATCCATGATTTCCTTGACAGCAGTTTCACCAACGCCCTTGATCGATGTCAAGGGAGGAACAAAACCCTGTAGCTCCCGACTAAACATCCAAACATCTCCAGAGCTGTTGATGTCAGGTGGAAAGATCTTGAATCCCTGCTCCTTGATCTCAGCAGCTACCTTCGCGAGTCCTTCTGGGTTGCTATTCTCAGACTGGAGGCATGTGGCAAGCCACTCTTCTTCATAGTGCTTGTGCAGCCAGGCTGCGTAGTAAGAATCGACTGCATATGAGACAGAGTGTGACTTGTTGAACCCGTATGCGGAGAAGGCCTCAATTGTTTCGTAGAGCTCCGTTGCGTCCTTCACCGACATTCCATTGAGATTGACAGCACCGTCTACGAATCTCTTACGAAGATCCTCACGCTCTTTTGCCTTCTTTTCGTTCATGTCAAGCGACTTCTTGACCAGCGTCTTGCGCATCTGGTCAGATTCTCCCGGATTAAATCCAGCAAGCTTCTGGGCCAACAACATGAATTGCTCCTGGTAGACGACGAATCCGTGTGTCGGTCCCAGGATGTCTTTCAGAATTGGATGCTTATAGGTTGCTGTTCCCTTGTTCTTGACATCGACGTATTTCTTGTGAACTCCTGCAGCAAGCGGACCAGGACGGTAGATTGCTGTGATGGCAGAGAGATCTTCGATTGACGTGGGCTTCGCCTCGAGGCAGAACTTTCTAGCTCCGCTATTCGTGAACTGGAAGATCTGGGTAAATCTACCAGAATGATAGACGTGCTTCCACACATCTTGATCATCGGGTTCGTTATATCGAATGTTGAGATGCTTATCAAAGAACTCTTTGACCTGCGCAAAGCTAGGGTTTTGGATGCCAAAGCGAGTCTGCAGCAACATTCGAATGCAGTCTTCGACCATCTTTAGAAGCGACAGACCGAGGAAGTCAAACTTGAGGAATCCGTTCTCCTCAAGATGTCGGAAGTTCATGCCTTCAGACCACGGCGTCTGCAACTCACCTCGGACTGAGATGACAGGCATATGATCTTCAAGGCGTGGGCAGATAAGAACGCCGCCGGCATGGCGACCAATCGAACGTGTCTCCATGAAGAGTGACTGAACCTGATCACAAAGGTCAGGATACTTCTCCATGAAGATCTTGTACTTCTCAGAATATTTCATGCAGTCTGCATGAGAAAGAACGTATGTGCTCTTTTCCTCGTGGTCTCCGAGCGCTTTGTGCATGACATCATCCTGAAGAGGTCCTGTGACTTCATTTACCTCTTCGAATGGAATCCCATGAAACTTAGCAATGTCCTTGATCAGAGACTTCAGCTTTAGGGTGTTGAAGTTTGAGACAGGAACAACAGAGTCTTCTCCAAATAGATTACGTGCCTCATCAATTAGAACGTCTCGGTCACCGACGTCTGTGTCGATATCCGGCCACGCGACCTTGTGACGACCGAGGAATCTCTCCCACAGGAGATCGTACTTGATCGGATCGACCGATGTGATTCCGAGGACGTAATTGACCAGAGATCCGGCGCCAGATCCTCGACCTGGTCCGATCAGCGTGCGATGCTGTGCTCGATCAAAGACAAAATAAAGTGTGAGGAAGTAGTTCTCAAACTTTAGATACTTGATGTCATCAAGTTCCATCTTAAGACGTTCAACGTACTCGGGCTTTGTATGAAGACCGAGCTCAACAAGACCCTTCTTGCACATCTCAAGAAGCTGATTGAACGCTGTTTGTTCGGGCTTGTTAAAGCTTGGGAGCTTAGCAGAAGTATCGAAGGTGATTTCCTCACACTTTTCCCACGCAATATCGTATGTTCGCTCAATTGAGTCGCGAACTAGTTCCTCAGTTCCGCTGTAGAATTCAAACTTGTCCTTATGGGCAAGATACTCATCCCACATCTGGCGCGCGTTCTTTGGGTACAACTCACACTTTAGATCTTCAAAAGCAGGCAACGTCTGCTTCTGCATATCATCAGAGCGACCTCCCATTCTACCCAGCTTCTTGTAAAGCTCACGAGCTTGCCATGCGTTCGGACTATAATAGTGAGAGTCAGCAGTGGCAATTGTCTTGATACCAGTTCGACCCGCAAGCGTGATTAGATGCTTGTTTGTTGTATGCTGGATGTCAAGACGATTGAACTGAAGCTCTAGGAAAAAGTTATCAATTCCAACTGCATCAACAAACCGATCAGTGTGATTCTGGAGCTCGCGCTGGATCTGTTCGTGAGACTTCTTGAGTGCCTCACCCCGGATGGCAGTAGAAGCCAAGAGCCCACCGACACACGCTGTCGAGACAACAAGCCCTTCTCCATGCTGCTTAAGCATGTCATAATCGATCCGAGGAAATCGATAGTATCCTTCAACGTAGGATCGCTTGACAAGGTTGAACAGATTCTTGAGTCCAGTTCGATTCTTGGCAAAAACAACCAAGTGATACCGACGCTTCCACTCGTCAGCGTCATCTGACTCAACAGTCTTCGTCTCGTCCTCGTCTTCAACAACAAGTCCGCCTGTGACTTCATCCTCTGCAAGAATATCAGTAGTTTCAGGCTTTCCCTCTTCGTTCTTTACACGCTTAGATTCAAAATGAGCAGCACGCTTCCGCTCCCATTCAGAGATCGAGGGAACAAAATAGAACTCAGCGCCATAGATCTGTCGAAACTTTCTACCCTTGCCTTTCATCTTCTTGGCGTAGGTGTGCGCGTGAGCGAGACCGTTGCCGCTTCCGTGATCTGTCAGCGCCCAGGCATCCATCTCGTTTGACAGGATCCAGTCGATGTGCTTGTCAGGATACCCAAGACCATCATTGACCGACAGGCCCGAATGGCAGTGAAGTCCGACGAACCGACTTGGAGGCACAATGTTACCCATTTTAATTCCTCATTAAATTGTAGTCGAAGAGATGTCGAAATACAAGACTAGCCGTCGAAGGCAATGACCATACGCAGACGACCAGAAAGATCCTCGCTTCCGATATTTTCAGCAAGAGTGCCAGTCCAGGACATCAGTTTATATCTGTTCTCTGGGCCGGGCAGATAGATCTGAGAGATCTCAGTCTCAGGACTGGGAATGGTCTCGTGATAGTGGTCTGCACGGGAAAGATCTTCTGGAACGGGATCTCCGTCTTCGATAACATAGGACACATAAAGGTTTCTATTTGCCTGACGCACCTCGTCAGGATCTAGCCAGGTGTGGCTATGCAAGTTGCGTCCCCAAGCATCAACCAGCTGCTTCCAAGCCTGGGAGCAATCCTCAGGTGTACCACGGCGTGCTGAGTAGGGTTGCAGCCCTGGCAAACCGCGCACATTAGCAATGATTCTAAACCATTCGTAGCTCCTGGTGTCATTTATCAGCTCAAAGGCGATCCAGTCTCCGTGTGGTGCCTTAAACTCCCAAAAACCCCGGATGTCGCAACTCAAGTTGCCTCCTCACCCATATTGTAACACAAATTCGGGCCAACGCACGAGAACGTACGCGGCCCGAATAGAAACCGCCGACCGGCGGTGATTAGCCCCCTCAGGTGCCTTCGTCTGCTCTCGATGGCTTGCCCTTGACAGCCATGAGTGCAGCATTGACAACGGCATCAGGATTATCTGCCCAATCTGCCATCTTTCGTAGTTCCTCATAAGAGGCGCCCTTTTCGATGGCTTTCTTCATTGCAGCAGAAGCCTTATATGTCTTGCCGTGATATTTTCCCTTTGTTACTCGGCCGTTTTTCTTCTTCTCATTGAGAGGAATCTCATCATGTGATCCGCCATCAGTGTCATGGTACTCGTACATGAGATAATCAAAAACAGATCCCATCATAGAGTCTACAACAGCAATCTTCTCCTGGACCCACTCAGGAAGATCGTCTCTTTCTCCGATCAAGTCGTGAAGTTCGTATGCCTTCTGTGCAACTGTGAAGAGATTAGACCTAATCATGTCAGATTCTTGCTCGGGTCCGTTATTGTGAAAGATTCGACCGGCATGATCCATTTGAACCATGCCCATCTCATGCATCTCACGAAGGACAAGTCGCCTAATGGCGTTTCTATCGATCATCGATTTAGTTCCTTTTCAACTAAATATCAACTACTCGATTAATCCACCGTAAGTTCGATTAAGAAGGCGTCCCGCCTCTCGACACTGGATGAGATAGCTTCGAAGATCATCAATTGAAGTACAAACTGCAACACCCGATGCCGCAAGCATTAGATTGAACTTTGCATTCGGAGGAAGTCCTGCGCAGAAATAAACGATGGGCTTATCAAGGCTATAGAAGTAACCTGCTTCCCAGATTGAACCCATATCCTTGTTGCGAGTATTGCAGATCATCCAGTCACAAAGATCCAGATGATTCACATTTCCATCGAAGATCGCCTTCTGCGTGTCCGTAGACGAATCTGCCTCGGCAATTGCATAATCCTTAGGAGAGAAATAGTCAAGACTAAGATCCTCGAGGACCTTTTTGATGTCCTCGACTTCCTGGAACCAATCTGGAGAAAACCAACCGCTTGCAATGTAGACGTTGTTCATATCGTTGCCTCAAAGAAAAGATACGCATCGATCTTTGAGTTTTTAAGAGATTCGCTTTCTTTCTTGCATCTTCTTCCTAGCCCTGTTCATGATATCATCCTTGCTGCCAGGATGAACTCCTGTAGCATACTTGACACCCTCAGATATCATCTCATCAGTTACGTAAATCCAGCCGTTTCTTTTGCAAAGCTCTTTTATGACTGCAATCTTATTTTCTTCAGTGGCATTTATCCAATACCACTCAATAGAATTCCTAATTCGAGCTATCTCGTCTTCAAGAATCTTGGAACGTCGGCGCAAAGAAGCTGCGATTGCAAGATCATCAAAACCCGTATCAAGATCAAGGTCGACAGCAATCTCAACAAGTGTATCAGAATCAGCATCTCTAAGAGCCGCTGCGGCTCTCTGATAGGCTTTAACACGCTTATCTATCTCTTTTTGAGAAAGTCCCATCTTTTCTGTTTTGTCAGGATGGGTCTCTTGCACGATCTTTCGATAGAGCTTTTTTATCTCTGTTTCAACAGGAGACTTTTCTTCCTGTTGCTTTTGATCAACGTCGGCGGGCTTCTGCTGGGGATCTGAAGTCGGTCTTTGAGCTTCTGGGTCAACGCGTATGTGACGAAGAGCGTCAAGCATTTCACGCTTTCCCTTTTCGAAAAGCTCCTGGTGATGCTCTCTTTCTCCCCTGACGTATTTAAAAAGATTTACTGCTCTTGAGAGCTCTTTATCCATTGCTCTGCTTTGCTCGAATCCAATTAATGACAGGCTTTGCCTTCTTCGCCAGCGTCACAGGCCAAAGAAGGTCTGATTTGAAATTTGCAGCAAGGAAAAATGCGTAGTTCTTAATGTGCGACTTCTGCTCTCTAGCCCTTATCATCTGATATTCATCATGCAAAGAAACGATCGAATTAACACGATTTGCAGCAAGGAAAAGTGCTACAAAAAAATAGGAAAATAGAACAGAAAGAACTATTGTCATTTATCCCAAGCCTCCTGATCTAATTATCTTCCTAAGATCCTCAGCGGTTATTTTCTTGCCACCAACTGTGCCAACAAACTCCTCTTTGATGGGCTTTGGGGCTGCCGGCTTGTTTGACTGAGATTCTATAATGTGATCTTCTCTCTGAGAAGGAGATGCAACAATTGATGCGCTGACTCCCAGCTTCTTTTGGACAGGCCTTGTGACAGACTCAGCTGTGACCCTTACAGACTCTTCGAAGCTCGCGTCAAAAGTTAGGGGAGTGAAATATCTGTCTTCTACCATCACTTCAAGGCTTGCTTTGTAATTACCTTCCTTAATAATGTTCTTCATGGTAGGAATGACAAAGGCAACCTCTCCTGCAGAAGCCTGTTGCCCCTTGAACGAGTAAGATAGAGATCTATCTTCGAATACTAGGCGATACCTTGGGGTACCGGGCTTTGATCCCTCGATTGAGACGTTAAAGCGAAGCTCGTTATCCTGATCAAGGTAAAGGGAAATATCACTCATCTGACTCTCTTATGATTCTATGTTCACCAATAACTATTCTATATGGGTTGCTCTTCCTAGAAATTTGATCAGTGAGAGAAACTCCAATCTTTATCTTCTTGTCGTAGATGAGACGTGTGATCTTGTTGAAGAGAGGATTCGAAAGGGGCCTGCTATTGACCTCTTGCAATATTGCAGCAAGCTTGTATATTTCTATGCCGTCATCAAAATCATAGGGAGCACCGTCGCCCTTAAGGGCTTCCCTTATCGCCTCTATTATCTGGAAATATTCAACAGCGCCCATTACAGCAAGACCGGGCTCGAGAAGCTTTTCTTGTCCCATTCCCATTGTAACGATAAGCGGATTTCCTAGCGAAATCTGCATGCTATGTTACTCTATTCCTGTGAAAAACTGACAAATAGCTGGGATCGTTATTTTTGTCCCTTAGATCAAATCGCGCAACCTCTGTAGAATTGTCATGCTTGTAGAATATCATCTGAAAATTATCGTGATCAATTACCCATCGACCCCCGATCATGTCTTTGACAAACTCAAGGTCCGCTGAAAGGAATGCTGCTGAGTCTGTGTAGTTTATTTCTTCAGAAGCGTAGACTGTTGAACCCCCATTGCCAGTATCCCACAGTATTGTGCCGCTGAAGCTTTCGGGTATTGTAATCTCAGCACCGTAAATTCCCGTAGTTGAGCCTACCTCATAGACACCCGATGTAGTCCTCGGAGAGATAACAGACCCAGCAGACCCAAAGAGCGTGTATCCTACAGTAAGGAGACCCGCTTTTGTCTTGCCAAAATTAGCTGTCTTGATTGTCGTCGGCATCGTAAGATCCTTCCGCAAGCCCTGGTGTGGTTGCGTAATTTCTTATGTCTTTAAGCTTGTGTGGTCGAGATCCAGATTTTCTTCTCTTTTCTAGCTCTCCTGCCATCTGGAGCTCCTGGATCTCTTTTGCTTTTTTTATTTCAGAATCAAAAGATGAGCTTGTCTGTGAAAACTTTCCAAGGCTAAAATCCAAAGCCTCGATAAATCCAGTCAGCCTTTTGATTTCATCGTTTGTTTGCTGGATAACTGCAGATATTCTCTGATCAAGCTCGAGAATGTCTTTCTCGTATGATTCAGAGATTATTCCAGCAGCTTTATTCTTCTTGATAATCTCTTGCAAAGACAATCGAATTCCGCTTGAAAATTCAGATATGTATGAAACTCTCAGAGCGAGAGAGTCTCTTCTCTGCTTTGCAGCGATCAGGGGTTGTGAAATCTCAGCAGAAATCGATGTCAGCGCACTTTCTAATGCTTTTTTTACAATATCTTCTGTCATAGTCAATTGTAACTTAACTATCTAGAAAATAAAAGGGGCGGAGCCCCGAAGAGCTCCGCCCAAAGAATCACGGGATTAGACCGTGATAGCCCAAACTAGGCCTTCTGGACCACGACCACATCACCCTCTTGGAGGGCAAACTTGAATGCAAGGGTCTTGGCGACTTCGTCGAGTGTGAAGTCGGAATCGTCCATCATGAGCTGTCCGTTGACGAAGATCATCGCATTGGCTGCGCTGAGCTCATCCAGGAAGTTCGATGTCAACGAGGCCTGCATTGCAGCGTCAGCAGCAAATCCGCCGGCACCAACAGTGTGGGTTGCCTTCTTGGACGAAGACAGGGCTGTTGACCTGAGCTCGTTGAGGGCGCCCATGATTGTGGTGGCAGTGAATCCGACGAGTGAGGCGGTGCCGAGGGAGATTGACTTGCCTGCGTCGTACTCGAAGACGATGGAATCGCCTGCGAGTCCGGCGTGGAGGACAAGACCTTCGCCGCTGGAATCAACGTAGTTGTCGGAGCCATCGAGCTTGACCTGCGCGAACTGGGGCGAAGCACCAGTGTGGATGTCCTGGGGAAGGCTGAGAACTACGTTACCGAAGGCGCCTGCAGCAAGCTGGACCTGATTGACAGTTCCAGTGACGAAGTCCATGATTCCAGCAGAGACCAGGAGGCCCGAGGCTGCATTGGTCTTCACCAGACGGTTTGCAGTGAGGTCACCCAGCACAAGGCTGTCGAACTCTACGTCTGCATCGGTGTGGATGGACTGGGGCAGGCTGAGGGTGATGGTTCCATCTGCATCATCTGCAACGCTGACCTGGTTGGCAGTTCCAGCAACCCAGTTTGCAAGGTTGGCAACAGAAACTGTGTTCTTGTCTGCGTCAGAAGCCATCAAGCGGGTAGCTGTGAGGCTTGAGAACTTCGCCTTGACGAACTCAGGTGAGGCGCCAGCGTGAATGTCCTGGGGTCCAGACAGAGTTACTGTGCCATTTGCATTTCCAGTTACAGAAACGCGGTTGAGTGTGCCAGTGACGTAGTCAGCAGCAGCTGCGTTGATCAGCTTGCCAGAGGGATCGTGCTGGACGAGACGGATGTTGCCCTGGAGGTTGCCGAAGCTTCCCGAGGGGGCGAACATCTGGTGTGAGAACTCCCAGCGAGCGTTGGCCTGGCTCCAGGTGAGCCTCTTGTCGCCTGCATCAGACGAAAGAGCGATACCTGCGCCGTTAAGGGACGCACCTGATGCACCAGAGGCGATGACGATGAGCGTGTCTTCGACAGCAAGCTCAGTGGTGTTCAGGATGGTCTTCGTTCCCTGGACGATGAAGTTACCCATGACTGTGAGGTCATCAGCAACGACAACGTCTGCACTGAAGGTTGATCCGTTGACTGTGAGAACGCTTGAGCCGTAGGTCATGTTCGCATCGTCGACGAGAGCGCCATCAGCGCCAGCGTAGACAACGCGAGTTGCAGTCAGGTCAGAGACCTTGGCAGAGGGGACAATCAGGTCAGATCCGTTGAAGGCGAGCGAAGCAGTGCCGACGAGGGCGCCAGAGGCACCAGCGTAGACAATGTGCGTAGCTGTAAGATCGGAAACCTTGGCAGAAGCCATGGTAAGATCTGTGCCATCGAAGACGAGGTTTGCGCTGTCAACGAGCTCACCAGCGGCGCCAGCGTAGACAACACGACCTGACGTGAGGTCCTTGACGTTGAGGGAGGCCGCTGTGGCCTGGCCGTCAACTTTGAATGTGCCTGCAACTGTGCCTGAACCGACGATTGCGATGTCCTTCTTGATTGAAAGCTCGGTTGCACCAGAGGCGTCAATGTGAGCAGCAAGGTCAACGATCTGGACCTTGGCATACTCGCCTGCGATCTCTTCCTTGTAGTCAGCAGCACCGATGATGTCCTTGACCTGACCACGAAGGGCTTCGAGGTCAATAGCGAGAGAGCCAAGTCCGTCCTCGGACTTGATCTGCTCTGCACGCATCTTTGTCATCGAGCCAGTGGGCTGGAGGGATAGAGCCTGATAATTTTTGTTAGCCATTTTAGTTTTCTCCAGTTAATGAAAAGCTCACGCTATGACGTCACGCATGAGTCCAAACTCTAACTAATCTATAGAAACTAAATGAACTGTAACTCGGAAAATCTTCCCGACAAGCTAATTATGCTTTCAAAAAAATATTATTCAATTCTTTTTAGAGTAGATCATCTTTTTTAGAGACTTAAGATGGGCATCAAAAGTACTGAATTCTCCTGATAGAAACTCCAATAGCAAATCATCGCACCTGGAGTCCGGATCATCAAACACAAATTGAAACTTTCCTGTTGCTCCCTTGGATGCACTTATCATCTTAATACCGCGCATCTTGAGATATGCTGCAACTGGCAACTCAGAAGTCGTGTATGTCACATTGTTTTCCATTATACCCTAAATATCAATCAGGCTGTTATTTAAGACACATAGGAGTATGTTGCCAAAAAAATATCTTCAGAATTGACGAAGGGTGCCAGGAACTGGACGCTAGATCCTGAAAGGATGTAATCAGTATTTTGAGTTAAAAGTTGGCCATTCATGAAGAGCATCAGAGACTGTGCAGGATTCGGGACCTGATTCAAGCTGACTCCAAGGGATCCCGATACTGAAACAATCGAGGCAGACTCATTAAGGACAAACTGCTTGACTGTTACTGACTTCTGGTACATACAGATCAAGATGTCGTTGGGATCCGGAGAGAACCCAGTGAAACTAATTGTCCGACCAGAAACAGAAAAATCTCGATTGCGTCCCTGTGTAAGAAGCTGTCCGTTCAGCCACATCATGACGCCAGCGGTATTCGTAGGATCCGAGCTTAGTGTAAATTCTCGATTAGATCCATCAATCAGCCCAATAGGTGTCTCATTCAAGACTAGCTCAGTAAGCACTCCTGGTGAAGCAGCTATCGTTATCTGGCCAGTAGATCCCGTTGAAATTGAAATTCCAGGCCCAGCAGCAAGGTAAGAAGAACCATCAACAAGTCTTGTAAGAGAACCTGTTATTCCTTCGTGGAATATCGAAGGAGACATAACTTCAAGAGGAGATCCTCCAGTTAGAACACCCTCTATCAGTACGTTTCCATCAAAGACTACGTTACCGCCGACAACAAGATTAGAGCTGCTGGCAAGAGAATCCAAAGTAAGAACGTCGCTAGATAGAGATATCTCGATTGATCCGTTTGATCCAGTTGAGATATCTAGTCCACTCATTCCGAGGATATAAGGGCTCCCGTCTTCAAGAGACTGAAGAGACCCAGTGAGTCCACTTGAAAACAAGACGGGGCCGGTAAAAACCGACCCAGTTAGAGCTGCTACAACATTAAAATCATTTTGAACTACAAGGAGATTTCCAATTTGTTCTCTTAGTATTCCACCCTGTGTAGAAAGTTGAAGCTCATTTTCAAAAACACCTCCTGACCCCGAATATACAATAACTGGAGAAAGGAGGTGTTCATCTACTACTCTATTTGCTGGCATACTTGCAGGCTCTTCTTTTTACTATAAACAGCCTGCTTAAGTATTAAATGCCTCGAGAATTCTTGTAATTGGTAACAATCTGATCAATGTCACCAAGAATCTCATTCCAGAGCTCACGGAAGTGAGGAACTCCACCATCTGTTCCATTCATGTCATCACGAGTAGCCTGATAGATTGTATCATTTGGATGATAGGTAAGATGCTTCTCGCTGTCCTCGTCGGGCCAATAGAGATTTGTTCCGGTTCCGTTACGGAACGTCTTGATGTAATGCCAGGCAGGCTCCTTAAGATTGATCGCCACGTGAGCCTCAGGAAAAACCTTGAGAATCTCACGAGCCATGAGGGCTGCAATGATGTTGTCCTCTTCGGGCTGGATCTGCTTGTCCTGACGCTGCTTGATGAATCCAAAAGCATCGCGGATGTTCATGCGCATGTAATAGAAAGTTTCTAGGCACTTAGGCAGGACGTGTCGAGCATCCATAAGACTGATCTGCTTGGAATCAACCATGTCAACATAGAGCTGCTTCGCTTCCTTGACGTGACGTTTCCACCGATCGTAGAACTCAGGGCTGTTCTGGATAGATCCCGGTACAAGACTGCGCTCGTGAGAAAGCCAGCGATCACCTGTGCACTGTGCAGCAAAAGAGCCTGCACGATGACGGATGAGGTGAGTTACTGTCTGCGTATCGATACCTCCAACAAGGAAGGTAAGACCAATAAGCTCCATCGCTGCAGGAAGCGCACGACCTGCAAAGACGTCTTCAAGGGTCTTGCTAAGATCAGCATCTGTTGCTTCTGCATATGGAACATGCTTGTCTGCCCAGGTAGACTTAACGAAGCAATAAACAGCCTGTCGAATGGTCTTTGGATCTGGACTATCTACAAGCTCGATCTTTAGTGCATCGAGGCTATTAACGAACTCAGTTGTTGGCTTCTCGTCAAAACGAATTGCCATGGGAAGGGTGATTGGCTTAAGATCAAGGCTTTGTGGCAAGTTTTCTCCTATGAAAGATTATCGATGATTTGTAGCAGGTTTTCAACCAAGATTACACCTTTTTGCTGATGTAGAGCAGTGTTGTATGGCTGAATGGGACTAAATGTCTTGAGACCATGCGAGGCAAATTCAGCAGCATGCTTAGGGGAGTCATCAACACAAAATGCCACATGTCCAGAGAATTTAGACTGAATGATCCATCTAAACTTCTCGCCGCTGAATGCTAGATCGTCAAAATAGATGCTGGATTCCTGTAACCATCTTGCAGTATCAAAAAGACAAAGTGGATTATCTGCAGGTCGAGCAGTAAGAATCTGAACCCAGTAGCCCATGTCTCGAAGAGCATGTGTGAATCTTACTGCATGATGATCGACTCCCAGACTTCTAAGCTTGCGCTCAGAGATGAAATCCTTGAATAGCTGTTCAGTGTTGTGCCCAAGCTCTTGTGCAGCTGATGCTGCATAATACTCAGGACAATCATAGGAGATCGTTACACCTTTTGTCTCAGACAGCCAATCAAAAAATCCCTTTCGAAACTCGGCAATCACATCATCCATGTCAAGGATAACAACAGGTCGACCATCCCACTGACGCTGAGCTAGCGTGTGCCTAAAGTGAAGATACGCATCTTTGTCATCAAATGCCTCCTTAAACTCTTCCTGATCGATCTTCCAGACATTCATGATTGCCATCAAGTATCTGAGGACATCAACGCTCTCATAGAGGATCTTTGTCCTGTCTGGCATCTTTCTATCTGAATGATGCTCCTTAAAGTTAATTGAAGATATCAGATCTGAGACCTCTGAATGAAGTTCAAGAGCAAATGATTTGGTCATCTGCTCTCGATCTGTATCTGTGAACTTTGTGCTATCGAAGAAGAGATCAGAAAAAGACTTCTGTCTCTCTAGCATGTCCTTTAGCTTCACTAATCCCTCTTAGTACTTGGATCTAATCCTATCATGAATGATTCGATCTTTACTAACGTAAGCATCAAAAAGCTCATCGGGTGTCACACCCATAATGATTAGAAGAGAAATAAAATAATTAAAAGAATCAACCATCTCTTCTTTGAATGCTGATCTGTCAAATTCCTTGATCTCCGTCTGTCTGTGTGACTTTGCATTCTTTAGCTCTTGAACCGCCTCAAAGACCTCTTCAACTCCCCTGAGGGCGAGATCTCTAAGGTGTTGCTGCGTTTGCTTGTCTGTAAGATCGATTGGCATCTCAGGATAGACGTCTGGAACATGAGCTTGCAAAGCCCTCATAAAGGACTGTCTAAGCTCAAACATCTGGTCGAGCTTATCCTTCAATTTATTCCTCTAGCTCAACGGGTGGAGACATTGCTGCAATTGCAGCGATCATCTTGTTGATGTTCTGATCGAAGCTAGCGAGGTACTCAGGGTCTGGAGAAAGAGTTCCGCCACCATCGACAACGACTCGCAGTGTCCTTAGATTGTCAACAATATCAGTTCCTGAAAGGATTGCAATCTGTAGAAGTCTTGCAATCTGTCCAATTGTGTCGTCCGAAAGCTTGTATGAATTTGCCATTTTTATTTTCCTTATTTTTGAATTTCTGGTACCCAGAACGTTGTCCGCCCGTCTTCAGTCGTCTCTCTCTTGATCTCTCTTCCGTCTGGGTCCTTGATTTGATTGTAGACTGCGAAACGTCTACTGTAATCTCCCTTTTTCCCATCAAATCCAGAAAACGTGTAGATAGTAGCCCCTCCAGTCTCATATGACTTACGGATCACTGTCTTTATAACCCTGTTAAGAGTTTCTAGTTCTTTTCTAGATAGATCTAATGCATTTCTATAGGGATTAATCTTACTGAAGTAAAGGCACTCTGATTTAAGATAGTTTCCTACTCCAGAGATAATAGACTGATCCATAAGAGTTGCAGCGATAGTCTTTTTACTTTTTCTAATTCTCTTCTCAAAGACTTCATCTTCTACATCTTCAGATAGCATATCAGGACCAAGAGAAGACAGTTTAGAAGAAAGAAGACTTTTTTGCGTGACCAGTTTTATGGTCCCAAAATTTCTCGTATCGTTGAAATAGATCTCTCCTCCGCCGTCAAGACAAAATCGAACTCTACTGTGCTTTGTCTGGTTCTCAGACCAACCACCTGTCATTCCAAGAGTATTGAAGATGTGTAAATCGTCTTCCAAAGAAACAAAGATAAACTTTCCCTTACAGCCAATCTCAGTCACTTTAACAGGGAGCTTTAGATTCTCCCATCCATCAGGATTCTTCTTTGTGTATCTCCCACTCAGAAGTTGAGCATTGACAATTGTTCGACCCAGCATCTTGCTGCTAAGGCCATCAGTTACGACTTTCGTCTCTGGTCCCTCTGGCAATTTAAATTCTCCCTTTGTTTTTGTGAAATTTTTTTAATGATTCTGATATTTTCAGCTTTTGTTCATCGGTCATTTTGTTTCCCTGATTTGAAGAATGAGATGGTCCTCCTCTTCGAATCATCCCCAAAATAACGTGATGGCCGGTGTCAAAAAGCAATCCTATTTTAGATGCTGACATTCCAGATTCGTACAATTCTTTAATTCGCAAATAGTCTTCATATAAAATCTTTTTGGGCTCCCTTCTCTTGCTATAGAACTCGGATCCTGCTAGTTCAAGACCCTTATTCCACGGTATTCTGCCTTTTGCAGCATTAGTGACATTTTCTCTCCACTTAGGAGGAAGTCCTGTGTCACCGTAGACATCTTTCATTCTCTCTCTTATCTTTTCTTTTGTCTCATCTGTGTGCTTGTCGCCTGCACCCATTCCTCCGGTATCATTGCTTGCATTGTAGAAATCTGATGAATTTTTGCAATCAAATTTTAGAAGCCATTCTTTTTCAAGATCAATTGCTTCTCTCAGCGATGCTGCATCAGGAAGCTCTTGTAAGATCTCGCGTTTAAAGCTTTCTTTTCCATACTTCTTGATTGCTTGCTTGAGAAAGACACCAGATCCAAGATACCCAGAATCCCACCTTTCATCTTTGGAACATCTACCAACGTACTTTTTTCCATTGATAAGATTTGTTGTCATGTATATTCTGTGCATTTATCCTCCTGACAATAGATATCTATGCCCGAGGGTTTTGCTATACTTTGTTAATCCATCGCCAGTAATTCTTTAACGCACCATCTTTGGGCTCGGGAATTCCTGACCAATTATGCTTACAGAAGATCTCATACGCAGCAGATGCGTACTCACCAATCCCGTGAAGAGACTTTGGATCCGATTTGTCCCACGAAAGATAGTCAGTGGACATTTTGATCAAAGTCTTTGCTCGTCTTTCTCCAAGCCCTAAGTCTTTGACAAGCTCATGAACCTGATCAAAGTCTGCAGTTGATGCAGACCCTGGATCTGGCCAACACTCAAAGAATTTCCACATTGTTGGCTCTGCATCAACCCTTCGGGTCAGATTGCAGAAGATACAAACAACAAAGACACGCCAGGGATCTTCCTGGACGTGTTCTTGTATGAGATTGTATGGCGATCGTGGTGCGTACATGCACTTATTTTACGTAAAAGTGCAAAATTTACACCCGATAGGGCCTATACAGTTTTAGATTTTTTCTTCAATAGGCTTCCTGCCCATTTAGGTGCTCTCTCAACGTACGCCTTAAGAGCATACCTGTGTGCTTCTTTTCTTTCCTGACCGCGCCGGTTCATGGCATGATCTATGATAGAGCTATAGATTGACCTGAACCGACGCTTCTCCTTCTCTATTTCTTCTGTTTCTCGCCTAGATTCATCAAGCTTCTTTTCAAAGAATCTAATTACTTTCTTTGATGTCTTGTCTGGATCTGGTGCATATTTTGATGGCATGTCTCTAATTATTCAATGCGCTCCACAATGAACTCGACCGTCTCTGTGCGTGTGACATGCTCCCCTGCCAGCCGGAGGTGGAGGTGGAGGAACAGGTCTAACTGCATATGTGACCCAATATCCTGGTACCCAAATTCCGCTTCGTGTCCAATATCCGGAAACCCACCTTCTAGCAGGTGCGCTATAGGGAGAAACATAGACAGGTCTCGCATAATGGGTGTGGTGATCTACTGGGTGAGCTGACGCTGCGTGAATGACGCAACCAAATAGCAGAGAAAAGAAAATCATATTAACCTCCTTTCTCTTAGGTGCCTCTTGAGATCAATTTATTCTAAATTGAATGTTTTAATATCCAAACGCTGAGATCGTTTCTTTGAATGGAGATCCTGGAATTTCTCTAACTTGTCGCAGCATCTCTTCTGCGATCCAGCAGATTTCACGTTGAGCATCTGGCTTCATGCGAAGGCCAAGAAAGTGATTGAAAGATCGCCAGTTGAACATGACGTCCATTGTGATTTGATTTCCATACGGGAGATAGAATCGAGCTGATTCTTTTGCCCGCTTCCGACTCATGCCTCCTGCGACTAACCTCTCAAGTGTATCGTGGTAGCGCATAATTGCATCTTCCATGAAAGCAATGTACTTTGCTCTCTCCTCAAGGGGCCAATCGCTTGGAACGTAGTACTTGTCATCCTTCAGCTCCTTATAGCGAGCTGACTCACCATTTATCGAAACACCAATTCGATGCTTGAGAAGATGGATATGGCTGGCACAATCAACTGTAACAAGGAAATGAAGACTTGACTTCTCAAAGGGAGTCTCGTGTCCATTCTCAGCCAGCATTTTAAGAAGAGATGAAATTCTCGACCTCTTGTCATCATTTAGATCTCTGCTTGTACTCGTCCAAGCAGACAATGCATGAATCTCATCAGATCCGTAATAGCCAACTAGTTCAACTTTGTTTTCTTGAAATGACATTTCTTAAACTCTCTCTGATTTTTCTATCCCAAATTATTTCAAAGAACCACTGGAGAGCTGTAAGAAACAATCCTGATACAAGTACCATGATTGTCGATTTTACAGCATCTCCGGTGAAAAGGTAAGTAATCCAGGTTCCAAATAGCATTGAAAATATTCGCCAAACAATTGTTTTAATGAAAAGCTCAATGCTATCTGTCTTCATCATGAAGCCTCAAGAAGAAGTCTTGTTACAATATAGGGATCAATATTTGCACATGGTCTCCTATCTTCGAAGTATCCACATTTCTCTTTTGCAACTTGCAAAGGAATTCTAATAGAAGCACCTCTGTCTGAGACTCCACATCTAAATTCCCTATATGAGCAAGTCTCATGCTGCCCTGTTAGTCGTTGTTCAATTCCGTGACCATAATAGGGAATGTAATCATCATGCAATCGACGCAGGACGCTAACAATTCTGTCTATCTCTTTCATTCCTGTTTCTGGATTTCTCGTTGCAGCAGTTGACCAATTTGTATGAGCACCTGCCCCATTTAGCTCCTTGACCGGCTTCGGATCGAGCTTGGCATTGATACCGTGCTTTTCTCCAACCCGATAGAGAAGCCATCTAGCAATCCAGAGATGGTCTGAAACTGTGAGAGGATCAGCAGTTCCAATCTGGAATTCCCACTGCCCAGGCATCACCTCAGCATTCACACCGCAAATCACGATTCCTGCGTCCAAACAAGCTCTCATGTGGTCTTCAACAAGATCTCGACCACATACTTCATCTGATCCAACGCCGCAGTAGTAGGGGCCTTGCTGTGGTGGATATCCGCCCGCAGGCCACCCGAGAGGTGTTCCTCCCCTAAACAGCGTGTATTCCTGTTCAATCCCACAAAGCGGTGCCTTGTGAGAATTCTTCTCCATCAGCTTGACAAGATGATGCCGCATATTGGAGCGATGAGGTGTTCCATCTGCGTTGTAGACCTCGCAAAGGACAAGAATAGCGAGCTTGTCACTGCTTCTTGTCGGATCCTTGCAGAAAGTGACAGGAACGAGGATGCAATCACTTTTATCACCGGGAGCTTGATTTGTTGAAGATCCGTCGAATGTCCATTGCGGGATGTCACTGACATCAAGTCTTTCTCCAGAAAATCCAAAAATCTTTGTCTTGCTTCTAACTCTAGAAGTTGGAAGAGTTCCATCTACCCAAATGTATTCTGCTATAATATTAACCACGTCTCACCTATTCAAACTTGTATTTGATGTCCACGTTGATCTTCAGGTCTGGAACTCTCTTGTGATTTGCAAGACCATGAAGAATTGCTTCATCTGCATCAAGATACCAATCTGCGTGGCTTTTTTCATGGATTATGTCTAGAAAGTAATTTGGCTCCTTGCCACAATTTGAAGACATCATCTTATAGACTTTCTGATTTAGTCTTTCTGCCTCTTTTGAGTCTGCCTTAATATCCTCGATCTTTCCAATGGCGCCACTCGAGACGTCATGAATCATGATTGTTGCATCAGGATCGATGAATCTGTAGCCCTGATTTCCAAAGCTAAACAAGATTGCACCACAGCTCATTGCCTTTCCCTCGACAATTGTAGCAACAGGAACCTTTGACGACTTAATGTTTCCAATCATCGACATTAGGGAGTAAACTTGACCTCCGTAGCTATCGATGACAATTGGTATGATAGGCTGTCCCGTTGATTGAGCCAATGACATCTGTTGTCCAAACTCTTTTGCAGAGTCTTCATCAAACTTATTGACCCTAATGATTACAGGAGCAGCGCGAAGCTCAATCTCCTTGATCAAGGGAGATACGCAAGTTATTACATTCATTTGATTCTCTCGTGTTAGATGAAAACTATCCGCACTTTGCGTATGAACAACTCATACAGCTAAGGCATCCTTCCTGATAGACAAGATCTGAATTTCCACACTGTGGGCAGGATTTATCTGATGACTTAGTACCGTCCTTGATGTACCCCTTGAGAACGCGAGATATTACCTTTGCAAAGGAAAACATGTCGCTGTTCTTGTCTTTTTGAAGCTGCTCAACAACGTAGTGAAGAGGAACATCATGTCGCAAAGCAAGAGAGACGGTTCTAGAAAAAGCACCCTGCGTGGGATTGTTGAAGAGATTGACAACATCCTTGAAGATTAGGTTGTCATCATCTCCAACAGGAACAACAAGATTGTACGTTGTAACCCCGTCTCTCTTTCCGTTCTTAATCAGAGATCCTGTCTTGTATTTCCGAGGAATCTCAATATTCTCAGGGATACCGCAGAAGACCTCATAGGGCTTTCCGTCATTCAATCCTACGAGAACAAGCCAGGACTCGGAGATGTCACCATTTCTAATTGTTGCACGGTGAATGTCACAACCAAGGCTCTTTGGGCGCTTCGGCGTAAGACGGCCGTCATCTACCTTCTTTTCTGGTTTGGGCTCATCAGCCTGGACGAGAACACCTGTCCTGCAACCATCGCGATAGACTGTGAATCCCTTGCAACCTGACTTCCAGGCTCTAAGGTAAACGTCATTGACTGTTTCACGGGTTGCTGAATTGGGCAGATTGCAGGTCTTGGAGATCGAATGATCGATCCAGCGCTGTGCTGCAGCCTGGATCTCGACAGACTTCACCCAATCGATGTCGTTGGCTGTGCCGCCCCAGTACGGGCTCGCCTGTGGATCAGTCTTTCCGGTGACATCCATCCACTTCTTGAACCAGTGGTGATACACTGTGTACTCCTGCCACTTGTCACCCATGGGATCGACGAAGTCAACGCGGGAGGTGAGGTCTCCCTGTGTGATCTTGCGACGACGCTTGTAGGAGAGGAGGAAGGCAGGCTCGATGCCGGATGTCGTACGAGTGAGACAGGAGACTGACCCAACGGGCGCTGTCGTGGTGAGAGCGATGTTGCGACGGCCTGTGGTTTCCCACATTCTCATGGCATCATCCCCGCATGCCGACATCACCTTGTTGAGGTAGCTGTGATCCTTCTCCTTTCCGTAGTTCCAGACTGGGAAAGCACCTCGCTCCTGAGCCATAATGAGGGAGGAACGGTGGGCTCCAACCGCGAGGGCCTTGTAGATCTCCTCGGTGACCGCGATCGAACGATCATCGCCGTAACGAACATTCAGAGCTGCAAGTGCGTCTCCGAGTCCTGTCACGCCGAGACCTGTGCGACGACCGTTAAGACCAGCAGCACGGATCTTGTTCCATAGGTCTGTCTCAATCCGCTTCACGTGTCCAGGCTGGGGATCATTCTCAATCTTTTGCAAGATCCGATCCACACACTCCACCTCGAGGTCGACAAGGTCATCCATAAGACGCTGGGCCTTCATGACGACGCTATCGAAACGATCGAAGTCAAACTTTGCCTTGTCGGTGAATGGATTAACCACGAATGACGTGAGATTGACAACCATGAGGCGGCAGCTGTCATATGGGCTGAGGGGGATCTCACCGCAATTCTTCACACAGACGCCAGAAGATTCTATAAACTTGTCATCTGAATTTGAAGTAATCACAAAATAGTTGTGGTTGTCATCAACGGTGATGTTGTAGACATCTTCGAAGCCAACGAATTCCACAGAGGCGACCTTGTGGTTTCCAATGACACAGCTCTTGAAGTTGCTGAAGTTTTCAAATCTAAACTCATTAGAGATGTGGATCGGTGCGCCGATGGACTTGGCGTGCGATGTCCATGACTGCTTGGTGATCTTTCCATCGCGCGCATAGATCTTCTGGCCCTCAGAAATTAGCTCTTCGTTCGTGAAGCCGCTGAACCTTCCGTTGGTTTCTCCTGGATGAGATGCGAAGCTATGTTTCCACTCATCATCCATCTGATGATAGGGATTGTTCTCCCCTCTCATTTTGGAGGCATGAAGCTCTCGATGGTCTTCGTGAAGAAGAACGGACAGGTTTTCGATTCGATCGTTGTGGCTGTCAAAATCCAAGTGGTGGATTGCGTGAGTTTTCGCATCAACTGGTCCACTAAAGAACTCGTGAATGAGACGATACTGCCGTCTGTTCCTGAATCCGCCTCCCTTGAGCTTCTCTCCCGTATTGCAGATCTGTCTGTATCCGTTTGAATCGAAGGAGTTGAATGGGACGATGCTATCACCCGGCTTCAGCTCGGAGAGTGGAACATACACGAGATCCTTACGAAGAATCTTGTGATCTGGGGTGGCGCGAAGAGACGATCCATCATCCAGCATTAGCTTCCAAACTTCTCTCTTTTCCCCGGTGAGGCGAGGACTTCTGCCCATCTTTATGACAGTCTGTCCCGTCTTGAGATCAGTAGAATAGACCGGAACGTCACGTCCCTCTTGAGCGAGGAGCGCAATGCTCACAGCATTTCGACCGTCGGCGACAGCAATGAGAGAGTCTCCCGTGATGCAGGGATTCGTCGAGATTGTCTTGTAACCAGCGTCACGGTAGCAATCGACGATACCTTCATTTACCACAGTGTCCCAGAAGAGAGCACCCGGCTCTGCAGATGACCAGGCAGCATCAACAAACTTATCCCAAACCTGCTTAGCGTTGATGACCTTCGTGATCTGAGCGTCCTCGACCTGAGATTCAACGGGCCAACGAAGGGTGAAGTCGGATCCAATCTCAACAGCCTGCATGAACTCGTCAGTGAAGCGGATCGAGATGTTGGCTCCTGTCACCTTCTTGAGGTCACGCTTGATATCGATAAAAGTCTCAATCTCCGGATGACGACAGTCAATTGTGAGCATGAGTGCGCCACGGCGTCCACCCTGCGCCACCTCGCGCGTGGAGTTAGAGAAGCGCTCCATGAATACACCAATGCCATCTGTGGTCCGAGCAGCATTGGACGTAGGCTGCCCCTTCGGGCGTATGGTCGAGATGTCAAACCCGACTCCGCCGCGGCGCTTCATGATCTGGACCTGCTCCTGATCAGTGAACAGGATGCCAGCATAGCTGTCATGTGGCTGCTCAACAACAAAACAGTTCGACAGGCTCTGGAGCTGGTGAGGGTTCCCGATACCAGACATCGGGGAGCCCTGGGGCACCACATCCCTGAAATCTCTAAGGAGACTGTAGATCTCATCCTCGCTCATTGCGTTTGGATACTTTGCCTCGACGCGGGCGAACTCCTTTGCAATACGACGATGCATCTGATCTGGGTTTGTTTCCAGTAGATCTTCTCCGTTTCGCAAAGCATACTTCATAAAAACATCGGGTGCGAGAGCATCGCCCTCAAAATACTCAGAGGACTCGCGAAGAGCCCTCTCCTTGACAGATTCAGACATTTCAAGCTCCATAAGAATTCTTACTCTTAGACTACTTTCCGTTAATCTCTTTCCACTTCTCTTTTAGAAGCGTTTTCATGGACGTTCCGTCAGCTTTTACAACATCGTTGAGCGACATCTCATCGGCGTTGAGCAACGTGAATTTCGACATGGAAGTATCTATCTGCATAGGAAAGAGCATACCATCTCGACCTGCACGATTCTTTGCAACGAAGATTCGACCAGCGCCGGTTGCTTTTTCATTTGGCTTTCTTGAAATTGACAAGACAACGTCAGCGACCATTGCTTTACCATAAGCCTCAGACATGTTTTCGAGTCCAACAATGTCTGAGTTTGACGCATCTCGGTTTGCCTGCGATGCTGTCCAGATCGGGAAATTCATCTCCATGGCCATGTTTCGAAGCTCCTCATAGACAAGCTTGAGCTCGTGTCGAAGAGAATCAAACTTGCGAGATGACTTCATAATATCTGCATAGTCAATAATGATGATGCTCGGCACAAACGACTTGAGAAGAAGCTTCTCAATGTGATTCCGCAAGGTCTGAACTGAAGCCGTTCCTGTTGGATATTCCTTGATGATAAGCCGCCCAAGCTGCGTGCCCTTGTAGAATTCGATCACTTCATCTTTGCGATCGATGACCTCGCTGCTTGGAATGTTGCACAGATTGGAGTCGTATCTCAGGCCAACTGCAGACTCAGTAAGCTCGAACGTGTAATGCACCACGTTCTTTCCGACTCGCAAGGCCTCAGCGCCCATCTGAACAAGAAAGTGTGACTTTCCAACGCCAGTCGGAGCGATAACAACCCCGAGCTCTCCGCGACCGAGTCCGCCATTCAAGATGTCAGGAGCATCAATCTGCGGCAGTCCAGTCGGGCAGACCTGTCGGCGTGTTCTAACAAATCGTGCCTCCATGTCCTCGAAGAAATCATGACCAACAGAGGCTGGCGTTCCTGCAGCAAGCGCATCTTTCATGAGACCGACAACTGAATCAAGGTTATCGGTTGCGATCATTTCTACGGCTTTCTCGAGTGCCTCCTTCATCGCCTGCTTCTTGCAGAAGTCAAGAGTCTTATCCTTGACATAGTCAAGATCGCCAACATTTGGATTTGTTCGCATCCGCTGAAGGTAATCAATGATCTGATCTCGAAGAATGGTGTCTTTCCCTTCTCGAAGATCTTCTTTGATAATCGTAACCAGCAGCGGCAGGGTCGGGAAGTCCTTGTACTTCTGGTGATAGGTAAAGTATGACTTGCAGAGATATTGCAGATACTTGAGATCAAAGTACTCTGGCGTCATGATCTCAATCATCTGCATTGCCCAGGCTCGATCAGTCAGGAATGCCTGAAAGATCTTTTCCTGGAACTGCTTGCCGTACTGGCTGAAAAAAGCCTCACTCATTCTGCACCAATGTGATTAACTGCGTAGAACATGTTGTCAATGTCAAAATTTCTAATTCCAATAGATTGTGCTTCCCGCATGAAGCCAATCTTATCTCGCTTAGGGGCCCATTTTTCATTCGTAAATCGTATTCTTTCGATTTGTTGCGGAGGGATTGATGATGAATCAAGGTAGACTAGCTTCCAGTTGCGACGAATTAGATCTGCAGCGTCACAGACTGATTCGAAGACTTTGACCTTGCCAGTCTTCCTAGATTCTGATATTGACAAAAAGTCATCAAGAAGAATATCGTCCTGCAGAGAAAGCTCTGGAAACCGCTTTGCAAGCGTCTTAAACCCGACACCTTGAACGCCGGGAATGTTATCGGAATCATCGCCGCAAACAGCCTTTGCAAGAGCAAAGTTGTTTGGATGAACTCCAAATTTAGAAATCACCTCGCTGGTATCGACTAGCTTTTTCCAGGTCGGAGAGTAGATGATCGAATTGTCTCGAATTAGCTGATAGTAATCTTTGTCAGCTGAGAGAATAATGTGAAGCGACTCAGGATGCATGTACCTGCAGATGTATGCAATGACGTCATCTGCCTCACAATCCTGACCATACATCTGCACAATAGGAAGATGATTTAGCAGCTTTACTATTGCAATAATCTGACTATTTCGATCAGATACTGTCTGTGGGATATCTTCTTCGTAATATCTGTTAAGCTTCTCAGGTCTCCTGTGCATTTTATAGTTGGGATAGAGAGATCGACGTCTAGCAGATCCTCCGCTTTCCCAAACAACATAGACTCTCTTTGGTCTAAATCTGGTACAAAGAGATCGAAGCTCGCCCAAAAACCCGACAACTCCGCCAAGGTGGTTACCATTCACACCCATGGCTGGATGTGCAACGAAGTGTCGGGTAAAAAGGTTGAGAGCATCGACCAACAAGATCGATGCGTCTCCTTTCATTCTTCTGACGCTCCATCAAGATCCGAGAAGTCATCTTGAGGTTCATCGCCAGTTCGCGTAAGAACAACGTCGATTAGAGAATCAAGGTACTCTTTGTATTCTGGATTCTGTAGAAGCTCTCCAAAGTCTGATTTGTGGAACTTCTTCTCAATGATGGTGTTCCCAGAAGCATCGGTGACTGTAAATGTCTTCCAGGCAGTCGTTCCTGCAACGCAGATAGTCTTTCCTCCGATGGTCCTCTCTCCAGCATCTCGAAGAACGTCAAAGACCTCCTCGTGCTCAAAGATTCCCTTTCCAAAATGAATCTGGAAATTGGCAACCCTGAATGGAGGGGCTACTTTGTTCTTCACAGTCTTTGCAGAAACGTTGATTCCAATGATATCTCCGTTCTTGTTCTGGATCTGCTGACCTGCGCCCAGCTTGATTCGAACTGAGGCATGGAATGGAATTGCCATTCCACCCGGGACAGTTGTCGGGTCTCCGTGCAGAACACCGATCTTTGTTCTCGTCTGGTTCAGACAAACCATCAAGACAGACTGGTCACCGATGACACCAGTGATCTTTCGCATGCCCTTCGAGATCGCGCGTGCCTGAAGTCCGATGCTTTCTTTATCGTAATCCCCTAGAAGCTCTGCCTTCGGAGACGATGCGGCAACGGAGTCCCAGATGATAGTGATGGGAACGTCTTTCTGCATCGCCTTCGCCTTGACGATCGTCTTCTCAGCAACATCAAAGACTTCTTCAGTACAGTGAGTATCGACGTAGACAAATCGCTTTGAGACGTCAACGCCCAGGGCTCCGAGGTTCTCAACCGATGTGGCGTTCTCGGTGTCAATATAAACGCAAATTCCTCCCATTCGCTGCGTGGATCGTGCAATCTGTGTCGCGATGTGAGACTTTCCAATAGAAGGAGGCCCAAAGATCTCGACAATGCGACCTTCGGGCAATCCGCCGTCATGCCTGTTGGATACAATGTAGTCTAGCAGGGTCGAACCCGTTGAGATCCACCGCTTTACATGTGTGGGTGATTCATCTTCTGAGAGGTTGTATGCAATTCGTGATCCGTGCTCCTTGTTAAGAGAAGAGATTAGATCAGAGGTAAAGTCGCCAGAAGCGTCTTCTCCTCTAGTTTTTTCCTTCGCAATTCTTGCCATTTTTTCTCCTTTTAAAAACAGTACGGGCCCGGAGCATGATTTATACCCCGAGCCCGAAAGACTATCAAGAATCGATTAGATCATTGAAAGCATCATCAAGGGTCTTGAAAGACTTCTTGGGTGCGCTTGCTGTAGACTTCGTAGTCTGGCTAGGAGCATCATCGTCGTCTGCAGATAGCGTAGAAGTGCGAGAATCGGATCCTCCGCGTGCTGTTCCATCGCCATCTGTCGGCATACCGCCCTCGACCCAGTCATTTACGATCTTGGAGAGCTCATCATATGACTTGAGCTCAAACATCTTGTTCACATCTGGAATATTCTCAATCCACTGCTTGGCAGTTGCAGAAGATGGAGAAAGCGGGCTTGCCTTGCCACGAGGCATAACCTCAGTTTCAGAGTACTTCTTGCCCTGTGGCTTATAGCACTTAACTTTCACGTCACGACCGCTCTCGGGATCGGTGATATCACCGTAGTCCTCATCGAGCATGATGCCGAGAAGAGACTGGTAAACCTGCTTACCAAAGCCCCAGATCTGTACTCCCTTGTCTTCCTCGCCGCGGACGATGACTGCAGCATAGCAGCGCATCTTTGGATAGAGCTTCTTAGCAAGCTCATAGGAATCCTTTGTGCCCTCGTTGCGAAGCTTGGTGATTAGCTCCTGAATCGGATCAGACTTTCCAAACTGGTTCGGTGTAAGAAGACCCGGGTTGTTTCCGATGTTGTAGTAGAACCAGAGCTCCTTGAACGGCTGACCATCATTGTTCGGGAAGGAGAGGAGTCGAACTGTGTACTCCTCGCCCTCCTTAGGCTTCCAGGAGGTGGACGACTTCTTTGTGTTTCCAGACAGATTGTCGAGACGCTTGCGGATTGCGTCAAAATTAATTGCCATGTTGTTTTTCCTTTAATGTTTAATGTGCAACTTACAATTCTTAAGTCTCAAGATTATTCTTGCGGCTTGCGTTGTAAGCTCACACCCCAATCATAGCCTGGGATGCGAGAGTTTTCATGGTTTTGGCTTAAGAGTTTTCGCTGGGTCAACCAGATACTCACTTCCAGCAACCTTTGCCATGGTATTGTAGAACTTTTTAGGATCTTTGGGACCAGCGAGGGGTCCAGTATATCCTGCGACTGATCCGGCGCCGCTAAACTCATCAGTCCTGCGACGCTTCTTTCTATTGCGCTTCTCAGCAAGGGGCATCGAATCATCAGGAGATTCAGACTCCTGCTCAAGAGTTGAAATTCTAATGTACACTAGAGCTAGATTTGCAATTAGATTAGAAAGCTTGTTGAGCTCAGCAGCGTCTTTTCCGGGAATTACTCGACCGAGCATGCTCTCAGCCGATCTCAGAGCCCCAGAGAGACCGATGGCAGCCTGATAAAACACATCAGCAGTCCCTTCTCCTTCAGGATCAAAGGTTGTGCCCAGTGTTGTTATGCTAGAGAGCACAGCATCAAGAGCAGAGTCTAGCATTCCAAGACCTATTGTCTCAAGGGGAATTGCAGAAAAAGAGTTTACTAAAAACTCAACACAAAGCGTTGCAATTCTAACCAGTCTTTCCTTGATGATAGCACGATCAGCAGGAAGTCTTAGAGATAGATCAAGTTCTCCCTTCTGCAGTTTTTCATCGTTTTGTTCGGGAGGTGCAAAGAAATCCAGACTTTCTGTCTTTCCCTTTAGCATCTCGCTAAGATCTTCTATTGCTTCATTAACATCTTTGAAGTTGTTGAAGGCGAGATATCCCTTGTAGATATCTCCTGCAAAAGGTATGAAAGAAGTCCCTGCTCCAAGAGCACCCCTTTCGAGGTCTGATGCATCTTCTCCCTTTGCAACCCTAAGCAGTCCCTTTCCAAAATCTTTAATATCTTCAAGAGAAAACTCAAAGAGCTTGTATCGCTCTCCAATTTCCTCATTTGTCATATTGAGCGTCTCATTAAGAGGCGTTGTGTGAAGATATCTCTTCATATTTCCCAGCTTTCTAGGTAAATATCTTCGATCCGATGTTTTTCTGCTTACGATTGACCCAACGTTGATCTGATCCTCGGGCATCTCCTCATCAACGTTGTGTCTACCCATCGAGATCGACGCCATTGTATCTGCTGACGTGCTCATACCGCCAGTCGATCTAAACGGTTTTGGAACAAAGGGTCTTGCAAGTCGTGTAAGCGCAGTGTCAGCACCCCCAAAACCGCCCGCGGCTGGAGGTGCTGTCCCACGACCTGATCTTTCTGTTCCGTCTGGTTTTCTGCTCACATTTCTAATTATTCTCTGGCCCGCACGAATCTTGCATTCCTGTGATCTTTAGTGCTGTCTGAAGAAGCGCCATAAGCGGGATCTCGTGGCCGACATAAAACTTTCCTTCCTCGAAGGCAGTCGGCTGTGACACAATTGCCATCCACTCGTCCTGCGTTAGTTTCACTCCAGCAGACTGCAAAAGATATAGACCTCTATGCGGATGAGTCATCCGTCTGATATCTGGATTATAGACGTAATTGATTCCTCTCTCCAGGTGCCAAGACGACGTCTGAGGCAGATAGTAATCGCCAATATCATCTCCAATTCTTCCGATATCGTGAAGTAGAGAGACTACAATCACAGATTCGATATCGATCTCTTTCTCAGAAAAAGCAGGAAGTCTACAGATCTCACGTGCATTTGCAAATGTCTGCAAGCTCCTCTTGACAAGGCCTCCCGGGACCGCTGCGTGCTTATTATTTCGATCGTGTCCAGGAGCAGTTGCGATCCTGTCTCCGTATGTGTCAAGAAGCACCTCAAGAGAGCCCCTGCGACTCTCAACCTTTAGAAGCAGCTTCTTAAACTTCTCAAAGTTGTCAAAGATCTCACTTTCACTCATCTCCAAACCTCCTCATCTTGACTGGAAAAATTCTGTCGATAATATCGATGTTCAGACCTGATTTACAGATTGATTCAATCTCTGGGATTGCGTGCTTTTTTACATCAAGCACAATCGCATCGTGGATGAGAAAGACCGGCTTTGCAATCTCTGCATCCAGATTCTTGACAAGTCCTAAAAATCCGCTGCAAGCAACATCGACCGCGGATGACTGGACGTGGTGACTGATTCTTGCACTTGTCTCTCCTAGCGGTCGACCGAATGAGTTTGAGAAATCTTGCATCTCTCGAAGTCTATCATCGAGCTGCTTGACTCGCATTAGCCTTCGAATGGCCTCGTAGATCTCAACGGCATCGGGTGTGTCCTGGTATCTAAGGGCGAAGTTTCTTTTTGACATGCCGTAGATTGCAGATAGCGTCGCCTCTTTGATTACAGCACGCGGCGTATCGACAAATCCTGCCTCTTTTCCGATCCATGTGTATGCGTCATCATCTCCGATATCGTTTCCGGATATCCAACCAAGGACGCGTGCTTCAAGACCGTTAAAGTCAATCTCGATAAGTTCGCCGTCGTCCCATCGAGATCTTATTTTTTTCCTAAGATCTCGTTGCAAGGTCAGGATGCGAGGTCCCTCCTTGATGGACATTCGACCTGTAGCGGAGTGAACGTTATCATATTTGGGAACATCAACTGTTCTGTCTTCCTTTGGAACAAATCCATGCTCTGCAAGCGATCCATCACGAACAGCAGACCTGCAAAGCGAGTCAAGGAGTTCCTGCTGGATCTGGAAAGCGCCAGTGAAATACCCATGCTTCTCGTCTAAAAGAAAGGATGTGACTTGATCAACTTGATCTCGAAGGTGAGCTCCAAACAACTCGCGAGATAGTATCTTGTGCCACGCTGGGTGCTGCGTGTGCTTGGTCCAGAACCTCGCCTGTGGTGCACTAGGTGCAACAATAGCGTTTAATCCTGCAGCTTCTGACGCTGAGATTACGCATCCTCGGCGCTGCTGGAGGTCTGAGAGGTGCCAATCAAAGCTTCCTAGATCACCAACGATCAGTGATCCGTCTTCCCAGATAAAATCATGCTTTGCGCCTGTCTTTTTGTGTGAAAAGTAAATACGCACAACAAACCATAAGCTCGGTATGATTTGTTTTCATGGGATGCCTGTCTTATTTTGGCTCTTTTCGAGCAGAGTCACTAGTTCGTTAATCTGTCGCGATGCAGTTCGAACGGTTGCAGAGTTGACTGGAATCATCGTTGCAGTGGTCGTGAAAGAACCTGGGCGAATGGTATGCGTAACGCCCTGAACTGCATAGGAGTTGTCGACTGTGGTTCCTGTCGAGAAGTCAACATAGTAGATCTGACCGCGTGACATGCAGACATTTCCCAGCATGTTGAGTGTCACTGTTGATGGAATGATGATGACATCATCTGCAAGATCACCAGAAGATGTGTCTCCAAGCACAGAGCTTGCACTTCCTCCATCGAGTGCAGTGAGAAGATAGGATGAGGCGATCTCACCCGAAGGAGAGGACGAGAAGTTGGCTGATGTGACGCAAGATCCATCGGTTCCAACTGTAATAGTTGGATACATCTTCGAAGCAAGCTCCCTGAATGCTTGCTTGCTTTTGAATCCATAGACTGTTTCTTCACCAGCTATCTGGCTGTTGTTTGTTTTGATTTTATTTAATAGCTCTGCGCTTAGCGTCTCGCTAGCACCGCCCAGGACAGACGCAAGCCCGTTTGTGTTTGCCATCCCAAAGATCAGATTTCCTAGATCATTGTGACCTCCTGCTCTTTCGTCATAGATGACAATCCGGATGATGTTCTTGTCTGCTCTTCCCTTTTCATTAGAATTCGAATATGCTCCGAGTGTGTCCATCTGCATCTTAACACGAGCAGGTATGAATGCTGTGTCGCTGGTGATGTTCTTTTCTCGGAGAATAGCCCTGTTTAGCTCTTCTATTTTTTCATTTGAGGATTTAACCAATGTATCGATTTGCTTTTGCGCGCCCTCTTTTGCGTTCTTCTGTGTGTCCTCTTCCTCGCTTGCAAGTTTAGCTGCATCCTGTCTGTATTGTTCTCGGATTGCCTCCACAGCCGCACTAAGCCGCTCTGTCTCAGCGCTAAATCCGTAATACCTGGATCCTGGGCTGTTCACCTGCGCAAGAATCTTGTTAAGAGCTGTCTGGGCAGAGGATCGTGTGTTAAGCCCAGACTTTTTCAGCTTGTTTTCGTCAGACCTCTCTTCTAGAAGATCACTTATCACAATTGGAAAATTTCCAATGTTCTCTCCAGACATGACGCCACACGATTTGTTGAATGAGAAGCAGTGGATCCTAACCTCATCTATATCCGGCAAAGTGAGAAGCAGAGGCTTGGCAACAAGCTGAGCCACAGCAGTCACAAGTGGAACAGCGTTCACTGACTGAGATCCCGATGCTGGGAGTAGACCCGCATCTTTGTTTATAGCGGCTATCTTTTGTCTAATATCATAGTTTGAAACAAACTGTGTCTCAGAGTTGAACACGAAGGGTTCTATGTTTATGCCATACTCTAGTGACCCGCTGGGGTCAGCAATAAATTTGAGAGCAGACTTTAGATGATCTGATGTCTCAAGGGTGACACCTTTGCCGTCTATACTCACTAGTTGCTCAATGATTGCATCTATTTTTTCATTGTCAGGCGTGGTGCCTTTTGCAGTCTCTTCTACTTTTTTTACAAGATCATAGAAAGCAGAGACAGGAATAAACTTGTTTGATGTGGTCCCATTTGATGTGCTGGCAACGATGGAAGTTCCAACCTTGCCGGGATTATATGTGACAGTTGTGGGTGCATTTTTACCTGTAGAGCTTCCGGAATTTCTCTTCGTTGTCACATTGACAAACTGTTTTAGAAGCGTCTGAATGACAGAATATGGAAGATATTCACCACCTGCAGTCACGACTGAGGCGCTCTTTGCAACATAGCTACTCTTTGAGACGAGACTAAGATTGATCTTGAGAGAGGACGTGTCTCTTGTTGAGACCGACACTGAGTAGAGAGCAAACTGCTGCTTTGATCTCATCGCATTAAGCAGTTTTGCGAAGGCACCGCCCGTCATCTTGTTTGTGTCTGGATGTGCCCATCCGTATTCTATCTGAAACGTAAGTGCTGGGAAGACCTCGACAGAGACCAGCTGCTCGATGTCCGAAAGTCGAGACCTGTCATGCAGGATAATGCTAAGATCGACCTTTGTCTGAGCATATAGAGACCCACCGATTCCTGTTTGTTGGATATTGGCACTCTCAATTGTCATCAGCGGGACGAGCGGGTCAAGAACTTCCAGACCTCGATCAGCAAGAAGCTCTGGGCTGTTAAGCTGCGCCTTGTCGCCAGCAAGTGTCTGCGGCATACAAAAGATCTCCATTCCCGCCACGTCGAAACCGATCAGGCTGTTCGTCTCCAGACTGTTGCTTGAATCAAACCGCTTCTGCTTTTCTGAGCTAAGTCCGACAAATCTAAACGGACTAAGTGCTCCAACCCCTGATCCCCCGGTTGGATAGACGATCTTGACATCAAAATAGGGGACGCAGAGAGACATCTCGACAGGAGGAACAAGGCCGCAAAACAGCGCTGAGACGTCTGTCTGCGTGGCAGAAAAATCAACTTTTGCGTCAGCTCGATGATAGACAACTGATATTTCTTTTGTACGTTTTAGCACGCTTTCCGGAATTGCGTAATTCTCTATCGACAGACTAGCACCCTGACCAGGTTCTTCCTGGATGGCTTCGAGTTCTGTTTGAAGTGCGCTGTAAGTTGGAATGTTCTCTGAGTTTCCTAGCATCTTCTGACACAGGGCAGAATCAAACGAGCTTTGTGGGCTAGCCAGACCGAGAGCTGTGATCTGTGCCTGGGAAATCTCTTCTTGTGTCGCAAAAGAGACGTACCGCAGAAGGTTATCTGCAGCTTCCCGAAGTTCAGTTAGAGACTCAACTGTGATCGCAGGTGTCGTGATTGACTGCGGCATTCTCTACCTCAGAAGCTCATAGACTTGATTTAGATCTGACGGTACATTCAAGACAGTGTCTCTTGGGCACTGGAGGTTCCATCCTATCCCGGATGCAGCAGCGATCACCCACCAGAGCGTAGAGTCGCTGTATGTCTGACCTGCAATTGTGTCAAGTCGACGTCCCTCTACAAGTCTAATCGTGTTGTATCTTATCCTGTTCTGCTGTACAGCAAAGTAGATCCTTGAGCTGATGTCGGTCGTGGAGATCTTTTCTCCGTTTATCCTTGGGACGAATGCGTATCGGCTCGTTGCCATCTTACTTTCTCACAGTTTGTTGGAATGAGGGAAGGTTGACAATCTCAGGATTCGATGCGTTTTCTGCGACAGCTCCGCCCTTTTTGTAGAAGTACCTGGATGCATTGCCTCCGTCGGCACGCGGCTGTCCGAAGGTGTCGTTCATAATCTGGCCCACGTTGTAGATGGGAGCGCGGTTGAATCCGTTCGAATCGAGACCCGGAGAGATATCGTGGATGGGTGCAAACGAGAGAGTCACCTTGCATGCCATCGGTGCACGAGAGTTCCAGTCTGTCTCCCAGGGTGCTTCCATCCAATTGAAGCTCATGGATTTTGCTACCCCTGCGAGTCCCTCACCCATCCGATCTTCAAATGCTTTTGTAAGCGGGTTGTTGTAAGGGGAGGTGAACGTCCTGGCAACGGAGCCAAAGAAGTCAGCAAGCGGCAAATCAATGGGTGCGCTTCCGACACCTGCTTCGTTAAGTTTGGTCTGAACAAATCCTGCAGCTGCATTTGAGGCAATTCCAGTAAGACCTACGAGTGCTCCAATCCCTAGAAGATATCCAGGTGCAGACGTTATATTGACTATCTGTCCTGCATCAACGTAGAGATCAGCAGCAGAAACCACGACACGCGTACCATTGATGCTGGATCCGGCTGTTGGATCGTCTATCTCGACCTGGTAAGCTGGGCCAGTTCTATTTCTATCGTTTGTGTTGATAGACTTTACAAACTTAACAAGAACAGGCCTCTGAATTCTGATATTTTGTGAGTCTGTCCTGTACGGCGTACCTCGTGCCTTAAGGATGAGACCGCTTCTAAGGTTAAACGTTTCGAGAAAACCCCTTTCATCAGCGTCTTCAGCCTGTGCTGATCCGGGCACACCTGGATCGTTTGTAAAGAACCGAATCCTGTCTGCATAAAGCAAGGGATTGACAAATCCATTTTTGAGGAAATAGGCGCCGGCTTCGGCTGCAACATCGGTTGCGGCATTAACTATTCCAGATGCAACCTGCGTCTGCACGAGAGATGAGAGCTGTGTGAGCTCCATCGGAGATGCTGCATAGGCAAGAAACGGTGCAAGACGAATATCAAAGTTCGATACGTTTCTACTAGAGTTAAGCACATCCACAGAATCAGCTAGCCCAGAAAGTCCTTCGCTGGCTTCAGTTCCCTTGTTTGCAAAAAACGTGTCGTTTCCAACGCCAAAAAGCTTTGCAAAGCTTGATCTGCTATAGTTCGTCTTTAACAAATCTCCAATTCGCAACCTAATAACAGGAGTGCCACCGGCAATCTGGCTAAAGGGCTGCTCAAAAGTCACATCCTGATTAAATAGAGCTGCTCCCAGGCTAGCACTTTCATCTCTCTGCGTGACAGATCTTCCACGCGTATACTGGGGGTATAGCAATGTCGTCAGCTTGTTGATCTTGAACCACATCTCATCGAAGTCTTCCTTCGAGGTAGCTGCGATCCAGAATGAAATGCTGATGGATCGATTGGTGCTGTTGTAGTTCTGAACTGGGTCTGCCCTGCCAAATCCTCTTGTTTCAGTGTAGTTTGCTGTAAAGCCGTCTGTGACACTTTCTAGAAAAGCGTGAAAGGCGATGATCTCATTGGTGCGCAAATCCCTGAAATAGAAGGGAACATACTCAGAACCGAGCCTATCTTCAAGCACGCGCGCTGCAATGGCAGGTATGTTGCTTGAGTTTCTCACTGCTTTCACGTAGGTCTTATCGTATAGGGAGGATCCCAGCATTCCCTTGACAGGATTGGCGCCCTTGTCTGGGTCGAACATGTAATCAAGATCTAGAGTTGCAGCCATCGCCTCGACTGGCAATATGAACATGCTCGGGAGCACGCTGTTGCGCCATGCCAGTGACGAATTGCTGATGAACTCTCCGTCGCGAGATTTCATCTGTCTCGTGCCCGGAGCGTTTGGATAGCTGTCAACATCGTATGGGTTTTTGATCTCATCCCCAGCCGCAGCTGCCTCTGAGCTTATTCCCTGGATGACAAGGCGCTGGTACCCAATTGAGCAAAAGACATTCATTATCCTGACAGCCAGGGAGTCCTTCATGCCCATGATCGCTTCTACGAAGTCTGCACCGTTTATGCGCTCTGCTGATTTCTGCATCTTAACAATGGATCGATAGGCGCTTTCAGAGACAGCTCGCCAGAAGCCCTGTGACATAAACATGGGAGAATCGTATCTGCTAGCATAGCCTCCCGCAAGGTCTCCTGCGATTCTTTCGATCTCAGCGGTATACTTTCTTGCAAGATCAGGTGTTTCAAATGGAATGCCAGATCCAAGAGCAGAGAAGTCGCTTCCGAGACCAAAGTAGGCATAAAGACCCTCAGCAACGCAGGCTGTGTAGCTGTAGATTCCGGTCTGGAACATAAACGAGTGAACGAGAATTCGGGTCTTGGCACTCACATTAGATCTGATGCTTGTGCCGAGGTGATAGGGTCCACGCAGGACGTTGTCGTTGTCTCCAACTGATAGCTCAGCGATCTCTCGGGCAACGCTGCTCACCTTTCTGTCAATGATGTTAGCGAGTCCGAGCATTGCGATGCCCGCCTGTAAGGATTGAACTCGCTCACTAGATTCAAGGTTTAGGTCAAAGTCTCCAAATCTTTGGTCAGTCGTATGAGTCGATCCGCGAGTCTGCGTGTAAACAGCCTCGGCAGATGACTTCTGGATAGCATCGCCGCGACCTGTAAGAAGACTATCCTCGCCGTTTTCTGCAAGAGGCATCCCATAGGAATCCTGCGCTCGGAAGTGGTCGGGAGTTCCCTGATTTCGTGATTCGATTGTTGGAAATTTCCCCATGTCTGCAGATGTGACACCGTCAAATGCGACGTCTGGATCCACTGCCTGATTGGGGAAATCGGAGATATCCCATCCTGCAGCCTTCAATAACATACTTCTCGCGACAATCTGGAGCTCATCTTGGGAGACGTCAGCCGAAAGCTCGACTGTCTGAGGCTCATAGGTCCCAGCACCTACCTGCAGCCTCATCGACCTCGTGTCATCATACTCTGCTGATGTAAGAGGAACCCCGGAGTTATCATCAGCGTAGCTGCTTGGCGACGATGTGGGCGAAAAGTTGTTATACTTTCGAAGCGATGCAAAAGATCCAAGAACTGCTCGAGACTGGTCCAGCTCTGCGTCAGAGTTCTGAGTTGCAGGGATGACACTCGATAAGAGGTCATTTCCATTTTGTGCAGATCCGTCTCCGGTCTTGTCAACGATTGAGTCAATTGAATACCCAGCAGCATCAAACTGTGCGCTGTTTGATCGATCAAGAGAGATGCTGTTCTCTCCGACGCTTGGATCTGCAAAGACCTCGGGTGCGCTGGATGCCTGTGCCTGCTGGATGGCGCTGCCCCGATTAGAGCTGGGTGCCTCGTGTGTTCCTGGAGACAGAGGGTAGAGATTTCTCTGCGTCGTAAACGAAGTGTAATCTCCCAAGAGGGAGTCACCCGTTGACAGATCGACCAGCTCTCGCTCGGTCCCGGGATCGACCCCAAGATCATCACCCTCAGCGACAATCCCATCTGGCCCGGGATCGACTGGCATCGAGATTGAGTCAGTCGTCTTTCCGATGCTCGTTAGAAAATCACGCAGGGTCTGTCGTGTTGCCATCTTTCTCCGCCTGTGACCCTAGGTCTCTAAGAATAGGTATCCTGTCGAAGGACTCGTTCGCACTCTTCAAGAAGTCCTCAGACAGGTAGGCTGAATCGATGGCAGCACATGTATCTGCGATGAGCTGCTCAATCTGAGTTGCAAAGTCCCTAGGGTCGCTCTGATTCATTATGCAGTTCGCTCTTCTGTAACAAATGTGTATTGCTTACTGTTAAATGTGACACCGCCAGCGAGATGCACTGCTATCATTGGTGCAAGCACTGCGGCAAGCTCACCACCGTCTCCCTTTACAGTTACCGCTGCTGTGCTTGTCACCGTGATTGGCTGCGGGGGTGGCGGAGTTGCAGGAACAGTAGGCGTCGGGACAGCAGGAGCGCCCGGTGCAGTTGTTGTCCCAGGGGTCCCGGGCGATGCTGGGACTGTGGGTGCAACGGGAGAAGCAGGCTCTGCTCCAGTAGCCTCGATCAGTCTCTGATTTAATATCGAAATTGCTTTTCTTAACTCTGCTTGTGACTTAATTGCAGCATCTTTCACACCCCCGAGGCTTTTAATCATTTCTTCATTTGTAGAAATGATAGCACTGCTCTGTGTCCCTATGCTTTCTGCTGTTTGAAGTGATGCTGCTGCTGCTTGTGTCTTTAGCTCAAGAAGGCTTGCAACGTTTTCTCGGGCTTTCTTTTGAGAATCAGCAAGGGAGTTTAGAAGGCGCTCAGCATCTGCCTGTGTGGTCTCCTCTATCTTGTCTTCAAGTCCAATGCTAGCGCCTGTGATAGATTCGATGTTCTCATTCATCAGACGCTGTAAGACGCGAGGATCGAGTCCGAAAGCCTGAGAAAGCTGACGCTGCTGAATCAGGTTCAGCTCATCAAACTGAATTCCTTGCGCTTCAAGTTGCTCGCGCAAATCAACAACAAATGCCTCGGGATCTTCATTTGCAAGCCTGAAGAGTTCCAGAGTATCAAGTGTGGCTCCAGTAATCGCAGAAAAATTGCTCATTGCCTGTGTGGCAGCATCAAAGCTTTGAAATTTTCCAACAACAGAAGTCAGGTCTGATAGATTCAATCCAAGGTTGTTTAGTGTAACTGTAAGAGAAGCAGCACGAGCTTCAGTAATATCACCGAACGTGTTGAAATCACGCATCACGTCGATCATCGACTTTGAGACCTTCTCCGCAGATAGGCCCGTCGCTTTGACTGTTGCTGCAACAGCAGTCTCATATTTGCTAAGTGCTTCTCCCGTTATTTCTCCCGCCTCAGAAAGCTCATTTTGAAAGATTAGATTGATATCTCTTGCATCCAGCCTCAGCGCTGTTTGAGCGCGTGTGATGCCTCGAACCATGTCTGCGTTGTCAGCTGTTAGAGACTCAGCAGCAAACTTATAAAGACGGGTATCATTGAGAAGTGCAGCAGAGTAATTTCCTAGCTGTTCCTTGGCACCACCAAAGAGAAGCCCGCTTGTCTTGATCACATTTCCCGATGCGTCTATGAATTCTGTCTGTGAATCTGCAAGTGTGTTCACAAGATCAAAGGAGTTCTGTGAAAACTTCCCAAGTGCTTGATCAGACGCAATACCCAGCGATTCAAATGAAGCAGCTGTTAAACCCGTTACCTTGGATATCTCGTTTGAGGTCTCTACAGTTCCCTTGGCAAGGCCCTCGACTGTTCCAAGTGCCTCATTGAGTGCACTAATTGGAATACTTACAGCTTTTATTGCAGCAGTTTCAACGCCCAATGCTGGCAATGTAGTTGCAAAAGACCTGAGAGAATCGATGATCTCTTTTCCAGGAACGCTCTTGATAACGTCTGAGAATTCTGAGGCTGCTCCAATTAGAGTGTCAAATTCTTTGCTAAGGGAATCCAGAACCGCTGAAATCCCGGATTGGGTGCTTGTATCATTAGGGTCTGCCATGCTAGATAACTATTTGATCTGTGAGATCGGTGTGTCATCGTCAAGGCCATATTGATCTTTAGGCGCCGACTGTTTCCACAGCTGGATGAGCCTGTTTCTAAACCAGGATCGATATGATACAGGCATTCCACGCAGTGAGACATAGTCGATCTTGAGATGGTTCATTAGCAGAAACATCTCCTCAAGAATGTCTGCTCGGCTTTGTTCATTCAGGCCAAAAAAATGCAGCACCCAGGGGCAAAGCCACCTTCGACTCAACGCCACAAGATCTGCATTCCATATCAAGCTGCATGTCAAGACCTGGTTCTGTATCTCTCATTCGCGTCCTAAGCGCGCGGCTATCAGCTGCTGGCATCACCTTGATGAAAGCTGCGATCGCAGTCCTATCAGTCTTTCCATCGATGCTGATCACCTGGTTCTCGAGCTGTCTAGTCACCGGGTTGTTCTGGTTGGCATCCGGGAATAGGCGCTGCATTCTCTCTTTGGCAATTCTATCGTCGTCCTCGTCCTGAACTGTGAGAAGCTTAAAGACGACTCGCTTCTTTGAGACAGGTAGCACAAACTCAAACTCGTTGGCGCCAGGAGCAACTGGATTAGATCCCATCCTCTTGATTCCGATCTGAGATAGATCGAAGGTGTAGCTGTCACTCTTGCTGCATGCGGGACATGTTGCTGTTGCTCGATAGTCAGTTCCATATCCAGTGATTCGAATTGAGACAAGCAGCGCATTTCTGTCTCCCGATAGAAGCTCTGCGGGATTGACACTCTTATCAATTAGGCAGTTCTTAATGAGGTGTGTCGTAACTGTCCCCTCCTTCCAGAGCGCCCTTGACATGAGGATATCCTCCTCCTGCGCTGTCATCGCCTTGATCTGCAAAGTCTCTCTGCCGTGAAGCGGACTGCCCTTAGGGTAAATCAGACCCGCAGACGGGAGCGGAACCTGCTCCACTGGAACTGTCCACCCAAAGACATCTTGAACAGGCGCTGCCCTTGGGATCTGACTAACAACTTCGCTTATTGGAACATCTGTCCGCTTTGGCATCTTTGTCTCTCTTGGGCAAATAGATGCCCATATTCCCTTTATTATTAAGAGACTTAGACAGACTGTTAAACGACAATGAGCCCCAACGCACAAAGAAGCAATTCAGAGAGACGTGCAAAGCAAACCTGGTCCCGTGGCGACCAGCGCAGCTTGGGACCAGATGACTTATTAATTTGACAAAATGCTTTTGTCGAATGCTTATGTCAAAACTGGAGTACGCAGTTATCAAACCGGATCGTGAGTGCGATGTCGATTGGATCATCCTGTCCGTAGTCAACTCCGTTGAAGTTTGCCGACGTCAAGAATGCTCCCTTGATGTCCCAAAGCTCAACGACAGTTCCGATTGGATCAAGCATCTTAAGCTGGATGTCGCGCTTGTAGAAGTCAGCATATCCAGATCGCCCTGAGACTGACTCGTGGTGTGTGCGGATCCATTCCATCACCTGCTGTGAAGCAGAAGGTGCAATCGGATCGTGAAGGTTCACGTTGATTGTGTTGAATGTCAGCTTTCCCGAGATGTAACGTTGTGTGTTCATCCAGGGAATCGTTTTATCTGTCATTGTAAACGTGGGACGAGCTGCTGACTTAATCAGAAAAGCATCGATTCCCTCGATGGCAAAGACCCATCTGTGCTTTCTCTTTGGCTCAAACTTGTTGGGGAGCATATCTGTGACAGATAGTGTCTCAGCGGACGTTGCCATTTACTTCTCCTGTTACTTTTTAAATATCACGTTATTGTCTTTCTGATCACAGATCTGTGCTGCGTCCCTTGACCTCGAAATCAATCGAGATGAACTCAGCTGTTCTTGTTGGTTGCAAGAAGATCTTGCCCCTGATAGTGTTGTTTTCGATATCTGCCTGTGTTGTTGTCGTTGTATCGATCTGAACTTTAAACCGTTCTACACCGCCGCCAGACTGGACACGCTGGAGGATGGGGTTGACAAGTGCGTTGAACTTATCAAGCGTTGCCTGTGTATTGGGCTCAAACAGGAGACTATTGGCGACCTGACGAACCTGACGACGGATGAAGATTAGTAGTCGGCGAACGTTGATTCTGTCAAGAGCAGAAGCTGTCCGCAGCAGTGTCTTTTGTCCCCAGACGACGAATCCGCTTCCCGGGAATTCAACGAGGGGATTCAGCGATGCATCATAGAGAAGATCAAGATCATCCTGTGACAGAGATATGGAAGATCCCACGACGCTTGGAAGCGCTGCCCTGTTGTATCCTGCAGGAGCGTTCCAGTAGGATCCGATTCTGTCGTTGGCTGCAATGGCACCGAGAACTGCAACTGAGGGTGGCACAGAGCTTAGGTCGCCTGTGTCCGGATTTGAGACGGTAACGTCAGGGAAGTAAGCAGCTGCAAACGATGTGTTTAGATTTCTTCCCACGAATTGGTCAACTGTGTATGAGACATCCGGGGTATCACCAGAGCCTGTAATGACAGTGTTGAATGCATCTCTCTCTTCGATGTCCATCACGTACATTGCATCAAAGCGATTTTCAACTGCTGTGATAGCGTAGTTTGTGACTGATGGATGCCTGATTCCAGGAATTGCAAGAAGCTGAACATCAGTGTCGGACTTGCTTCCCATGATGTCAACTGCTTTCTTGTATGCAACAACAGTTGGACCAGCAGATGCCCCTCCCTGGTTTCCAGCATCGTCAATTTCACGCTTAATAGCGAGGTTTGTCAGTCTTGACTTCTGTGAGTCGAAGATATTGACTCCATCAAATCCGCCCTGCATTATCATCTCAAAAGAGATGTACTGTGAAGTGCGAGAAGTAACGTTAGAAAGGTCGCCCACGGTTAGACCGCGTGTCTTTGTTGCATTATCTGCGATGATTCCACCTTCTCTAACGTAGACTGCAGAGGCCCATTCATTAGGATCTGCATAAGTGTTCGAAGCAGTCACAACCTTGATGTTTTCAATGGAGAACAGGTTGTTTGCAAAATTATCTGCAGCAACAGCATCTTCTACGAAGAATTTTGCACCAGGTGCAAAAGACGGGAAGAACTGTGTAAAGCTTCTAATTGAATCATCTTCAGCAGACGTGTAATTGTAATCAGAGAGGCTTTGGAGCTGCAGCTGAGTTCCCCAGGCGAGATCAGAGGTTGCATTTCCACCCACAACAATGTTCTTTCTCATGGGAACGGGTGGGATTGAAGCCTTCTGGATATCCGCGAGGTGGCCTGCAATCATTGTCCCAGCATCAGACGTGTATGTGAGGATGCTACCAGAGGTGTTTAGGTATCCGTATCCTCTGTATCCAAAGGGAAGTGCATTATCTGGAACATTTCCCTGGATGACATCATCTGACATCTCAACGCGAACGTAGTTGTTTGTAACTGGGTAGTCACCTGTGATCGCAATCTTCTGGGATGCAGCTGATCTATCGAAATCAAAATATACGTGCTGATCGCCGATAACTCGGGCTATGTAGTTTACCGAGCTTGGATCCAGATTTACGCTGAATCTCTGAAGGACAACATCAGTGCTGTAATCATACACTGCAACATCAAAGCGACCAAAAAGGTATGCAGGATCAGCTGAGGGTATGATATTCTCGACGAGAATGCGATATTTCTCATTTGCATTCGATCCGTCTGAGAGCGCAAAGAACTTGAACAGTGGGTATCTTGTTCCGCCAAAGTCCTGGGAGACAACACTTGGCGTGTGTGGTGTTGTATATCTCTCTCTAAAGTTTTCAAAGTTTGGAACAGTTGCGTTTCCTGTATCCCGGGCAATAGAGCTTGTTGTTATGAAGACTGTATCTTGAAGTGTTGTAGATCCGATTGTGGTGGGTTTGGTGAAAACGCCAGTACCAGTATGAACTGCGAGAGAAGTCGGAATGTCATAATACGTGTATAGACAGTGTCCTGCCTTTTCGATCAATGTTGGATCTGTGTTTAGCTTGCTTGAAATATGGTTATCTCCCACCTCAAACGATGCTGTAATGACATTGGGATACTCAGAAGTATTGATGTGACCATTTAGGAGCATCACAAATAGCGATCCGTCAATCGACAATGATCCAGTAATGCCGCCGTTCGGAGAGGAAGAGAGAGATGCAGGAGAGTTATTTGTGTTGTAGTTGCCCGACAGCGTGAGGGAGACTCCAGATGGTGTCATAATGACACCTCTGACTATCGGGTAAGCAGTACTGTCAGATTGGAAGCCCGCTTCGCTGAAGATTGTCGATCCTGCAGACTCGGACATGAAGGCGCCGAGGAAGTGCGTTCTTCCTAGCGTTCCCCCGTTGTTTGCATTTGGGTTTCTTGCAACTATTCCGGAGTTCTGGACCTGCCGATCTCCGACAACGAATCCTGCATTTGTAACCTGTCCAGTTGAGACGTCTCTCTTTAGTCCGTTTCCTGCCCCGAGTACACGCAAGTAGGTTGCCTGAGTTGCGCTGGAGAGCCACTGACTAACAGCGATTGGACCAAACCTATCGCCACTTTCACCAAACAGAGTCTTCCACTCTCCATAAGTCGTAAATGTCACAGGAACAAATGCGGGGCCTGTCTCGGCCGTTCCAACGATGCCTGCGGGAATGCCAGATGCAACTGCCCTTGCAGGTTGCGACTGGTCAATAATGCTGACTGTTACTTTTGCGCTGCCCATTTATTTGCTCCTAGACGTAAGTATTCTCAAACGAACTCAACGCCTGCGTTTGTGATAATGAAATCAATGGCGATGTATTCAACAGCGCGCGTTGGAACGAGTAGAATTCTACCATTAAGCTTGTTTTGCTCAATGTCTACTGCCGTGTTGTTTGTCTCGTCCATTACAACTCGGAATGCCTCTATTCCGCTCTGGCTTTGCACCAGGGTCAGCTCAGATGTAAGCTGGTTTACAAATCTTGCTCTAACAGATGCTGTATTCTGCTCAAAGACGTACTGAAGTCCGATAACTCCGACTCGTCTTGCAAGCTCAATCAGCATTCTCATGACGTTTACCCTGTCAAGAGAAGACCTTGCAATCTGGAGCGTCTTCTGACCAAATATAACGAATCCTGCGCCCGGGAAAGACGTGATGGGATTGATTCTTGCATCATAAAGACTGTCGCGATCTGCACTTGTAAGGCGTGTTGCAAGCCCTGTAACGTCAGCAAGAGAGGCTCGATTAAATCCGGCAGGTGCATACCATGGGAATGCAAGTTTGTCGTTCTGAGCGATTGCACTAAGCGCTGCAACTGAGGCTGGGACTCGAATCCTTCTGCCCGATGTGCTATCGATTAGATTCACATCTGGGAAGTATGTTGCTGCATATCTGTTATCAATTCCGCGCCCGGAGAACGCCTGAATTGTATTTGAAACATCTGGCATATCAGTTGCGTCAAATATTCTTACGTTATCATCGTCGTAGGTTGGGATATCCATCAGATAGAAACCCCTTGCATATTGACGTGTTCTTAGGAGCGCGTAGTTTGTGATATTTGAGTCTCGAATCCCTGGGATTGTTATTGTGTTTGATGTGGAGACAAGAGGATCAGTTATGATGCTAATGGCACCCCTGTATGAATTAACCACAGAGTTTGCTGCACCTGTTCCAAAGGTGTTAGAGGTTGAGCTAATGCTCAAGCCTATATTAGGAGACGTAATTGCCTTGCCGCCTGTCTCAGAAGATGACGCCCTATCATTGAGAGCTGCCATATCCCTGTCAAGGATGTTGGTTCCATCCCATCCGCCGTACATGACGTTAGTGAATTTCGTAAAATCAGAGAACCTATTGAACTGGTAAGGTGATGTCTGAGTTGCAAGGGTTGCAAATGTTATTCTTGCTGATTCTCCTGCAAATGTCACCTTGTAGTCGGGAGCAGCTGGTGTCGCACCTCTACCGTAGAAGGCATTGATCATGTGCTGATTTACTGTTCCTGTCACGTCTGCAACAGCACCGTTATAGAATGCAACCTTTGCAAGAGTAAACTTGTTTGAACCAAAGGTATCAGCCCCAGATCCAGAGGTAAGCATATCAAGCTTCTGAATTCCTGAGAATTTTACGATGTTTTCAAGATACTTGCTTCGGGATGTTCCTGAGTTTGGATCAAGTGCATCAGTGACGTTTTCTGTCTTGACTCCCCAATAGAGCTGTCCATTTACAGATTCCTGCACTCCTTCTTGCCCAAAGAATGAAGGTGAACTGTCTGTCTGACCTGTGGTCACCTTGAATCTCATTGGAACAGGAGGTAGAATCGATGCAGTAAGACTCGTTGTAGCGCCTACAAGACCGAGTCTACGCGTATTACCAGAGTCAATAAGCGTATCTGATGTCTTAACAACAGGCAGACCAGTAAATCCGAAAGGAAGAGCTGCAGCTGGGACGTTTCCTGATTCAACGAGGCTATTCATTACGACTCGAACAAACCTTGAATTGTTCGGGAATCGACCTGAGGTAATGAATCTGCGCTCAGATTCAGATGCTGCATCAAAATTAAAGTATCTGCGTCTATCTCCGATCACCTTCGCAATATACCTGTCACTTGCAGGATTTAGATCGCACAAGGGGAACTGCTCAAGAATTCGAACGTCTGTATCGGAATCATAGAAGTCTCTAACAAGAACCGTAAATGTTCCATACGGATTTGCTGGATCGTCTGAACGACGCAGGTTTGAAATAGAGATCTTAAACTTGAGGCTTGTGTCAATTCCGGATCCAATCGTCTCAACGTGGAAGAGCTCGTATTCCTTGTCGACGAATGGCTGGCTGATGAAGGGTGTTGTTCTTGCAGCCTGGAATCTTGCATCAAACTTTCCAAAACCTCTGACAAAGGGAAGCGAGGCATCACCCGTAGCTGAGGTTGAATTAGATCCGCTGACAATTGCTACAGATCCCGCTGAGACAGTGGGTGTGGCAATTGCTGTATCGACTGGGTAGTCAGCATAAAGAAGGTGCTCACTAGACTGAAACATCTCAGGAGACGTGTTCAGAACATTAGAGATGTAGTTGCTGCTGTTTGGATCTAGAGATGCTGTATAGATTCTTAGTCCCGTATATCCATCTGCCGTTCCGAATCCGGGAGCTGAGCTCGAAATGACGATCTTAAAGTTGCCAGCGGCACTTGGCGTGGCAAGATCGTCAGAGGCATTTGAAGGTGAATATGCAACTGTGTTATCAAGAACCTGGACGCGAGTTCCGGATGCAAGCAGCAGCATGCCTCTCACAAGGTTAACAACGGAGCTTGGCGAGGCTCCCGGGAAAGAGCTGTTCTGTGTGAATATCGGATAGGCAGCTTCGGCGTCCTGGAGCGTGTGCTTTCCTACGATAAACTGAACAAAGCCCTTGCCTCTAAGATCTGTTGCACTTGCTGCTGATCCAGAGATAACAAATCCTGCACCTACTGTCGTTCCCTTCGTCTGTGTTGTAAGAGCATCTCCAGACGATGCATTTCCACCTGCACCAAGGACTCTTACGAAGGTTAGTGCATCTCCGCTTTTGAAATATTCCTGTGCAGCATAGTATGCAGGTGATCGATCGTTCTCAACATCTCCGAAAATGGTTGTGAACTCACTCAACGATGTTATAGTCGTTGGAACAAATGCAGGTCCCATAGGAGACGTTCCAATCAGTCCCGCAGGTGTGCCCGCGACTCCAGGAGTCGGCCCACTCTGATCTATTTCAGCCTCAAAAAATCCGGGAGACCGATAGGTTACTTCTGCCATTTTCACTCCAAGTGCATTCTTAGCAAATACATATCACGGAAAGCAATGAAGTGACTAATTCTTGGTAGTCTCTATCTTCTTAATTATTCTTCCCGGATCTATGTCTTCTCCTTGTCTCGGAGATCTTTCAATAAGATTATCATATTTTGCAGGATCTCCCACGGCAGTTTTAATAATCTCTTCACCTCTATCAGATGCCATATATCCAGAATTATCAAGAATTTCAACATCACTAAGAACGAATCTGTTCACACGTCCAACAGCAGTTTCAACAGTAGGAGGTTCTGCTACTTGCTGTCTAATCTCATATGTGTCAAACACAACGTCAGGAGCTGTCTGGAACACTCTTGTCGGTGTCCCTAGGCCAGGATGACGCGGGGCTAGAATATAGGCAGGAACGCGAACAGAGAATGAGTATCGTATAATTCTTTCAGTAGCTGTAAAGTTCTCGAAGTTATCTCCAGATGTGAGAGTTCCCATTAAGAACGCTGTGAATGTGAAACCCTTGCTAGACTTAATCTGGAACTCTCTCCCTTGCCCGCTCGTCTTAATGAGCATTGTCTCAATAAGCTGGTTCATCTGGGACATGTATTGAGTCCAAAATGTTATTTCGTAATTGAGCTGAACAAAGACAGGATAGGGAATTGTGATAACTTCAAAAATGTTATTATTGGGATTGTTTTCAAGCGCAAAGTTTAATTTTCCGGTTCCATACGCAATCCCGGGTCCGTTTCTTCTTGAAGCAACTGTTCCTGGAACCGCTCCGTATCCCGGTGAGGTGCTAGTATCAAGAAAGTTCTTTCTAGCAGCAACATTATCTTGATTTTTAATAGAGAGACGATTGACAATGTTCTGGTAGTCTCGATCTGTTTCTGCCAGCCTCTTTCTTATGACGTAGTCAGTGTTCTGTCTGAAGGAGATGGCCACACCTCCCGCATCCGACTCTGTCTTAAACCCTACATTGGTGCGCCTAACTGCTATCAGCGGAAGGATTAGAGCGTTGTTTTTATCTCTGATCGGCTTCTGCCTTCGAGTCAATACAAATCTTTCACCGGCAGCAAAGACAACCGGGACCTTTGTAGTCTGTTCATTGACATGAACTTCAAATGCTAGATCCTTGTCAAAGAGATCAAAAAGGGCCCGATCGACGTCTTCCATTCCGCAAGAAGGAAAGGAGAAGCTCTCGGGTACATTGTATCCTTCGTATCCTTTTTTAAGTGTCTCTTTAGGAGGCATGGCTATGACTCATCATAGAACGAAGATCCAACATTGTCTGGGTCGCCAAGAAGTGACACCTCAGCCGGACCCGTAATCGGTGCATCAAGAACACCATTCTGTTGCAAAGCGCGGACATCCCCAGTAGCTCCCTGCTTGTTTTCAGAGAAGCCACGCTGCTGAACAAAGGTCTCTTGGACGGCGTCTGGATCTGAGTACCATTCTGACGTTGGTCCGAATATCTTTGACAAGAACTGTCCTTTTCTTGATTGCTTTCCTGTGATCGTGATGTAGCTTTTGTGTTCAATCTGGCCAAAAATTGTATCAGTTCTAGGGGCCTGTACGATCTCAAAGAACGTCTCACCGTAAGAGAAGAAATCTCCTTCTACAAGATCAATCTTTTTATCGATAAGATCTCTAACCTGAACATAGCACTCAACTGTGTAGTACTCTTCTGATCCGAACTTGTTAGTTGAAATGGCCTGGGGTGAATACTTTACAAGACACTCAAGCTCAATTGGTGTCTCAAATATCTTGTCAGGTGCTTCTTCATAGACGTCGTGAACTCGCGTCTTGATCTCGTTGATAGAGAAATAGTAGATCTTCTGACCGATTACGTCCTTAATGAGCTCTTTGGCGATGTCATTTATGAAGTTGATCTCTCTGGGTGTAACAAAAAGTCTTGACATGTAATCCTCCTGTTATCCCATGAAGATTGCTTTGCCATTAGGGACTGGTATCTTGGCAAGCTGCTTTGTTAGATTTTCTGCCCGAGTAGCTGCTGTCTCAATTAGCTTGTCATAGGTAAGTGTATCAAGCATCTCTCTAAGCTTTGTATTTAGGTTTGTCTTGTCTTCTCTTCCACGAGTAATCAGATCTGAGCCGTTCAGGGTTACAGTTCCTCCCGGGATTGGAAGTGTTCCAAATTTATTTCTAATGAGACCAAGCTGTTCCATGCAGAGAGCAAGCGTATATTGCCTAATCCATTGCTTGCCCATGCTATTTACACGTGTGTAGTCAACATTTCCGAAAGGAATATTTGAGAGATTGGACACGCCGTTTGTGGATTGATCTTCATAGTCTGGATTGAGCGGGTTTGCGTAAAAGCGAACTCTCACCCAGAGCTTATTTGGGACCTCGTTCAAGGAAGGGGTCGGATAGATTCGAAGATTTGTTCCGATTACCTTGTAGGAATAGTTCGATCTCCTGACTCTGTTTGAGATGTCAAGCATTCCCGCCCTTAGTACGTCTTCAAAGACAGGCAAGACGTAAAATATTGTCTCTGGGGTGAAGGATTCAAATGAAAAAGCGTTGTTCAGATAGTTGATAGCCGAAGTTGTATCGAAGAATCGATAGGCTGCCTGCGGGCTGAAGTGAAAGACCTCCATTATCCTCATCTTTGTCTTGGGAGATTCATTGTGACTCCCGCTAAAGAGAGCTATCCCGTCTCCGCCAAGAAGGTCATTGTAGAGGTTATAGTCCTGCTGACCAGGCTTAAGGGTTATGGACCCTGAGTAGTGATTGTATGATCCTCCGAGACCTGCCTCTGTTGCATAGGGCTCAGCAAATCTTGCAAGATATTCAAGGCTCTCTCTTGGCATCTTGTTTGACGCCTCATCTCCAGATCCCGTGTTAAAACCGAGATATGTAAGAAGTTGAGATTTTGCCTGGTATTGATTTAGTATGTTACCATACTCCAGGGTGGCCTCTTCGAAGTTTCCCCAGACCATCTTTTTCGTGAGCTCAACAGAAAGAACGTCGTCTCCAAGCTTTCTCTTGACAAAGACAACCATTTTATCCGCATCAGTCTGGAAGACAGAGTCTAAATCGAATATCCCGAAAGGGGTAGGATTCAGGGTTGTGCTAAAAATTGACATTTGCTCACCCACATTCTAGAAGTAAATAGGCTGCAAACGCAAGTCAAGCGCCCAAGATTTTGGACGCTTGATCTATAATGCTAAACTAGATCTTTTTCTGCAACAATTTCAAAGGATCCTGATTCCCATTTGACTTTCATCTTTCTTCCATCGGGATACTTTCCTATCCAGACGACAGTTCCTGACTTGCCACCCTTTTGAATGCTTGAACCGACAGTCAAGTGAACTGCTGTCTTTGTGCTGCTCTTTTTGGACTTTGGTGAGGGTGAATCCTTGACATCGAGAGCCTGGACAGGCTTTTCTTCTTCGAGACTTGGCGCTTTGTCGAATGTCGTGAGAGGAGCTTCTTTAGAAAGAGATTCAGATGGGGACACCAGCTCTGCTGTCTGGGCGTCTGTTACCTGAAGAGGTTCGACATGAAAACCTGAAGCACTAGCAGAGGCATCTGTAGTTACAGCTGGGATAGACTTGTCATCGACCTTGCTGGGCTGATTCTGATGCTGAGTCTTAGGGTTTTGCTTTTTTTGCTTTTTTCCCATAAATTAGCTCACGACTGGAGAGAGCGTATTTCCAATTGCAACGTTGTGCGCAGACATTAGACTCCAGCCTACATTTGTCCAGATAAGTTCAGCGACATCTCCGGCATTCGTAAATACGATCTGTGAAAGCTGATTCCCCTTGGAGACTGAAATTGTTGCATCCCCGCCATCGGAGACCATCATGATACGCTTTAGTTGTCCCACAGCACTTCCGTTTCCAAGCTCGAGAGCAGCAGATCCTGCTGCTACGTCCACGTAGGATGTGTGACACCGCACACTGACTGGGCCAGATGCTGTAACAGTCTCGGGAGCAGCAGCAGGAATAAACCCAGCAAAACATACAGAGCTTGCAATTCCAGTAGATCCATCAACACTAAAGCCAGATCCCGGGTATTGAACGAGGCCCTCTCCCGGGCTATAAACTACACTTGGCATATGATCTCCTGTTTTCTTTGCTAGCTTTTAGAAAAGCTTGATAGCAGTATTGTACTTATAACTATACTGGCGTTTAAAAAGACATACAATCAAGGACTATCCCTTAATGCACATCTGAACGAAAGATCGCAAAGTGATCTCTGAGATCGTTTCTGGCTTGTCCAGAATGTTCCAGATTTCTTTCTTTGACCTGTCGTCCAAGTCGCTTGGTAGCAGTGAAACAAACTGTTTTTCACTCCTGGATGCGAGTAGATCCCTCATATGAGTTCCGGATATTCTTTCTCCGCTAGAAAGCTGGACATTTTTTACGAAGACGGGTTCAATTCTCCCAGTGCCGTACTGGACTGGATAGTATTTCTGCAGAGACTCTGGAGAAAATCTGTCCTTATCGTCTTCTCCTGCATAGAGTCTAAAAAAGACCTCAGGATCGTTAGCGTATGATCTTATTGCGCCTCTTGTGTCTCCCACAGGTTCTGCGCTGTAGCTAATGTCTACATTTTTAGGAAGAATTGGTTCAAGATATCTCTTCCATATTTTTATCATGTCTGAACCAGAGATCTGGACTCCTCCGCTCTCTCTTGATTTTACTGAAACAATGAGAAATACCTTGTCGTTCTCTCTTGCAGCTTGCTCAATAACTGCCCAGTGTCCCTTGTGAACTGGTTTCACTGCCATCGGGACGACTCCGATACTGACAGATCCTCTTCCCTTTCCTAGCCCGACTGCCTGTCGCTTTCCGAGAATATTACGAACAGCAGCAAGAGCGTCTTCTTGAATGTTTATGAGATTTTTTCTATCATTTTCTACGCCGACTGTAGCAAAGTCTTCCCTTGACATCGAAAAAACAATCTTAGAAAGGAAGGAGATTGCATCACCCATCGGTTCATCGTCAAGGTCGTCTTCATCAATTTTATTTCTAATGAACTTTGAAAGTTTTTCGTAATAAACATTCTCTTCTTCTGCAGATTTCTCACCAAACTCTTCTTGCTTCTTGGCACGTCTCGCTTCCTGGTCGTGCTGATCAGCCCGGGACGTCTTGAATAGCTTTCCAGTAAATCTTGTAGTCTGGCCGGTTTCTGGATCAGCAATCGGAGAAACCACAACACCCTCAGCATCTCCACCAAGAGAAGAAGTAAAATCAGACAGAACATTAACAAAGGTGTCCAGAACTCCTTTCCAGTTCCCCCTTGAAATAAAACTGTCTATCTCTTCACTTAGATTCTCAAATCTTGTGCGAATACTGCTATCTTTGCACCCGTCGATAATTGAATCTGTAGAATCAAGTCTTCCTTCAAATATGACGGGATAAGCTTCGAGGTCAAGTGCACGTCTAAATTCTTCTTTTCTTTGTGTATCGTTTTCAAACTCTGCAAGAGATGTGACCCTGCCTCCTCTAAGGGAGTATGTTGTAGGTCCAAACCCAGTCAAAAATAGACCGCCTGTCTTTTCATAGCTCCTTGAAATTGTCGGCTTTCTCTGGATGAACTCAACAAAAAATTCATAGTCCCTAGGAATTTTTGATGTTTGCGGGTGGACACGTGCAAGATGATCATGGACAAAAGAATACTGGCTTCTTCCTGCTGACTGTCTCTCTATTTCCTTTTCTCTGCCTAGCCCCTTTAGGCCGGCAAATTCCTCAGGAAAAACAACGTTTTCCTTGTATGAGACTATCCAGTTGTTTAGATAGCTCTTAGGATCAAAAGGCTGATCATTTCTAATAAGAGTAAGCTTTGTACCATCAAGCTTCTCTTCAACAACCATGTATTGATTGCAAAATTCTTTGGCTGCAGAATTTGATGTGATAGTCTTGACAATCTTTGGAATTGAAATATCAAGCATTGAGAATTCCTCTGATTAGCCTGCGTAGCCCTTCTTCAAGTTCAACTGGCGCAAGCTCTTCATCGTCACTAGCGAGCGAGCCTCTATCCGCCATTTTCAGCTTGAATCTTTTATAATATTTCTCAAGCATTGCCTCAATCTCTTCAGGAGGTAGCACTTCATTGAGAACATCATCAAATCCAAAAGATCTAATTGCAGCAACAGCAGCTGCCTTTGGCTTGATGTCCTTGGCCTCACTATACGTGCTGATCTCTTGTCCGTGATCACCTATAAGCTTATACAAAAAAGATTTAAGAACTTTCCCACAAAACTTCCTGCCCTCGGGATCTGGTAGAAGATTCTCTCGCATAATATCGAGTAATCCTAAAAAGGATCTCATCTTCTCAAGATCCTCAGGCTCAGCAGAAAATCCAAAGGCTGCCTCGAAGATTTTTTCAGCATCAGTCACGTATTTTTTCTCGCTAGGCTGCGTCACCTTGTAGACAGGCTGCCCCTCGTGTTCATAATCTTGCTTTGTAAGACGCGTTGTCCCTAGACCCTTGTCAACTGCAAGAGACTGCATATGGAGATCTGGTCCGGGCTCTTTCACAAGTCTTAGCTTTTCTTTTGTCGAAGCTGGGGTAGCAATATGTCCAGAGACACGAGATCTGATTGATACGAGAGACTGCAACAGGTATTTGTGAAAAACTCCCTTGACTGACTGCTGAACATCTCGCCAGTTGGATGAGTGACTCAATTTGACCCATGATTTTAATGCTTTAGAAGTCTTCTCATCCTCTCCCTGCACTGGAATAGGTTGTGGCATAAAGTCAAACTGAATATATGGATTTCCCTTTCCATCCACGTACTGAAAGATTGTATTTGTGCCCCTATCATTGGCAACATTTTCGTTTGGCTGGATCTTCGTTCCAATAATCTTAAATTTGGATCCGAGCATCGATCCCTTGTTTTGATCGAGGAACTTTATTAACGAAGATCCGCGCTCTCCTGCTTGCGGGATGTAGATGTCAAGATCGCTAAAGGTCTCTTTATAAAATGAGAAATCCTCGTCGCTGATGCTAGGGTCAACGATGTGCTCAGTTGAACCGCCAAAGATCAAAAGATCACTGAAGTAGCTCTCAAGTTCGGGCCAAAGCAACTTGCCAAACATTGATGAAAATCCATCATTGAGAGCAGACAGCATTTCTTTGATATCTGCAATAAATCGATTTCTAGCGTTCTCTGATTTGAATTTAAGAGAATTTCCAGAGATCAGTTTGCCATCAAGATCATAACGATAATTTCCACCCATATGCAATCACTCGCTTTTAGCTAACTATCGTGAAATAGTAAAAATCTTTGATCCTGCACCCCAGATCCTAAAAACTCGGGATTCTGATGCTATCTGTCGCTCAGATTTTCCATCTCTTGCTCTGAACTTAAATCGATCAAACCTGCTTCTGAGATCTGAGTACCAGTAGTCAGGACCCGTTGATCCCACTTCGACAAATCCCGACTTTAGATACCCTTCTCCCTTTCCGACTCGACGATCGACGTAAGTCATCAATCCTTGTTTTTCAGATTCTACTGCATATTTGTAAGCCACACTAGAAATTCTCGACAATCCTCCTGGAATATTCCATCCGGGAGCAATTGCAAATCTTGAGATCTCAAGCCATTCATTCCACTTTTTCTGTCGTGGCGCCCGCAAAGACATACAAGCAACAATCTCGCCCTTGTGCTCTAGCCCCCACGCGATCTTTGCTACTGCATACCCAGACAGGTGGCTTCTTTCAAAAAACTGTCGCTGCGTATGAGCGTCAACTTCTACAATCTTGCACTGTCTTGCTCCAGCGTGATATTTAAAAAGACCTAGACGACTAAGGATCATACCTTTGACAATCTCCTGTCGATCTTGCCATTCATCTTGAAAAATCTGTAAGAGTCGAACTCCTGCAGCATCTGCAAGATTTGCCTTTATAGAATGTGCTTTAGGGTCACACCCAGTTTTTGCCTCAGAGTGAAAATAGAGACCGTGACACTCGATGCCAAGATTCTTCTCTGGAACAAAGATGTCAATCTCTTTCGGGGCTATTACAGTTCTGTCTCCCCTTCTTGTCTGTATGCCAAGATCTTTGATCCAGGACTCGACCTCAATCTGCCATTGAGACGCTGTGACTGGGTGACAGGTCTCACAGAGGGATCCTCGTTCAAATGCTTGCAAAGTCTTCTGCTGGATATCTCCACAGGTTTTGCATCTGAGTTCAAGATATTGACGCTGTCTGCTAAAATATTCATGCAAAGGAGTTAGAAGCTTAAAATCAGAATCTCTTTCCTCGATTCGTGATGCTATCGTCTCTTTCCCCAGCCGCTTTGAGATGCTGATGCGTGCCCGAGTGACATCATCGTGCCTGCGACCAAAAAAGGGATTTCCGGATCCAGATACCTTGTTAGAAATTTCTCTAATGCGAGAGTCAGTCTGCGCCGTTTTTCCCTTGTTCCATGATTCAGCCCTTCCTCCCTTTGCGCCGCCTTCTCTAGCTGCAATTCTGGAACACCCTTGACAGTATTTCTTAAACTGGAAAGAAGAGTATCTCGTTAAAGATCCACATGAAGCGCAAAGGGGTCGCACATCATGATGATGGAACTTTATTGTATATTCCTCTCCTGACATGCCATGAGACTTCTTGATATGGTTTGACAGAGATTTACCATCAGGAAAATCAGCATCGCATCCAAGACACTTCATGTCATAATACCCTTGTATGATATTTATTCTAATAGAAAATGATGTTTATAAAACAAAAACGGCCACCCCGGTGAGAGCGTAGCGAATCAAGAGAATCTAACCACCTCAAGATGCGCTTCGTTCTGGATGCACCATGTCATTGTTGCACGCCACTTTTCACGGTCGGTGTCAGTCTCATGCCCTTTCACCTCGTACAGAGTCTTTCTGTCAAGCGTCAGAAAGTCTGGGATGTAGACCCGCTCGACACCGTTCGGGTCCACGTACGGGATGCGGATGCCGTGCTGCTTGGTGACAGGAATATTCCGTTCGATGCACTCATCGAGGAATCGAGTCTCCCAGGAGGAGTGCATGTATTCCTCCCGACCGGTGAATGGGTTGAGCTTCCACTCGGTTCTGTAGGGCGCCTGGGGACCGATCTTGCCCTGCTCGAGGAGATCACAAGCTCGGGAGGACTGCAGCTTTCTCTTCCCAGCTGATTCGGGCTTCTGCCAGTTCTCGGCGTTTGTTTTTGCTGAGCGCTTTCGGACTTCAGGGGTGATGTGCGCTCGCATAAGCGAAGCTTGATTTGTTGCCTTGTCTTTATTTTCTCCGTAAAAACGGACTAAGTTTTTACGATTCTTCTCGCCAATTTTCGCTTTCGATTCATTTGTCAGACGACCCTCAATTCTTGCCGAGTGGCCGTGAATATACCGCAGAAATCTCATTCCCTGAGATCTTGAGAAGGGTACATCGAGTCCGCAGCCACATTCACACTTTGGGTTGACTCCTCCGTGTATGTAGTTTAGAAGATAACTTTCGTAAGAAGTGTTGTGTGCCCGGAGCACGTGTGGTGCAAGACGTTCGAAATCTTTCTGGCAGATTTTGCATGATTCCATGATTAGATTATATTCATATCAACATGAAAGTTATATAAAAAAGAAACAAAGATGGCGCCCTTTTTAGGGGGCGCCATCTATATAGTTGATCTAATTGATTAGATTAGATTACGTTCAACTATATAATATTCATGTCAAGACACGTGACCGTCCCGTAGAAGTCGGCGCGGACCATCTTCTTGCCGTAACGGGTCATAACGCCCTTGCGAGGAGTGAAATCCTCGGGAGCAAAGATCGTCGGGGTGACGATGAGTGGGACGTAAGGAGCGTAGACATAGCCTGTCTCGAGGTAGCTGCCGCCCTTGTAGCCGACAAGAACCTTGTTACGGGGGAAGTAAGGGTCCTTGTAGACGGTGAAGCGGTTGCTCAGGGTGCCGATGGGGGTGGCGCCGATGGACATCGAGCCGCCGACCTGGCCCTGGCCATCGATCGAGTAGTTGGGCTTGTAGAGAACCGAAGCCTCGAGGACGGTGGCGACATCGGGTGAAACCACGATGAAGTTGGCCGAGCCGCGAAGGGTCTTGCGGTGGATCTCGTTAGCGACGTCGATGATGGTCTCGATGAGGGTCTCGTACCACTCGCGGACGGTGCCTGTGAAGGCAGGGCCGGGCTGCGTGGAAGAGGAGCGAGAGATCTCAGCGCCTGTGGTCTTGTTGACGAAGCGACCTGGTGCACGGCTCCAGTAGTAGTTGGCGCCACGAGCCTCGGTGAGGAGGTCGTTGAGGATCTCACGGTCGATCTCAAGAGCGATCTGCTCGGAGAGGATCTGGGTGAGCTCGACCTCTGCATCCATCGAGTGGTATGCGTTGAGGTCCTGGGCCAGCTCTGGTGACCAGCGAGCGCGCAGCTTGCGGGTTGTGGCTGTGACTGGGATGCTCTCGATCTTGATGTCGATCTCGGGGATGACAACCTGGGGCTGTGTAGCAAAGTCAGACTCGAACGAGGGGATCGTCAGAGTTGATGCATCAGAGCCGTCAACGTTGAGCGAGTCAGCGATGGCGTATGATGCTGTGAGGTAGACAGCTGAGGTTGCTGCAGCGCCTGGGATGTATGTACCAGAGACAACTGTAAGAACTGCTGCGCCGGCGGAGCCAGAGGGAAGCAGGGGGTTGGGGGTGAAGATGCCACCGCTGTAGGTGCCGAGCTGGTTGAGACGACGAACGTTGAGGATGTTCTGGCCGCCCTGGAAGGTCTCACCAGGAACTGCAAGGCCTGAAGTGCCTCCTGCAGAGTGAAGGGCGATCTCCTTGACCTGATTGAGGTCAACGTTTGATGGGAAGGAGGCAACGCTGAGGACCAGGAACTGGAACTGACCGGTGGAAGCTAGTGTACCATCAGCTGCATCTGTCTCGATAAGCGAGGTGATCTGTGGGTCGAACTGGAGGAAGCGACCGTCTGTACCAGTTGCAAAGGCCTTTGCAGCGTTGGTGAGTGTGGTGCCGCCCTGCCAGGAACCCGAGGCGAGGAGACCAACGCCGGTGGAGCTGGTGTGCACCTTTGTGAAACCGGTGCCGACGAGATCGTACTGGCCGCCGGTTGCGAGTGAACCAGAGCGGATTCCCTTTCCGGTTGGGTTGTTGTAGATCGACTGACCACCCTTGTAGGTTGCGCCTGAGGTTGAGACGCCAGTCTGGAGGTTGGCATCGCCACCGACGTCTGAGCCGTAGGTGTAATCCAGGTAAAACAGGAGACCGGATGGGAGGCTCATTGGCTGGATGGAGACGAGCTCGTTAGCAACGAGACCGCCGAAGACGCGACGGACAATGGGGAAGGCGATGTTGGTGAAGCCACGGATATCACCGGAGCCAACTGCATTGGCGCCGCCGGTGCCGAGGGAGTTGACCTCGCGGAGGACCTGGGCTGCCTGGTTCTCCATGAGGCGGGCCATGTTGTCACGCTTGACGCCATCGAGACCGCGGAGGAGACCGGTGCGTGTCCACTTCTCGATGAGGCGCTTGCCCTCCTCAGTCACATTACGATCGGAAATGCCCTCAGTGAGCATGTTGAGTGAAAAAGACTTAGACATATTAAAAACTCCTTAAGCTTGTTTGATTACTTGAGACCTGCCAGGGTGGCCCAGCGATCGACTTCACCTGCACCGTTCATGCGAGCAGATGATGAGGTAACTGGACGTGATGCCAGACCGGCTGTGTGCTTGACTGATTCGTTGAGAGACTCATTCTTCGATGTGATCGAGGTGGTGAGGCTCTCAAAGAGCAACTTGGCTTCGCGAAGATTCGATGCGCCGTCAAGAGCCTCGATGATTGCGCGACGTTGATTAGGTGCAACGTCCTTGTTCTGGAGGATCTTGTTTACATAAAGAAGCTTGGCGTTGAACAAGTTTAGATCGGAAAGTTGCTCACGAAGCGTTTCAATTGCGCCTCTGTAATCATTGAGCTGATTCTTGAGGGCGTGATTTTCACGCGCTCCTTCCTTGATCTTCTTCTTGGCGAGATCTAGCTCGTTCATGTTGACGTCCATTGCGTCACCCTCGAGCGTGCCACCGCCAAAGGCTGCTGCTGCAACCTTGTGCGATTTTTCAGATGAACCCTTTTTACGAGACTTAGCCTCGCGGAGCCTTGCAAGCTCACGACGAAGCATGTTCTCATCAATCTCATAGACCATCTCAGCGAGAGCCTCCTCGTCGCCTTCTTCAGCGCCGGCCTCAGCTGCTGGCTCGACGGGAGCAGCCTCAGCTTCCTCCTCGCCAACCTCAACCTCTTCCTCCTCGCCTTCGGTCTCTTCGAATTCAATTCCCATAAGACCGAGCTTGTCAAATGCCTCTTTCTCTTCGGCAGTTCCAACAAGCTTGAGCACGGCTTCTTCAAGGTCATCCTCGTCGCCGTGCATCATTTCATCGAGCTCATAGAGCTCCTCATCCATCACTTTGTTCATTTTAGCTCCTTTAGCCTTTGATTCAGTCTCAGAGACAACGGATTTCTTGAGTTCCTCAAGGTCTACCTCGTAGGATCCGCTTGCCTCAACAGTTTCGGTCTCCTCGGACTCACCCTCTTTGATGAGTGCCAGGAGCCTTCCCTGCTCCTCTTCTGAAAGCGAGTCAAAGGCTTCAGAAAGAGCTGCAAGATCATCATTCTTTCCGGCGGAGCTTCTTTGTGATCCATTCATTAGATCTACAAGAGAGCGAAGGGCAGTCTCATCAAGTGCCACTTCTTCATCGGCGCCTTCCGCCTTTCCGTCTTCTTCGGAGATCGCTGTTGCAAGAAAGTCTGCGTCTTCGTTGACTGGAGTCTCTCCTACAAGCTGACTTTCAATAAACTCTCTAATCTTAGGAGTAACCGCCTCGATGATGGCGTTCTTTGCATTGAGCTCTGCTACTTCTCGAAGCTGCTTAGCGTCAGCAATCGCCTCTTCGAACAGTGATCTCGACATATTCTTTCCTCTAATGCTGAAATTATGTATATCTATGCTTTGGTTTCTTCTTATTCTTGACTAAGTCTTGCAATTTTTAGCTTTTTTCTTGTTCTTTCTCGAAGATCGGGATTAACAGCGTCTACAAATCGAAAGGGAGCCTGATCTGTCACAGGGTTTGCTTTGACATCTCCCATTGACCACCCGCGTGGATCGACATCGACGACGCCTGGTGCAACAGTAAAAGAGGGATTTGAAGATGTCCCACCAAGAGCAGGTCCGTCAAATTTTCTCATTGGAAAAGGAACGATTCCAGAAAGTGTAGTTCTAGGAGTCGCTGAGTTCTCTGCGAGATCTAATCGATTCTTTGCCATTGTGAATCGATCAGTTCTTGAGAACGGTTCAGGTCTTTTTGCAAGGTTGCCATAGCTAACTTTTTTATTTATGAGGGCTCTCAGATTTAGTCCAGAATCACTATCATCATACGCTTCTTCTTCATCACTGTTTTCTGTATTGTAGGGAAATTTATCACCAGATTTCTCTGGATTTTGAAATCCCTTCCTTCCAGTAAACCCATAGCCAGCGCCAGTCCTTTGATCGTGGACAAATTTTGGCATCAGGAACGTCCGTCAGATCCTAGATAAGACCTTCCTGAGATGTATGATCCAATTGTCTGCCCTGCAACACCAGGAGTCGTCTCTGATGGTGATACTGCGCCTAGACCAAATCCATATTCATTTCCCTTTTCTGGAAGCTGTCCAACATACTCAGGAATATCGTACGGAGACGTGCTACCCGGACCAGGAGATGCTGGGTTGGGAACATATGGAGATGCTGGGAGGCCCTCGCCTCCGACAGGAACTGTTTCAAGGTCTGGCACGCCAGAGAAATTTAGATCGAATGACCCAAAGGCATATCCGCCATCATTTACGACGCCAGATGTGACACCGATGTTTGGTATGCTATCCCCGGGACCGCCATTCCCATTCAGCGCAGCAATTGCTGCATTCTTTACAGCCTCTTCGCTGTATGTCGTTCCCACAGGAGTTGCAAACATCGCCGAAAGATTGACATCGTTCCGATGACCAAGACCACCCTCTCCGGGAACGCCTTGCGGCACAACAGTCGAATACTTTACAGATGACATTTGCAACTCCTGTGTAACAGTTTTTAAGGTTGATTAATCAAGATCGTTGACAATCTGACGGCGGAGAGCAAGACGACGCTCCTGGATCTTGCGAAGCTGGTCGCGAAGCTCGACTTCCTGCTCCTTGAGCATCTTGAGGGTCTGAAGCTTCTTGCCGGGAGTCTGCTTCACTGTGTGTGCAGGCTTGCCTGGCCACTCCTCGTCCATCTCAAGAGCAAGATCCTTCTTTGCCTGCTTTGTCTTCTTGTCATTCATCATCTTCGCCTTCTCCTCGAGAACGAGCTTGCGAAGCATATCGGGTGTAAGCTTGGTTGCCATTTTAAAACTCCTTAGGGTTTCAAAGATTAAATATCACAGAACCTACGATCTTGTGGGAACCTTTTCAGCAAATGCCAGCGCAGCCCACATTCCTGCACTTTCTCCAAAAATGTCTGTCGGATCGCTTTTTAGCATTGCTCTAGATGCGGCATCTCCTGCAGATTCAATCATCTGTTCGTGACTAACCCGACCAGAAGAAGATTCAGACATGCTCATGTAGGCACCATTTCTTGCAGTGTCTGCAAAGATGTCAGCCATTATAGGATCAGATGTGATAGAGCTGGCAAGAGCTGCTGTTCTTTGATTTACAGATGTAGTGCCTTCCCGTATTTCTTCCCTCTTTGGAAGAAAGCTAATCTTATCTGCAATTGATTGTCTTGGATTCTGAGGTTGTTTGGTGCCTTGCGAGGTGCTCATTCCGCGAACCGGAGCAGCCGTGCGCATCTGTCGTGACTCATTTATAGTCTGCTGAGTCTCTGAGAGACCCTCTGCGAGGATCTCAACGAGGCATTCTTTGACCAGGTTTTTCAGGTCATTTCTTGTCATCTTCATTTATCACTTCCAGGATTTGATCTCATTGAAGATTCTATTGATGCGATCAGATCTATTAAAGGTTGCACGAAGATCGACAGGATTTATTGATCTTGACTCACGAAGCATAAAGGCACCGGGTGTGCTCGGCTCAGAAACAATATCAAAACAGATCAGCTGGAAATCCTCTTGTACAACTGTGTGTCCGTCCTGCTGACGAGTAGATCCTACGCCTCTTGAGGAAATCCCAAGTGTAACTCCTGATTCGATGAGACTCTGCAAGATCTTTCCGCTAGGAGTATCTAGCAGCTCAACAGATCCATAAACAGTATCTCCCTCCATCCGGGCTTCTCTAACGATATGAGAGGCGTTCTTGAGTTCAACAACAGAGGTGTCTGGGTGATCACACTCACCAAGCGCGCGATTTTCTCGGATGAACTTCTGGTAGTTGATTATCTCTCTTTCCAGTATGGCTCGTGGGTAGATTCTACCATTTTGATTGAGTGTATCAGATCTCTGGATTATGCCCTTAAGCATGATCTTGCCCCCGTTAAGGGCTCGAGACTCCTTGATGAGGTCAGGAGTAAGTGAGAGGGGTGTCCACTCAGTAAGCAGAGAAAGTGCGCTCATTTTGCCTCCTTAGATTCCTCGATGAGCTGTGATAGAGTCATTAGTCGACCAAGGGTCTCGTCATTTAGGTTCTTAGTATCAAGATCATTAACGCGCTTTCTTATGTTAGAGATGTTCTCCTGGATAATCTGATTTTTCTCATTCTTCTCAATTTCATCTAGGCAGGCAAGAGAATCAACTTTAATCTTTTGAGCACGCTCAATCATCCGCTCTGTTGGTCCCACATCAGACTTCATGAGGACATAATCTCTTATGATCGCCTGCTGATCCTGCGTAAGACTTCCTGCATACTTTTTATTGAATTTTTCATTGAGGATTTTGACAACAAGCGTGTCAACATTTTCGTTTACCTGAGGCATTGGCTCGGCGTGGGGCAATTCACTTCTTAGCATCTCAACGAGCTTTGTCTCAATTAGAACTGTCTTGGCAAGATCAGATCTATCGCCAAGCGCCCATTCATTGAGCGCCACCTGGATCGTAGCAAGGTCTCTGTAGTTTGAGATTCGACGGTGAAAAAACATGCTATCATTGAGCGTGTGATTGATATCCTTGATTAGAAGAGACTTCTCTCTATCAAGCTTTGTAAAGTCAATACGACGCGCTGCTGCCTTCGACTCTGTCAGAATAACTGCAGATATGGCAGAATCAGAAACTCTTGTTTTTGCAAGAGCATTGAACAGTCTGAACTCCTTAAATAGCTCAGTGTCCCTAGCAAACCGCTTTGAAACAATGTCAAGCGCGATTTGTGCCTTGCTTCTGTTTCCTTCGATTAGGTATGAAGAAACTGCACGAAGCAAGAGCTCATATACAATTCCAACATTTCTTTTCTTGTTATGATTGATTCCCGTTTCCATTACTCTTTCTCCCCTGTCGTATTTGACACAGAGCCGATATTATCTAATGATCTAAGTATCCCTTCGACTTCAAGATCTCTTTGTTCAGTACTTCTTATACTTCTATCTAGAAATTTTTCAATAAAGCTATCCTTTTCGTCAATCTTTATCTTGTGTGCATTCTTGAGGGGATTGACGAGATCTTTCTTTTCTCCGTAGGGATGTGCTATTGAATCTCTTGGGTCTTTCTTGTCGGATCCAGCAAGATCATCATGGTGAGTCCTGGTCCCGATAGATCCTGTCATCTTTCTTCTTGATCTGTTGTAAATTTCTCTCTCTGCATAATCGGGTCCAACTTTTGTCTTCTCATCAAGAATCTTGCGAGGTGAAACCGGCGGAGATCTTGTGAGTCCAGCAAAAGCCTTCAAGGGCAATCCCTTTGAGGCAGCTATGCGAGACAGATCGATCTCTGGATCTCCGTCAAGCTCATCAATCTTCGGGAGTCCCCTTGGATTTCTGGTGTCTCCTGCTGTTATTGGAGTCTCTCCGCCGCCGGGACCAAGGTCAATACTTGAGGTCTCAGGGCCTGTCTCAGCGGACTCACCAGGAGATCTTCCTGGAGCACCTTCAGCTCCTTCCTCATCAGTCCCAGGTAGCTTAACAGCTTCGAGCTGGAGTGACTGCTCCTTGTCCTGCACAAGACCCTTGTCAATCGCATCAATCTCTTCGTCTGGCATCATAAAGATGTTCTTCTTGATCCACTTTAGATCGACAAGATTCTCAACGTTCTTTGCTGCCTGTGCAATGGTAAACTTTGTATTGTAAAGCTCCAGCTTCTGTTGTTGTGCAATTGTTGAAGGATTTGTGAGCTTGAGCTCAAAATCAAGAAGATCGTGTCCGTCAAAACCGTTGCAATAAAGATGAACAATTGCAAGCTTGTTTAGCTCAGAAATGATAGTGCGCTGAATTCTGTTGATTGATCGAGAAAATCTAATGTCTTCCTGCGACAGTGTTGCTTTGGCGCCGAGACCCTCATCGTATCCAAGGTATGCCTTGGGAATCTTGAGAGCAGAAAACAGCTTCTTTTGGATGTACTGGACGTCTTCAATTGCTGCAGCGTTGGTTCCGCCTCCTAGATTTTCAACCTTTGTCCCAGTTTGTCCGCCTCGAACGGGAATAAAATAATCCTCATCGACGCTCATTGGATTATATCTGAGATCAACTCGACCAGAAGTTCTATCGATAACCTGGTTTTTCTTAAGAGTAGCCTGTGCCTGCTCCATGTAGTTTGGAATTTCCTCAGGAGGAACGTTTCCTACGTCAACATAGAAGACTCTTCTATCTGGTGATCTAACAATTCGATAGACAAGCATCGAATCTTCAATGAGAATAAGCTGTCTCCAGATTCTTCTAGCAGCCTCAAGAACAGAAGTTCCATAAGGTAAAAATGCATCATTTCCAAGAAGTCTAAAATGCGAAACTTGCCAATTCTGGAGAAGTTGATTTCCCTGTGTTACCCAGCGGTATCTAACAGCAAGCGGATCATTTTTATCAAATCCTTCCTCTCTTTCGATCTCATTTACAGCAATCGGAAAGACGTTGATGACGCCATGCTCAGGAGAGACGTCATTGAAAAGGAAGAAGTCTCCATACTTGCACATGTTCCTGGCCCATGAAGTCATGTTAAAGTTGACATTCAGGGTGTCATAAAAAAGCTCGTTTAGAAGCCTCTGGATCTGTGAATTCTCAGAGTAGATGTGAAGAATATTTCCCTTGTCATCGGGAGATACTGTCTCTTCTGAGTAGATGTCGAGGGCACTTGCAATCTCAGGAGTATATTCCATTTCTTGGAAATCAGAATATCTCGCCATTCTATCATACGCGCCGTAGGCGCTCATTGCTGTGCTATAGACGTTGCTTTGTGTCTTTCTAAATAGCTCGTATGCAGACGTGCTTGTGTCGTTCGGCTTGTACTCTCTTACTCTTCTTTTAACGACAGGGCCACTGCGAAACAGGGATGTGAGTCGATTGAAGATGTTTTCGTTTTTTGCCATGTCTATCCTTTAAAGACCCACGCAAATTCAGGCGGGATCATTCCTGGTTGATTTCTTATTCCTCCAGTCACAAGATCTCTCTTTGCCTGGACGTTCCGTATGTGTTCGTTCCTCATAATACTATTCGATGCGCCGTTAAAGTGATTAGCATTAACTGCCATTCCTGCAAGCATTGCTCTATTTATTGCACCCGAATCTCGAGAATGTTCTGCAGATGCATCATAAAGCCACGATCCAATTGCAAGAGACATCACAAGATCATCGTTCTCTCCCTTCATAGCAGAAACCCTGTTGTCCTGCCAGACGAAAGTCTTAAGTTCATCATAAAAGCGAGAAGAATAAGTTACAAGCTGCTTGTTTCTTAGTAATTCTTCAAGTTTTGTAAGAATCAATCCGCGAGTCTTGCCGCTGGTGTTGAATCCTGCTGTCTCGGTCTCTCCAGGGGGAATATAGTCTCCGATATAGACTGCATTGCTCTTCTGGTAATACATCCTCGGATAGTTTAGATCTCTCAGCTTTATGATAGTGGCATATCCGTATGTGTTATTTTCAGGGCAGAGCAATGCTTTGTTGTATAGCATCCCAAATTCATATAACAGGTCACCAAATCTATCTGGTGCAATTTTTCCACGGTATTCTGCAACTACGTCTCCGACTCCGAGATCTATCACGTGGAAAGTGGAATAGTCCTTTCCGTCACCGCGTGCAACATCAGCTGAAATTAGATACTTTGATTCTGCTAGTGGGTATCTCCAGATCCAGACGTTTCTATCGAGTCCCTTTCTATCAATCGGTGTCTTGATATTCGCATACACCCACTTTAGCTCGTCATCTCCGAGAAAAGTCTCTCCTGATGATGCGAAATCGCATAAAAGCTCTTGTGCAACTTGACGAGAAGACATATTTCTTGTCTCCTTGTCAAACCACGATTGATCTCTTTCTGGGTGAACGTCCCAGTTAAGCTTGATGGGATTGAATTCATTGACCCCTGATTCAGCTTCTTTGTAGAGCTTATAGTACTGTCCTCCGACACCGTTCGGAGTTGACAAAATAATTGCCCTGCCACCGGTTGACAAAGTAGGATAAAGACCTGTCCATAGCTCGTCAAAGTTTCTAACGAAGGCAGCCTCATCTACAATTAGCAGAGAGAGTGACTCAGATCGACCAGCATCATCAGAAGTCGGAACTGCCTTAATAGAAGATCCGTGACTAAACTCTACAAATTGCTTGTTATCAGCCACAACCTGCGGAAGAACTAGCCAGGGCGGAAGATTTCTGAGGATTGTCTTTGTTTTCTTGATGAAGTTCTGTGCAACCTGCAGCTTTGTTGCAATAATAAGGATGTTTTTATCTTTTTGAAAGAGTGCCAGCCATACTGCGTATGCTGCAGTAAGTGTTGAAAGACCAAGCTGTCGACTTTTTACAACAATATTAAATCGATGATCTATGAAGTCTTTGACACAGTCATCCTGGAAGGGGTATGTCTTAAATGACAGAAGTCCCTTGGTTGGATGCTGGATCTTGACATAAGTGTTAAAGAAATAAACTGGATCCTTTCCACATCTGATTATCTCTTGGACCTGCTTTGTCTTGTTTGGTGCAGGTGATGTCGCCATTTAATCACCGATTTTGTATGTCGTCTTTCTCCGATAATAAACAGTGCGCTTTGGATTGTAAGGGGACATTGAAATCATCTCAACGGAGTCATCAGATACAACCTCTTTTAGCTTTAGAGCGCTTCCTGATGCCGCCTTGTATGCCTTCTCAATTTCCTTCACTCTGTCCTTGATCTTTACGACAGACTCTTCTGCTTGAGCTCTTAGCTGGTCTCTTGGGTTTATTCCCATTACGACATTTGCTATCGTCGTGTACGTAAAGACAATGACATCTCCCTGCATTGTGCTTTTTATGGAGTGTGTCGGGGATGCAACAGTTGAGCTAGCACCCCAGGTGTCATTTAGAATCTGTCCAAGAATATTGACCTCTTGTGTGCTAAGCATTGTAACCTCTTTGTCGACGAATTAGTTGCATTCTACTGTTGATATACATATCTATCTGCTCACGTGATGGCCTCCACCCGGATAGCCACTCGGATTGGCGTGCCTCAACAAGCGTCATAGCACATTCTTGACACATCTCAAATTTCTCAAAATACATCCAGTCCCTGTTTGCATCATGTGGAAATTCACATGTACCACAGAAAAATGGCATCGAATCAACATGAGACTTTTGCGAATCCATCTTCCCATCCAATGTCGACAACATTATCAACAATATCCTTGATTGCATCAACATGTGAAATAATAAGAATGTTTTTGAAATAAGTTTTTAGATTAGTTAGAAGTCTAGCACAGGCTTCGAGATTGCTGTCGTCGAGTGCACCAAATCCCTCGTCGATTATGAACATGCTTGACTTAGGAAGAGAAGAAATATTGGTAAGTGCGACACGGATCGCTATCGAAGCAATCATTTTCTCCATACCAGATCCAAGCTCAATAAGGCGCTTGTTATCACCATAGTTCAAATAGATCTCAACAGAATTTGAATCATCACAGTCTATTTCAACTGTGAATCCTGCGATCCCATCAAGAATCTCTCCGATCTCCTGATTGATCTTGGGAAGTGCATGTGAAATAATCTCTTGGGGCACACCTTTCTTAGAAAATGCAAGCTCGAGAGTCTCTAGAATCCTAAGTGCCCTGATAGATGAGTTAATTTCACTGATCTGGTTCTTAATGTGTCGGATCTTTTCAGTTTGAATTCCTATCTCTGTTGCAATCTTGATAAGTCTAGATTCGCAGTCCTTTAGGTCTCTTTCAAGGTCTGAGATTAGTTTCTCATCTGATTCATTGGTATCTCTGGTAAGCTCAGAAATTTCAATGATTCGCCTGTTGATTGTAGAAAGATTAGTCTCTCGAGAAGCTATTCTTTCGTTTAGAATTTCCTCTTTGGAATGTTTTGCCTTAAGATCAGACTCAAGCTCCCTGGATAGATCTTTTATTTTCTTAGCTTTTTCAAGGGCAGCAACAGGATTGTCTCTCTCAAGTGCTGACGCCCGATTTTTAAGGATGTCGATGGCACGCTGCTTCATAGTAACCTGCGATTCAGCTACAGGAAGCTTCTCCTTGTTAGCGTGTGACTGACAGATGAACTGGCAGGTCGGGTACTGACCCATACATGGTACAACGTCTAGAAGTTCAACAGACTTAAGGAGAGTGTCTCTTTCACGCTGTCTTGAATTGAGATCTTTCTCTTCAGAAATAATTTGCTTTCTAATGTCAGTCTGATCTACAGCCATCTTCTCGAGATCTGAGAAGTTAATGCCTTCGAGTGCAGACTGGGCTCGCGTCGACTTGTCCTTGATTGATTCAATCTTTTCTTCTAGAGAAGACTTTTCCTGTCTAATCTTCTCAAGTTCAGACTCGATGGATGCTTTTTCACTTTCGAGACGAGACAGCTCCCTTCTGTTCTTTATTTGATCATGTGGGACTTTGCTTGTGGCGTCATTTATCTTGTCACGCAGAGATCCGATCTTTGTCTGGGTCTCTTCTTTTTCCTGCTCAAGATTTTCAATCTTGTCCTCGCAGATCTTAATTTGCTCATTGCATTCAATTTCAGATCCGGCAAGTTTTAGCTTCGTCTTGTAAGGAGCAATGTCTGACTTTACCTTGTTGTTAAGATCTTCAAAATAATCAATGTCAAGAAATCTTGTTAGCATTTGCTTTCTTGCTGTAGACTTCTCATTGATGAAGAGATTCATGTTTCCCTGGGGAGAGAGACATGTGTAGAAAAAGTCATCTGATGTCCCAATTAGGCGACGCAAGACCTTTTCTGTCTCTCTTCTCTGTTCATCGTTTAGGTCTACATGCTCAGCAAGTCCGTTCTCAACCTTTGAAACAGAAAGAGTTGTGCTTGCCCAGACTTCTGACTTTTTAGGGTAGTTCTTGACTGTCTCTCTGGTGATCTCGTATTCATCAGAAGAAACTGACAGATTAATCTTTGTTTTGCAAAATTCCTTTTTTGAATTTATCACGTGAAGATTTTTCATACTTCCACGATCCGTGGTATTGAAAAGTCCGTATGTAATAGATCCAATAATAGAAGACTTGCCAGATCGATTCTTTCCAAAGATGCCTGTTATTCCAGGAAGCTTTCTAAAATCGATGCTGTTGCTATCGCCATAGGCAAACAGATTGTCAAAATCAATCTTATTAAGATCCCACTTAACATTTCTTACTTCATCTTCAGCACCTTGTCTTGACTTTAGATAAAAGTCTAGCTTCTGAAGTGTTTCAGATTCTATCTCGCTGGGAAGCTCTCTTCTTTTTATGAAATCCACAAGAGACTGTTTGACATCAATTGTAGAAATTTCTTGAACTCTTTCGGGCGTCGAAATAACCGAATCAGCGAGAGTTTTGTATGTTATCTCAACAGGAGAGCATGACGATTCTACAAGATTGCAAATCTCTCTTACTTTAATCGCATCCCGTGTTTTAATGTCAAATCTTACTCTTGCCTGGCCGGGGATTGACTTGACAATTTGCTCTGGATGATGAACGTCATCAATCTCAACAGTTAAAAACGGGTGTACGTTTTTAACAGAATGAAATTCAACATCAAAATCATTCTTTGATCTGATATCCCAGACAAGAAATCCCTTTCGGTTTTCTTCAGAATAATTTTGCTGGATAGTTGATCCCGGGTAAGCGATAGTTCTTTGCTTGTTTAGAAACTGTCGCTTGTGAATGTCACCAAGCAGAGAAAAATCAAATCTTTCAAAGAAGCTTAAATTTGTCTCTCCCTCTAGCTCGTAGTCTGTATCAGAAACAGCGCCCTTCACAGATCCGTGATAAAGCGCAATATTCACCTTACTAGGGTCGATTTTTACATCTTCCCAAGGCTCTCTGTCAAACAGGGAAAAGACATGAAAAAGAACATCAGGATCGAGCGTCTCGTAGGTTCCTGACTTCTTCATAAGTCTAATTCTTGGATTGTTTAGCGTGGATATGATCGGAGAGATTGCATCTTGCCGATTCTTGTTCATGATTAGTCCATCATGATTGCCAAGAATGACATCAACAGGTGCAATCTTTGCAAGAGATTCAAACCACCAGCTTAGAATGTCAATAAGCTCTGGAGTAATTCCCTGTGTCTTAGAATGGACAATGTCACCGCCGATATAAATCAGATCGGGGTTTATTTCTCGAAGTGAGTTAAATGCATCTTCGAAAGCGATCTTGTATTCACTGTGCCTAGCAAGGCCACGAAAATGAATGTCGGCAAAGTGCGCAATTTTCATAGATCAACTATACGTGTGAATTTACTAGAATTCAATTTCTAAGCTTCTTTATTACCCGTGCCATCTCAACGATTTTTTCGTCAAGTTCAGGAATTCCAGTCTCATCTCCGCTCATTCCGTCATAGAGATCAATTGCCGCTCTAATGAGAGAGAAAAGTGCGTATCTTGTTGTGACAAAATCGTCGTCACATTTGCATGATCCTGAGCAGCCGCAGCCATCTGTAGCTGGCGGATCATCGATGTCTCCGGGTAGGTCCTTCCTTCGATAGATTGCATCATCAGATAGGATCTTTCTTATTATTTCTCTTATGTTCTGCATGATGATATAACTATCACAGAATTGAGCCACTTCTAATTGAATGAATGCGAGAAAGAAGGGAAGTCCTAGCAGACCAATCTGTTATTCTCGCTACAGATTCCTCGATCTCATCCCGACTCATGCTTCCTAGGTCTTTTTGATCAGGAATATTCATAAACTGAACCTTGCATCCGTATTCTACAAGAGAGTCAGCAATTTTTTTTGCCTTGTCTTGTGCATCATGATCAAGTGCCATTATAACGTGTGATTCATTGAGGACAAGTTTTCTGAAAATTAGGCTTGTAGGTAACAGAGAGGATCCAAGAATAACAGCACTATTTCTGTTCAGGCTGATTTGGTCAAAAACACCTTCAACAAGGAATATTGGTTCATCCCAGTTTATGTCACATTCATTAAAAATAATTGAAGTCTTATCGACCTTTGAATTAATGTACCTGTATCTTGACTGATCGTCGATACTTCTAGAGACAAAGTAGTTTTCGTCTCCCTGATCATCGAGAGAGATAAAAAAGATTCGTCTGGGGTCTCTTCCAGTGGGTGTCATTCCAATTCGATATCGATACATTTCTGGTTCATTGACACCACGAGAAGACAGATAAGATATTGCTGCCCTTACGTTTGGAGATCTCGATCCAAGTAGATTTACGATAGGAACAAAACCCTCTGGATACTCAAAGACAATCTCTTCTTCTTTTTCAGCAATATCTTTGATAATGTGCTGGTTGAGAAACTTTTCTCGATAAAGGTTGACAAGCTCTCGAGATTTTGATTTTCTTAAAATCGGAACAAGAGTCTTGCCTTTTTCATTGCAAACCCAGCAGTGAAAGCTCCAAGTGCTCAAAGAGATTGAAAGCTTTTTCTTTTTTGCGTCTTTGCAGAGTGGGCAAGAAACAGCAATATCCTCTCCGCTTCGAGAGACTATTCCCTTTCCAAAGGTTCTCTCGATGAAAGATACTTTCTCAGTTATTGTTGGTTGCACATATAAGATTCTATGTGAAGACCTACTCTTTACAACCCATCGATCCCGCAAGGGCTATAACATAGGCATCTGCCATATCATAGGCGATCTCTTTGATCTCACCAGATTTCTTCAAAGGCCAGTCAATGCTTACTTGACTTGACACCCACTCAAAGACTTTCTGCTTTGTATTTTTTGTTTTGTCTTTGTGATCAATTTTGATCTTTAGGTGGTTTCTTGCGTTTGTTACATTGAGAGACACTGGATCAACTTGAAAAACCTGGTATGAGACATAGCTGCAAGCTCCGTTGAATCTTGCAAGCGTATTGATAGTGTGTGCAGAAGAGAGGCCCCTTCTAAATGAACTCAAGTTCTGCTCGATGAAGACTCTATCGACATTGAAGTCTTTCTTGATGACTTGTAATCGCTCTTTCACAAACTCACACTTTTCTGAAAATGATGTGTGCTTGGTTAGAACGATAGGCTCTATGTGGACAATTTTCCCAGAAGAATCAAGGCAACAAACACCTGTGCAAGATGTTGAAATGTCAAGTCCCATCACAACGCTAGAAGTCATATCTCAGCCTAAAGGTAATTTCATCTCCCTCTCTCTTTTGAACAACTTGAGAGAGATTTGCACGCATAACAATGTTGAAGTTTTCATCGTGCAGGTTTATTCCAGAAATATACACGAAGTCTTCTGCCTGTTCTGATATTAGATTTGTTGGTGGGAAACTCTTGTATGTCTGATTATTTGATTTATTGAATAGATCGGATCTAGCAGGTACAGAGAAGTTTGCAACTGTCTTTCTCATTTCTCCCCTGAAGCTTATCTCGAATGAGTTTTTTCCAAAGAAAGAAAGGTGAGGAGAGATGATAGTGATAATTCCGTGATCATAAAAGACAGAACCTACACGATTCCAGGCTGCAGCCTTGGTAGAAGAGTCTGATCTATAAATGTTTCCCCTAGAATCATCTCGAAGGGTCATGGATAGACCTCCAGACCCAGAAAGAGAAGAATCTGTCATGACAAGAGTCCCAGGGACTATTCTTGTCATATAGTAGAGGCTTGGAACAGAGAACATGACTGACCTATTTGAGCTATTATCAATAGATCTCGTAGTAGTAGATCCATAATTGACATTCTGGTATAGAGGCAAGTATGGATCAGATCCGTCATAGCTAAAGTCATCAAAGGCGACGGAAGGAACGTAGATTCCAGCCGGAACAAGAGAGTCCATCGAAATTAGCATTGAAGATGTTCCAAATCCAATTTCTTTGAATCTAGATCTATCTTTCTCTAGAACAGAAAATGAGGGCTCAAAATTTCCATCATCGCAGGGAAGAATAAAAAAGTTTCTTGCTCTATTTTTTTGCTGCTGCATTAGCAGCTGCTCAACAGTTCCATCACGAGAATCAAAAGGTGTAGTTACAACAGTCCCTTCAGACATGTTATAGGCTCGAGATTGCTTGACCCTTGCGAAATCAATTGTGAAATTTTGAAGATTAACAAAGGTTGAATTATATCCGGATGCAAGACTAAAAGATACTGGGCTATCAGTGCGCTGTGAAGATATCGAAGTGGGTGTATAGTAGGTAAACACTGCAGAAGGAATTGATGAAGTAAAAAACGGAGGGAGGAAGAAAGCGGGCCCAGTTGTTTCTGGAGAGTCAACAATTATATCATTGATGTTTGAAACTTCAGAATCTGTGATGTATCTCTTGAATAGCGTTAGATTGTGAATTTCTGCGTTTAGAGGGTGACTAAATCCAAATCCTACAGGGTCAGTTGTACTTCCTACAGGATCTATTAGAGTCCCGTAATTTATCGCGGCAAAAGTGTTGAAAAACTTGGATATTCTGTCTCCGCTATTGTAATAGTTTCCAATCACAAGTGCATCAGATGAAAGACCTGTTGATATTGAACTACTTGGAATGTTGAAGATGAATCTTTTTTCATCAATGTTTATCGAACAGTCTCCGTAGCTTCTTGTGCTTCCTCCCCATCTAATTGTAACTCGATGCCAGCTGTCTCTCTTCAGCTCCTCAGGAGGCGAAAATATAAGATTTGCAGGAAATGAAAGTGGGATAGAGGAAGCATCAATGCTGGATGGCGCAATATCAGCACTCTGACTAAGCTGCAACAAGACTCTAAATGTATCTGGTTTTCCATCAATCCCAACAATTGATCCGCTTATCAGAGAAACGCAGATAGAAGAAGAAAGATGAAATACTGTCCCAGCTCTAAAATGCCCAGTTTCGTCGATAGGTGCCCTCGGCTTGATGAAAAAGTCAAGGCTGAACGGACCTTCGGGCGTATAGTCTCTAATTCCGTCAATGTTTGGAAAATTTGGAAATACAAGAGCTGAGCTTGTTCCAAAGTTGCTGGAAGAGACAAAGTTCAAGCTGTTGTAGTTTGTGTAAGCATTGAAAGAAAGAGGGTTCTGGATTCTCTGTTCTCTCATTAGAACATGTGTGGCGGATTTTCTTTGAAAATTTATCCATTCTCCAGGATCTTGATCTGCTCCTCCGCTTGGTCCTTCAATGACTGAAGGTGGAGATGAATATCTAACGGGATATGTTGTTGAAAACTGCTGTGCATTCACAGCAGAGTCAGTTGCACTTCGAAGATACGTCTCCATGATCGTACTGACATCTAATACACCAGAGATGACTTGCTGACTTGCGTCATACAGGAAGTCATCATCTGCTGTAACGCCATCTGTCTCAACAAATCTCGTACCTGATCTTTCTCCTACAAAAGACCTGATCGTTTGTGACTGATTTGAAAAGATATCAACTGATCCAGTCAGGCCCGAAGATGAAGAGGAAAACGATCGGCTTGGTTGTAATACAAGCGTCGTTACCTCTATCAGATCCGGGCTGATCTCGATGACAGACATAACACCTCAGTAGTCGAGTCTTACTCTAAATGACAGCTTCTTTTCGTCATTTTTCTCAACAGGTCTCGAAAGTTTTGCAACTGCAAGAAGGTTATCTGCAGCATCGTAGAGTCCGATCGTTGTAATAAACGTAAAGGACTTCTGTGTTGTCTCTTCGCCCTGATCAATTACAACTATTCTTCCATCAGAATCTGTGAATGTCGGGTTTGATGAATAGTTGAACTCATCTGCAGAGGCCTCACAGAACACCAGTGTTGAATTGATTGCAGTAAGATTCTGGAATGTGATAGCAGTGTCGTTAGAATTGCTAGAATTTCCAAATCTAACCGAAGCTAAGTGATTGATGATGTCATCCATTGAAGAGGATACAACAAAGTCTGGAATGAATCTGGCAGATGGATTTTCAACAGCTGACCAAACATTTCTTCCGATAAACGTTGTTCCTGCCTGGGTGGTGACTCCGCCAAATGTATCAGATGCAGTTGCTGCACTGATTACTCCGCTCATATGCTGCGATGAAAAGAACACCTTTTCCATGTCAAGGACAGCGATTCCCTGATCGTAGAAGATCAAGCCCACGTTCTGCGAGGTGTTAGATGCATTTATCAAATTTGAAACAGTTCCACCATAGGTAAACTGGGGAGCTGATCCGGCGCCTGCATCGGTGACAATAAATGATCCTGATGCAGCAGGATAGTCTATGTTAGATGCTGTCAGGGTGTTTCTGATTGACTTCTCATATGCAGAAGCATTGACAGATCCGTCAAGGGCTGCCGATGCGAAGATCTTCATTGCGAATGTTTCGTGCTTTATTCCATCTCTTGAAAAGAGTCTCTTAAATGGAATAAAGACCGCAGCGTCAATTTTGTCATCGGTTCCAGCATTTGTAAAAGGAGAGGTAAACTGAGCGTTTGCATTCCCGAGTAGAATCTGCGCAAACTGACTGTAGACTTGAACCTTCTCTCTCATCATTGCAGTATTTGAATCAAATGTAAGCTTACCAGCAGTGTCAACTCCGTATCCAGGAGCTCCTGTAACGAGTGTGCTAGAAGCAAAAAGACCAACTGTTATGTCAAACATCTCGTTGGCGGTTGCAAGAGTAAAATCTTGATCAAAGACTGTCTGGAATAAAGAAGACGTGATAGATGCAGCACCAGATCCAGAAATGAAAACTTCATATGCCTTTCTGGTTGCTGATCCGCTGACACTTTCCTGGACAACATCGACAAGCTGATTTAGAAAAGACTTTGCTGTCTTTATGTCTTTAGGTCCGATACCTTTGTAGACTGGCATTTTTTATCCTTACTGTGTAGTTGTAACGTTGACCTGAATGTCAGTTCTCTGACCTGAATTTCTTCCAATTATTGCAACGTATGTTGTGATGTATGAAGTTCCAGGAATTTTATATGCAAGTTGAGTTGCTGCAGGAACAGACTGTGGCACGATGCTAAAGGAAAGCTGCGAAAGCGGGTTTGTTGCAGATGTTGAGCTTGCCGGGAATGTGTAAGTTGCAACGTTTGTTGAAGAAATAGACGTCGGAGTAGTTACATTGTTAGAAAAAGCACGAAGAAAACGATTATCAAGGTAGACAAAGAAGTCATCATCGATAAGCTCAGGAGGACAAGAAAATCCATCTGCTATTGTTAGCTGTACACTTACTGCCTGAGCTGATTTGCTGGAAAAGTTCAAAGAAATTGCACCAACAGGAGAGATCTCAAAAGTCGGAAGGTAAGTTACAACATTTGAAACTGTCGATACGCTAACAAGACTATTTCTAAGGGCAATATTTGGATTCGTAAGGGCCTCGAAGACAGGTGTGTTCTTTTCTATCTTCTCTTTTCCAACTGTTCGACCGTATTGCTCTATGATTCCATAGTCAACTTCATCATCAGCAAGCGCAAACTTCGTAATAACAAATCGACCCTGTGAGGCAAGTAGCCTTCTACCTGTATCTGTAAGAACAGCGTCAAGGATGATGTTGTTCGTGCTCTGGTCTAAGAAACCCATATTCTTCTAACCTCTCATCTTTAAATATCACACTTTTTAGTTCGCAGGTAAATCAATTAGCTGTGTAAAACCTGGCTAGACTTGCAGGTATTCCGTCTGATCCTATTCTAATGTCTCCGATTGAAATGTCAACTGTTTGATTTTGAATGAGATTTATTTCTGTAAGTGAAAGTTTGTAATTTATGCCATCAAATCCTGTTGTCGAAATCAAAGAAAGCGATTCTCCCTCTCTTGTGACATCAAGATATTCGGGATCAAAGTAGATCCTAATCCTGCTGTGTCCGCTGTCCTTGATTAGATCGCTGAAGAAATCACCCAGAATATTGACATTTGGATATGGCTTTGGTGCACCAGCAGTAGAGATCCTAGAAACAAGAAGTTTTCCTGTTATTCTATCAAATCTTACACGGAATTGCTCAGAAAAAGAAGAAGAGTATCCGTGAGCATCAATACAGCACAGGGCGTAGATGTAATCGCTGGAAAAATCAACGAAGGTTGTATCAAGATAACTCTTCTTTGGACCTGACTCTATTTGAATCTTGCTCTCAGGAATTGTCTCTCCTGACGTGTATGGCAAAATTGTGTTATCAAAATTGATCTCTCTTATGATTGAGAAGGGATCATTTATACTCTTCCTTCTAAAGACCTGAAATCTCTTGATATCTTTTTGTGGATTAGAGGGAAAGTTCCATCGAATGTATAGTCCAGAAAGTGTCTGCTGGAAGGAAATGTTGACCGGTGGGTCGGGAGGAATTATCTCAATGCAGTCAACAGTTGCAAATTCACCAGTAGATGCAAATAAAGAAATTGCGACAGAAAACCCTTCAGGCGTAGGAAATGATGATGTATCTGCAAGAGAAAAAACAGACGAATAAATCGTTCTAATCTTGTACTTGTATGTTGCTCCGTACCTTACTTGTGTATCCTGGTATGAGCTGATTGTGGGATCTTCAATTACTATATCTGGGTAACGAAGCGTTGAACCGTCAAGCTGCTCACCATATTTCTCAATAATATAGCCAACTTTTCCGCTTCGAAGACCCGATGTCTCTGTTCCCGATCGAAAAAAATTAGAATAAACAGTCTCAATTTCAACGTCAATTTCATTTTCTGTTATTCTAAAGGGATCAAATGCCGTAGATTTTGCCCTATCCTGAACGGGAACTGATTCATTATACGCTGCTGCAAATTCATCAGCATATGCAGATGCTTGCCATCGTGCAGAAGTCTCAAGAATATCAGATACAAATAGGTTATTCAGAGACAGGCCAAGATTTACTGCTTTTACATCGGTCTCATATAAGTTTGTTATCTCTGAACGTGTGTCTGCCTCGGAAAATTTAAGACCAGACGACTGTTGCCTTCCTGCGCTAAGAAAATCTCTTGTCGATGCATTCGTTGCAGAAACATCCGACGAGCTTGCAAAGCTGTAGATCTTCTCATCGACTGCGGTGTCATGAATGAGAATTCCCGAAAAATTATTATCAAAGGGTGCATCCTCGTAGATTAGCTTTCCTTGATCGATTGCGTTGCTAATCGTCAACCCCTCGGGCAGTGAAGTATTTTCATATTCAGTATTTGATGAAAATGAAAGGTTCACAACTCGAGGTAGAACTCCATTTTCATAGTTTTCAGATACAAAAAGATATTGATCAGTGTCTGCATCGATTGAATCTAAGAAAGTCTCCTCAGAGACTCCTTCGTCTCTTGTGTAGTAGTTGTACACAAACTCTGCTTCTATTTTTTCACTTTTTGGAAAGTAAATGTAATAGAAAGGAATGCTTACAGATGAAGTTGCGAAGAGAAGATCAGAATCTGTAATGTATGAAGACATTATGAGTTTATCCTTGCATAAAATTCTGTAAGAACATTTCCTACATTTTTTCCTTCATATAGAACATATACGATCTTGTCAAACAGAGGTGAAGATTCAAGGTCATCAAGCATTGTTGTAGTTATAAAGTCTCTGTGCATCATTATCATAGATCTAAGCCTTGCATATTCGAGTGCTCTATCTGCATCCTCAGTCCCATATCCAGCTGCTATAAGGATCTCATTGGCTGTGATGAGCTCTGGATAGTCTCGTGACATGGGGGTTTTTGTAGTAGCATACCTTACATATAGACCGTAAACGTCCTCAAGATATGACTGCAATGCTGCCTGGACCACTGCAGAAGAGTAATCGATGGATCTCTGATTTTCTGTCATTTCAGATCTAAATAGAGTTGAAAGAGAAGAAAGACCAGAGTTCGACACTAGATACCCGATGCTATTATCGGATAGATCGCTTGGTCTTGCATTTGATTCAAAGTCATCATACATTCCAACGATGAGACTATTGAACGGACCTCCAGTATCTGGTCTATTGTTTTTTGCAGATTCAATATACTTGAACTGGTAATCTATTTTGTTTTCATCAGTTTCTGCAGAGACATCGTCAGCAAAAAGATCAACTCCAAAATAAAACTTTCTTTCGGATTGAGCAAGTCGTAATCTCTCGAGTAGGCCGTACGGGATACCCACTATACAGACTTGAAGGTCTGATCTTTCTGGTATCCTGTCTTTAAAAACTGCCTCAATTATCGATCTATAGTTTTGTGACCTTGTCGCAATCGTGCTTATGCTTGTTCCGGGTATAAGTGTCTGGTATCTTTGTGATCTATAGAGAAGCTCAACAATTGACTCTGGTGTTAGATATCTTCCAGCGATCCTTGATGCTCTGTCTGAATCTCCGCCATATTGTCCTGCTATTATTGAGATTTGATTTTCAATCTGCCTAATTGCACTAACTTGGGAATTCAGCGTGGTTAACTGATACGCAATGAGAGAAATCAAGTCTTGAGATACCTGAAGTGAGAATTTCACAGGAGATCTTGCGAACTTAAAAAATGACTCCTGTCCTATGTCAATATCTGACTGTTCAGGGGATTCTCCTGTGATTATCTGATAGTATTCGAAATCAAGATCACTTGCCTGAGTATTCTCAAAGGCTCCTCTCAAAGATTCAACAAGAAATGCAGCAGATGATCTGAACCACTCAATCGAACCTCTAAACCTGTTGTTTGACTCATTATAAGAAAGTGCAATTCTAAGTCTTAGCTTTCTAATGAAGTAAAGAAACATTGTAAAAGCTGAGATTTTTATCTTTCTTCTTAGACTTTCTGATGTTGAAATTGCTGGGTACTTTGTCTCAAGTACACCTAGAATTCCATCAAAAATACCAAGAATTCCACTTGAGGCAAAGATGTTGCTAAATGTATCTTCGTAGTTGTCTCCCTTTCCAAAGTCTATCTCAGATTTTGCCTGATTTTTCTGGATTTGATCACCAGTTCCTGTTCTTGTTTTGGTAAAATCAGACTTGCTATCTTTGACAAATCCAGTTGAAAAAGTAAATTTATCATATCCATCACTTTCATTAAAGATGTCGTCTCTGGATCGAAAGAGATCACTTTCAGGATTTTCATTCATAATCTTGGAAAGAAGCATGAGAGCATTTTCATCATTCTTGGATGCAAGACCAAACATTATCATTCTAAGGGTGTCTAATTCGCTTGGTGAATCTGAACAAAGCGAGACGTTTATTGCATGTCCAAAATAATCATAGAAAGCTCTCAGAACTGTCAATGCACACTGGTTCGTTATTACGGCTCTATTTTCAGAAGGAAATCTTGAAAGAGATCCGGCAATTTCATCGATTCCAGATTTTATCAAAGCAAGATCTTCTAGTTTTTTAATCAAAATGTCTTCAATAGGAGAATAAATGTTAGATTCATTGACATTAGAACTAATAAAACTGTCAAATAGTGATAAAATCTGACCTTCAGAAGTTTCCACAAATCGTATAGAGTCCTCGGTTGTCTGATTGATAGTAATGTTTACCAGATCGTCCGGAAGAAAGGCAGAAATTCTTCCCGCATCTTCTCTTCCTGGACGAATTGAAACTGGGAGGCTTTCTAGCTGCGAAAATCCAGACACTTCCATTATTTCATATGCAAGAAATACCGGAATCTGTCTAATAAACTCTGTTGTAGCAGCATCATTTCTAATTGCATATCCGAATTTAAAGGCAAGAGAGTTTCCGTAAGATATGTTATTGTCAATGGCAGCCTGCTCAATTTCATTATAATTGTTAGATGCAGAATAAAATTCAGCAACCTTTGCAATCGATGATTTTGCAAAGGATAGATTAGAATTCATTGATATTCTATCGGATGTAAAATCCTGAAGCTTTGCCACAGTAAATGCATCGACATCATCATATGGATTTAGATAACCAAATTCATCGATATCATTTAGCCTAATTCCCTGAGTTATCTGAAAAAGAGCTGCCTTTAAAATCTGATATTGTCTTGTGGTCTTTATCTGGCTATTTCTCTCAAATTCAGATCCAGCAGGGCCAATCTTCTTTCCTATGAATCTGTCAACCATCTGAGAGTAGATGTCTTTGTTTGAGCTATTGTATTTTGAAACATCGTCATCGACATAGTCGACTGACATATTTCCAAAGTCTCCCGTATCTGAACTTGTAAAAGAAAATGAAAATGCAGATGGTCCAGCAGGTCCTAGCACGTTTCTAGGTTCTGCAACTGTTGTAGCAGAGTCTATCGACACGCTTAAAAGTTCTGAATCTGTGGGCGTGGTAATTTTTGTTGTATCAATAATTTGCTCTTTTAGAGACCCAATCTCTATGAGAGCTTTTGAGACTGTATTGTATTTAGAAAGATTCTCGTTGCGCCGTGACGCAATGACTTCCGGCGCCGTTGGAGATCCGTCACTCAGAACTGAGCCCAGGCTAAGATAGTATTGATTTACTATATCATTTGCCTTTGTAACCGTTGAATCCCTGAGATCATTCTGGATCTCATATATTGACCCAAGATTTGTAGGAACATCTCCCTTAAAGAGGTTTGTTAGAGGAAACGTCCCAAGTATAACAGGATAGCCACTGCAAATTCCGCTTCCGGTAATCTCTGTGTCATAAATCGTTGAATCATATGAAAAGACTGTGCTAGTAATTTCGGGTATTGTTCTTGCTTCAACACCAAGTGATCCTGCTGCCCCTACAGCAGCAGTATTCGGTATTGTAACTCTAAATGCAGGATTTGAAGGTTCTTCACTATCACTTATAACAGCAGGAGATACCTGTGAAAGTGTTGCAGGAATTACCGGGATAGTCACAGCAAGGCTGGGAGATCCGTAATCCGAAATTCTTAGCTGATTAGGCTTTGCAGCGGAGACATTTGAAGCTGAGATTTTTGATCTTGTTGTATCTTCTATTGGCACTAGAATCTCCTTGCAAGGCTAATATTTCCACGATTTCCTGAATAAAAGACTGGAATAATAGAAACTGATATTGGTCTCTGGGTTCCTAAGAAATAAACTTGTCGACTAAGTCCTGTGGGAGTAGACTTAAACACTTCTTGATCGGCAGTTATCTCAAAATAGTCTATTTCTTCGGTATTTCCTGCTGCATTCCAGGAAATGAAATTTCCTCGTCTTGTGATTGACAACCCTAGATTTGACAAAGACACAGATTCCTGAGATTCTGTGCTTATCCTAACATCTGAAAAAACTCCAGTTCTGCCCGAGTAATATCCTATATCAGATAGAGACAAAGAATTTCCCGATCTTATCGTGGATGTTCTAAGTGAAGATCTTGTGAAAAACTTTGAGCTAAAGCTTGTTGATTCTTTTTGTCTATTTCCTATCAACTTGGTTGTGAGATCAACACTTGTTCCGAGATTGAAGGCATTGTTTGCTAGTATTTCCCTTCCTGATGCGAGAGACTCAAGCGACTCTGGTGTCGATCTAACTGCTGCTTCAAATCTATAGATGTATCCGGATATGCTATCATCAGAAATTGTAATGCTTCCCGTTGGAAACACTCCGATTTCTTGCTCTATTCCCGTTGCAAGAGAGATCCTTGTAGTAATGACTCTTGTTATTGGTTTTAAATTGTTTGTCATTTTTTCAAGATCATTTGACAAAAGAGACTCTAGGCCAAGTGACTTTATATCTCCTATGAGATTGTCATACAGCGACTCAGTCTTGTAATCAACAGAAACATCAAAGGTTGCAAAACCCGAGTCTTGACTTGATTCTACAAGAGACGACTTAACAATAGCAAGTTTGTCAAGCTTTAGACCCGGCACAACAATTTCAGACGGACTAGCGTGACTAGTTCCCTGGCTGTCGACGTACTCAATAGAGTAGACGTAATCATATTGTGGTATTCTACTTAGATCTTGAATTAGAAGTGTAGAACTTCCAAAGACATTTGAGCTTCCTACGAACTCTCTATCGCCTCCGAGGAGTTTTTGTCTGTAAAGAAAAACCTTCTTTATAGTGCTATTGATCCCAAAGACTGAAAAATCAACAGACTCATTTGTTAGAGACTTAACATAGAACGGAATAGTCTTGACGTCATTTATGAATCCTGATTTAATCTCTTGAAAGTTTCCTATCCTTTGAGAAAAAAATCTAGAGACTGGAATTGCCCTAACTGAATAGGTTCGATCTGAGTTGTCTACTTCAAACTCAAATGCAGCAACTCCAGAACTATTAACTGGCGACACAGCTGATCCTAGCGTGTCCCGAGATGACATCTCAGTAAAGGAATTACTTGTAACTACAAACTGAAATTCAGATGTTACAGGATCTTCTGTTGTTGCTGCAACTTGTATTTTATTTTTCTCATTCCTGGTTGTTGTCAAATAGAAATGATTATCTGGTATGTCGTATGTTTTTAATGCCTTTGTATGGCTGATTTCCATTGTATCAATTGTAGCTGTTGATCCGTTGGAAAGGACATAAGCAATTTCAGCAGTAAAAATGTCATCTAAATAGGCAGAACCAATCTGGGCCTCAAATTCTATCTTTTCTAGAGAAAAATCAGGTCTATCAATAAACTTTTCAAAGAAAAATCTCTTGGTGTATTTCCTGCTTTCAATGTTTTGATATCTCTGTGAATCGATTTTTTTTATGATGTTTGAACCTGCAACATCTGATTTCTTTATTGAAATGGCAGGTTCTCTTTTTTGAGACGAAAAAAGCCTAACCTTTAGATCTCCATCGATTTGACCAATTAGGCTCTGATCTACTAGAATTGGAAAAACATAGTTGAATCTTATCCCAGGAGATGCCTCTTCATGGGATTTAATGAACACACTTGTAGGCCCTTCAAATTTTGCAAATAATTTGCTTTGTATTCTCTTTATTTTGATCATTTAATCAAATACCACAGTGAAAAGGTTGATAAAAGTAGCTGTCTGAGTGTCATCAAGAAAGACCTTTCCAAAGAAAACTATTCTCTTCCTCGGATGCTCTCTATCAGTTGAATCAAATGCCTCTCCAAAGTCAACTGCATCAAGCTTTGTCAATCCATTTGGAGAGACTTCAAAAAACTGTGCGACCATATCGTTGTCAAGAGAAGTATCTTGTACCTGTATATCGATCCTTTGCTTTATTGGATTGGCATCTGTGCCAAATATCTCTGATTTTAGATCCTCGTATGTGAGGCTGTTGTACTCTTTTATATTGTTAAATTCTGCTATCTCAACGCTTCCTGTAGTGGTTTCAACAACTGGGGGCAAGAACTTAAACTGTGGGTTGTTGGCAAACCGCTTGTCAAAAAATAAAGAGTCAGCTTGATTGACGCTTGAAACTTCTATTTCCTTCGACATGCTATTGTCAATCTTAAAGAATCCACTTATTGGATTCAGAATAAAATTAGGCGTATCGTCAAGAGGATCAGCAGAGGAAATTACTGTGTTATATTGAAGAGAGTTCTTAAATAGATCGACTATTCCACTAATTGCAGAAGAGAAATCAGATCCTGACGTTAAACCCTTAACAACAGATGATCCCTTGTAGGGGGTTCCATCAGACCCAATTTTTGTTCCAAATGCGCTAGCCGGTATCAGCTTGCCCGTGTCATCAGTGACAAGAGAAAGAATATTTTGAGGCTGTTGCGGCATTGCCTCAAGATACAGTCTATCGGTCGCTGTATCGTAAGATCCAGTTACGCTTCCGGGGTCATAGAATGCATGTCCATCTGAAAGGGTTGCATAAGCGATCTTAAGCCCACCCCTTGCAAGCGCCTCTCTTCCCGTGGGTGTCATAACAACATCCATGACTCTCGTCTTTGGATTTAGAATTCCCATAAATGGGCCCTCATAGTCTAATTATTGAATCCAAAACTTCCCGTTATACCAAATACAAGGTTATTGGGACCAAATTTAGCAAATGAAGCTGGAAGGGGACCTCTATTGTGAACAATTCCATCATCAGCATAGGGTCTTGAAGATGTGCACTCGAAGCTAAGATTGCTAGATTGTGTCTCACTGGGAGAAACTACTGTGTCAGCTGATGCGCTAACAAACATTGCATTAATAGCAGCTTCTCCAACGACATCTTTTCCAGTGCTTGTAATTACATATTTTGTATTTCTACCTTGCTCAAGAAGATCTCTAAACTGTCCATATCTATCTCTTCTATAGACACTTCCAGGTCCAATTATTCTCGGGCTTATCATTCCATATCTAATTGAGGCAGCACCCTTATAGTTCTTCTGGACAGCTGCTGGATCATCTACTGCCGGATTTGTTGCTCCATTGTAATACATAAAAAATCTGGAAACATCGCCACGTCCTGCTCCTAAATAAATAGAAGCTGAAGGATTTAAAAGAGAAACAATAAAATCACGCTGTCTAGCTTGTGAATTCTCTTTTTCATAAGTGAAGGGTCGACTAAAAAGAGAATTTCCTTCTCTTATGTTTTCAACTGGATAACCCCTTGTTCCATCTTTGTTTATTTGAAGTGCTGGCTCTTTAGTTAAAAACGATACAGATACCAGGCTATTATCAAGGCCATCAGCAATTACTGATATTGGTGGTACAAAAGTATCGTAGTAGAGAAAGTCGCTAGATATAAGTTTGATATTTCTCTGGAGAGATCCTGTTATCCATGCCTCTCCTTTTGTTGCAAATGACACCCTTTCTCTTTCCCCTGCAAAGATGTCTCCAGAGAAGACATTGTCAACATATGATGCAGAAAGAATTGACCTGTCATAGATGTCAAATTGATCAAAGGGCCCTGATTCATGGATGTCTTCCTGGACAGCAGATGATCCAAGATGTTGATTTAGGACAGGGAGTTGCTCAACCTTATTTGAAATTAGGGATCCGTAAAGCACAACCTGCGCATTTCCTGCTCGTATTGTGACACGAGAACCAGTTATTGCTAGGACGCTTGTGTCTATTCCTTCATCACTTCTTCCCGTTCCGGGAGATTGCATATTTGAATTTGCACCTGAATCGATTCCAAACACAAGCTCATCATCGGGAAAGAGAATGATAGGAGTCATCTTGGAAGTTGAAAAGTCTGAAACTGTGCTTATTTCAGTTCCAGCTAAATTTCCTAGACCGCTTCCCGATGTTATTGATGCTGGAGATCCCTCCCAGAACGAAGAAACAAGAGATCTTGGGCTTGGTTTGCAATTTTGAAATTGAACTGTCGGAGAAAATGCACCGGGAATAACGTTTAAATTTCTGAATCCAGAAGGAACAAACGGAGCTACAGACGTTCCAGAGGCAACCTGACCTCCTCTCCAGAAGTTTTGAATAAATACGCTACCTGTTACAGATCCAGTTCCGGCCCTAAAAGCAGATCCTGCAAGCTTTGATGTGGTCCCAAACACGCTATTGAACGTAAGAGGTCTAAAAGTCATATCAATTTTTGCATTTATTGACTTTTTTACTGAGACACCTGGCATTGACGCAGTTCTGAATGGAAGATCAAAGGAGTAGAACTGTGAAACGTTGTGCAACAAGGGCTGTCCCGGTCTTACAGCATCGAGCGTGTTTCTATTAAAAAAGCAAAAAGATTCTTTTCCAACAAGGTATCTTATGCTACTTGATACGTCTTGCTCGCTATCCGGGGTTGCATTTGATCTATTTTGAACATAGACAAAAAACACATAGTTGTCGATATCTCGACCAAAACCAAAGTCTGTTGCTCCGACACCGCTTCTGGGATCTTGCGTTCTAAATGCAGTTACTGGAAAATTTACTGAGATTCTGTCAACTACGAATGGCGCAGTGATATAGTCAGATAATTTTAAAGAGCTTCCAGTAGGAGAGTGATATCTTGGTGCATAAGGGGCTTCAAAAAAAGATGTGGGCTCTCCGATTCTGTGATAACCTCTTGCCTCAAGAGCAGCGTCGTTAGATGGCCTGTAAAGAGGATCCTCAGAGACCAGGCTGTATGGACTTCCTGTAAATTGTCCAAGATATGTATTTGTTCCGCTTACTATTTTATAGACAGGAGTTCCGGCAAATGGAAGTGCAAGATTTTCATCTAGCTGAAATATGGGATCGTAAGCAACAGGGCTACCAGTTGATGGATCCCTTGTTCCAACATCTTCCCAGGATTTTGTCTTATGATTGTAATAAAGGAATCCCGATCCTGATCTTCCGTAGAAAGGACCTGACGGGTCTCGGTTGCTATCTCCAGAATTTAGCTTAATAACATCAAAATCAGATGTTGTGCTTAGATCAAAGACAAGCGCTGTCTTGTCCGAATCAGGTGAAGCAAATCCAGGAAATAGCTCTGAAGGGAAGCCTGGATCGTCTCTTTTGCTGTAGGCAGCCGGATTTGATCCTTCTTTAAATGGAAAGACTGGATTATATTGAATTTTTTTATCCTGATATGATGATCCATCTCTAATTGATGAAGTTAGAAAAAGTGTTCCAGTCAAAAATCCAGACTCAGAAGCCCTATCTGCAGGAATCATATACGGTGCGAGGATTGATCTGTTGTTTTCAAAGACTATAGTATTATCATTTTCAGAAAACGGAGATGACTCTTCACCAATTTCATTCTGATATCCAGTTCTAACTACTGGAGGTATAACATTGACAGAGTCTTTCTGCCTAGCGTAGGCTCTTGGTGAAACATTTAGAAATCTACTTTTCATTTAAGAAGTCCTAAAAATGCAACTGAGTCTGTTCCAAATTCTGAGGAATAGAGAGAAAACCCATGTGTCCCGATTGACTCAGTAGAGTCATAATCTCCCGTATCATCTAGAATCATATTGAAATCATTCACAATCTCTCTATCTGTGAAAGGATCTGTTGTTATTTTTTTAGATCCATAGAACCCTTCTCTTGTTATTCCAAGAGATGATTCTCCGCCATCTAAGAATGAAAAAACTGAGATTCCAGAACTGATTCCCGATATGGTCTCATCAACAGCTTTTATGCCACGCGTTTTAAATGGAATCTCTTCATTTACTACATATCCCCTGGCCCGAATGTCAAAGACTGTAATTCTTCCGTCTTTGTTTGCACCACCCTCATAGTCAATTGATTGACCCAGGATAATCTCACCTGATTCCAAAACTGCAGTCAGTGACTTTCTTTCGTCAGCATCTGCGAACGGGACAATATCAAGTGGATCAATCAGTTCTCCAATTACAGAAGGAGAGATCTCTTGATCGATCAATCCATCATTTGACATCTCAGCCCACTTTCCTGACGATATGAAGAATGAATTTTCTCTCTTCTTTATGTCTCTCCCATACCGTATTTCAACGCCGTACCCTGTCTTCGAAGGAACAAATGCAGGTGTAGTTGTCCCAGGAGACGGTAGATCATTTCTAAATTGACCCTTGTCGTAAAAAGGCTTCATGGTCTAACCGTTGTAGTAAAAAAAACAATAGCCTCTACAGTTGTCCTGGAACTAGACTCAGCAGATCCAGGAGCAGACAGTATGAACATCTCTTCTGATCTATATCTAAGCTTTCCTCTCTCTATTAGATGCGGCTCAATTACATAATTTATTCCCAAGAATCTAGTTCGCTTAGGAAGAATTGATTCAACAAGTTCTGTTAAAGCGACATCAACCCATCTAAAAACCTCATAGGTTCTCATTAGATCCATTTTTCCTGTGAGTCGATTGAAATAAACTCGAGAAAAATGATCAAGGCCCGGGTATGTGTCAGAAAACATAAGTGCGGGATCTCCCATGACATTGTCTATGTACTGAGTATCTCCAATTGTCGATATGATATCTTCATTTAGGGCTTTTACTACGGAGTGTTCAATTGCAAATCTAACATCATCCACTATTTCATCTGTGTTGTAGATTTCATAGACTGGACCAGAAATTGTAAATTCAGGATCTGTCTCACCTGGAACGCTAAGACCTCTTACACGCACCTTGTTTTCAGCTTGCTGAAGATCAAATCTCGGAGAAATCCTATTGATACTAATAAGATGAGGAACTACAATTGATTTTTCTGGCTTAAATCCGGATCCTGAGAGGTGAAGTCCATTTTGGCTAAAGTCAAAGATTCTAATGTTTCCCAGAGAATCAGAAACTGTTGTCGCCTGGTCACACGAAGCGTCTATTCTTAGCCGCTCAAATGCACCTGTTTGAACTAGATCGAATCCTAGACCAATTTCTGGATTTTCAAGACCGATGCTATAGAAGTTTCTAGCGTGTTCAATAAATGACCTATCTCCGGTTTTTGCAGAGGAAAACCTAATTCCAGAAATTTTTCCTGTAAAGAGCGTTCCAATGTAATCACTAAAGCCATTCAAGAATCTAGATGAAGAATCGATGCTTTGAGATCCGATTATGAAATAAGATCCTGATGAATTGTATGTCGACGTTTTTGTCGTGAATGCACTTGTATTGAGAGCCTGAGCGCAGTCTGAATAGAAAGATGAAGTTACAAAGAAGTCTGTGCTCTCTCCTGTCTGTCTTGCACATCTAAGCGTATAACTTGATGAAGTTGAACCAAAGATGTCCCCTCTTATCCTCTCAACTCCAAGTGTCCATCTTTCTCCATCAAACAAATTCAATCCCGGGATTGATAAGACCAGCGGGCTTGGTGCGATTGTACCTGGCTCCTGTGAGGGCCTTGCTGCAAAAACAACGGATCCGGTCTCTTCTCCTTCTTGTCTGTAGAAAAGGTTTCCAACTAAAAAGTTTGAAGGTGAAGCGCTTCCTGTTGTTAGTATTCTAAAAATGCTCTGTGTAACTGGATGAGAGACATTTTTATCAAAAACAACAGATGCTTCGAGAGAAAACGATCCGGATGTTAGGAGGCCATCGCTAGGATTATTTGATATTCCATGCGGAGGAAAACTGGATTTGTTAACAAATGTTCCTGCAGGATCTGGATATCCAATTTCTATTCTTGATGCACTTAAAAATGGGCTGATTATTCTTGGAGAGTCTTTTCGAACTCCAGGAGAAACAAAGGAACCTGTTGCATTTGTTCCAGATGGAAATTGAATCATGGAAGAGACCTCAAAGGCATAGTCTCTTAGATCTGCAATTCTAGCCTCACCAGAATTTCCGAATTCTCTGATCACAAAGAAGTTCTCTGGAATAATTCCTGAGGATAGGAATATGGATCTTACTGCTGATTTTGTTCCCTTGGACGTGTTAACATAGGTCATATTTGCAAGAACCCTTCTCCAGAGATCATCTCTGAGTGCTCGAAGAGTGGTATTGAAATAGCTATCCTCTAGAACGTTCTCGCCAAATGAAAATTGATCTGATGTTGACTTGGCAAAGAAATTTGGAAGATCTAATCCAAAATAATCAGCAGCAAATCTTATCATTTGGCTGCTGATCTTATCTTCACTTCCGAGTTCAACAGAAAGAAGTGTTGACATACTATCAATAAACTGCTTTATCTCATCGAGAGATATCGACATGATAATCAGAGATTTTAGAAGAGCAGAGGTATCAGGCATCTCTCCTGTACCGGGAACACTAATGAGACTTGGAGTAACTCCAATTCCTGCATCATATTTTGAGAGACCAGATGCCCTTGCACTGTCCTCAAGATAGTGTGAAGGTATAAGGTTTGTCACAATGTTAGGATTTTGATCATCATAATCTGAGGCGCTAGAGATAAGGCTTGAAATGTTAGAAGAGAAAGATGAAAAATCAGGATAAAGAACTGGACTGTAATATGGATTCTGTCTAACAAGGGGAACTTCAATTGATGAAGTTATCTTAAGACTGCTCGTAAAATTTGAAATCCTAGAATGAAGACATTTTCCTGAATAATCAAGAACAACGTCTTTCATGCTGAAATTGCCAAAGGGCTCATCTAGCCTAAAATAGACAGATAGACCATCTTGTGCAAATATTTGCTGGTCTTTTCCTTGCTCAATCTCTGCCTGTGTCCGCTCCTTTGTGAAAAATCTAAATTCATCAATAGCACCACTCAGTGTTTGTACAGGCAAGAAATCATAATCAAGAATCTGATGATAAGATCCGCTTCCAATTACGAGGCTTGATGTGTCAAATTCCAAAGATTCAAAATTCTGAATATCTGAAGATGATCCGATCAATTTTTCATTGACATAGATGAACGATCTTTTTCCATCTTCATCATTGAAAAGACAGGCTCTAACATGAGAGAAACCTCCCTTTTCTATTGTTCCAGAGGCAATTACATATGAATCTGATGCTGAGGAGACAAGGAAAAGAACCGTGCAGTCTGTAGTCGAAGAAGACTCTGATAGTGCGAGTGTAAATCCAGCTTCATTTTGCAGTCTTTGCACAATTACCTGATTGTCATTTGAAATCTCTGGTATGTGAAGATGCATCTCTATTTCAAATGGACTGCTATTGATTAGAAGAGCATTTTCTGCACTTGCACCTGGGGCTTCTGGAAAATCTTTTCCAGATATTGGAGACACAGAGATTGAAGTTCCTCCAGATGTCTCTCCTACCTGAGTTCCAGAGAAAAAAAGATATCCTATATTCCTTGGGATAGAATCAAAGACATGCTTCTCAAAACCAGTCAATCCTGTGATGAATCTGTTGATGTCTTTTATTGTTCCGGAGAAGGGATATTCATTGATTGATTTAAAAAGAGCTACATCGACCTTTGCTCTTGCTGGTGAAAAAAATGTGTGATTTTCAAACTTTGAAAAATCAAGAGAGAGCTGCTGTGTTGATTTGAATCCACCCTTGAAAGAGTCTAGTAAAAAATTTTCATCACTTGAATCTTTACCAAGAGAAGCATTTGATACACTTCTTTTGACAGCATTTGTAGTCGTCTGCTGCTTCTTTGATCTAAAGAGTGGAGGTCTGTTTCTAAGCCTGGGCATCATTCAATCCTAAATTTTGCTGCTACATCAGCAACATTTGTCTCTATTCCCTTGTTTATTATTCTAAAATCAAACGTGTATGTTCTTCCTTTTGGCAAAGATGACATGTAAAAATCAAAATAATGAGAAGTTGAGTCATTTGAGACTTGCGTTCCCGGATCGTGGAAAGGGATAACAATGTCTCCGCTCTCAAAGTCTCTAATTCTATAAAAGCACTTCTCAACTATGATTCCTGTGTTTTCAAGTGGAAGCTTAACTTTTACAATATTTCTATTGAAGTCTTCAACAAACATTCTAAATCTTATCTTTTCATTCTCTCCGTATGAAGACTGCATGTTGGTGATGTTTATGAAGTATCTTTCTGGAGTTTGTGAAAAATAAGTTGTATCCCTTCTTTTAATTGGCAGAGATCCTGTTGCAAATTGGACTTTCTCATCGAGAGACAGCCACTTTACTCCAAAGTTAAAAGAATCAATATTGAGAGCAGAACCTGTCAGCTTAGGGTAGATGTCGCTATCAAAAGAATTAACAAGAAAACTAGAGGAATAAATTCCAGTTACTGGAACGGATCCTACTGAATACTGAGATCCTAGAAAGGTTCTTTCAATTGATCCTGATCGTATCTTTACCTTTATGCAGTTATTTCCGGTGAGCTGTGTAAGGCTAGATCCAGAAACAAGATTTGAAGGGGAGCCTGCCGCAAAAGTGTTTAGAAAGATTGTTCCAGAAGTATTGAATTCAAAATTTTGAGTTTTATCTGAAATAACATCATTGTAAGTAACAATTAGTCGTGGACGATTTGCAGTATTTGTTGTGTTTCTTGATGCAAAGCGCTTCACAAATCTAGTCTTCTGGTCTGTTTCCTGATTCGGAATAAAAGAAATTCTAAATCCAGAATCTGGGATCTGATTTGCAAGGACACCAGATACGATTCTTGTTACATCAACATTTAGATCTTCTTTTCCTGTTGAAAATATCTGGGTTGATGCAAATGATACAGATCCAAGTCCATCCCCAAGATTTCCTTGAGTAAAGTAGTCAACCCCGGGTGCTAGAAGATCACCTCCGGCACCTGCTCCAGAAACTGACCATGTTACTACTGTGGTAGAAATAGAAGCTGTTATGAAGTTGGAAACATCAATATCTTCGAACCTTATAACGTCTCTTCCGATTCCTTCATCAAAACTTTTTGAAAGGGGATAGACAACCAAAGAAAAGTTATTAGGAGTCGTCTGTCCGCCATAAACATCATGTAGATAAAGGCTGCAAGAGAAAGACGGACTTGAAATATCGATCTCTCCTCTTGTCAAAGAATCTCGAAGATCGTCTAAATCAAAATGAACCAATGCCCTGCTAATCTCAATAGGATTTGACTCGGATTCAAACGTATTCTCGTCATATAGCTTAAAAAGATCAATAGTTCCTGCCTGACCCGTGTTTGAGTCAGTTGCACGAAGCGTATTTGAAATAATCTTATTTGTTATGTATGAATCTTTATCTGCCTGAAGTATTCTATACATGTCAACTCCTAGATAGCATTTCCAACGATGTCAAAATCAGGATATTTCACTTCAAAAATACCGCCCAGAGGAGGAGAAATGACGCCCCTTCTTATTGAAGTACTTGGATTTATAGAAAAGATAGAGTATGATCTGTCATCAATATCTCCTGACAGACTTGTAAAAGTGTAGCTTTCCAAGTTTATAACTCCATCTTGATTGAGAACAAGGTTAATGATGTCAGATATCTGTATTCCGCCATCAATTTGCATATTGACTAGAGAAAGATACTCAATTATGGAATTATTGATCCTTGTAATAATTCCAGACTTATCTTCTCTTGGATCAATTGAGACGTTATAGTTGAATCCAATGTTAACTATCTTTGCATCAAGGATATCAAAAGCGTCAGAGATAACTCTGAACTCATTTAGATAGGTTGAAATATTTCTCTTTAGTGTATCAGGAGATTGTGTGAGATTTCCATTTGCATCCCTGCTAACTACATAAAGAAGGGAAGAAAGAGGATTAACAGGATTTGGCTGTATTCCAACCCTAAATGCCCTTCCAAAATTTGTAGGCATCAAAAAGACCCGTGCAATAAGGTCTTCTTTTGAAACAACTCTATTTTGAGAATTTCTAACGCTCAATGCAACTGATCTTAGTTCTTCGATTGTTGGGGCATTTTCTCCACCCTGTGCTGCACTTTCATTATTGACAGATATGCTGGCTCTTATTGTTGATGATTTTGATGGGGATATTGCGGGGTTGAATTTTGTCACAAGGTTGCTTACGACTCTAATTGTTCCCGGAGATACGTTGTGAGATATTCCTCCTCCATTTCTATATCTAACCCTTATTGAGGTATTGATAGGAGTAACTCCAAGGCTCTTTGATCCAAGCATCGAATTGGGATCTATTGCAACTCTTGTAAAAGTCTTCTTGTCACCAAAAAGAGGTAGAGATACCTCGCTAGGATCAGGAAGAATATCATTGTCAAGAGTATCTGATCTTCCAGATCCAAACACGATTGTTGCAATTCCCGTATCTGAGTCTGATCTGGTTATAAACCTATACGGAGCAGGAACAACTGCGATTGCATTTTCAACCTGGGAAGAGTCTGAGTTGTAGTTTTCGATAGACTTGAATGCAGTATCTTGGGCTAGAGAGTCTACCTCATAGTATTCATTTCCTTCGCTATCTACAACAAGAACGATATCGCTAACATTTGGCTTAGATAATGTAATTGTCTTGAATGGAGTAGGATCAGATCCAAACGTAAAAGTTTCCTCAGAAACCTCTCCTGATTCACAAATTCCTATTCTTGTAACTGTGAAGGAGGTGGGATTTCCAGATGAATCTGTTGTGTTTGTAACATAGGTGCAAACTAGGTTTCCAAACTCATCTCTTTCAGCAAAATCAACATCGCTCCTAAGAGAAAAGGATATTCCTGTATTAGAAGAAACTCTTGTTCCGGCCCTTAAGATGGGAAGCTGAGATGTATTTGGGATATATCCGTTTGATCCAAGGGACGCATCAACTGTAAAAGAAAAACTAATATCGGCATATGCAGGAGAAGCTCCCCTGATCTTTACGCCTGCAAGTCTAACAAGCCTCTCAACATTTCTTCTCTCAACTGCTGTATCAAGTCCCATCTCATTAAACTGATGGTCCATGTAAAAGGCAGTAGAATCTCCCACGTATGCAACTAGATCAACAAGCATTCCTCCCACAGATGCTTCTGAGAAATCCTGAATCTGATCCGGGAAGTAGAGTTTTGCATATTTTAGGAGCTCAGATCTGAATCCTTCGAAATCTCTTGCTAGATAATTTCTCTGTCTCTTCTGAGTTAGATTCTTTTTTACGTTTGTAAGTGACATCTTTTATCCAATGTTCGATAGGATGATCTCGACAGTTTTTTCAGCAGTTGAAAGTCTGGGAATTGAAAACTTTATAAGAATTCTCATCCTTGAAGTTCCATTCCTTTCACTTTCAATAGGCTGGGCATCAAAAGATCCCAGGCTAATATAGGGCATGTACTTCTCTGTTGTTGCCTTGATGAACATCATAGCTTGTTCATCGTAGTCTGGCTGTGACAACCTTTCTGTTAGTAGGTATCTAAGATTTCCTCCGAAGTCGTAGAGGGGTAATCTTTCTCCGTGATTAACAAGTAGCATGTTCTTGAAGTTATCAACCATCTGATCGAGAACAGAGGTTGACATTTCAAACGGACCTCCCACTTTTGTCTTTGATCTTACCGGTGTTAATATTCCAACAGGAAGAGGCTGGGGAGCCTGAACACTCCTGGGATTATCCTTTAGATCTCCAACGCTCTTAAAGCTTATTGCTGCCATGTCTGTAATTATTTAGAGAAAAAGCATGCCATGAATCTCTTATCTAGATAATTTCTAGAATTTTGGCTGCAGCCAGAGAGATCAATCCGGACCCTAGAAGAAATCCAATAAGAGAGACTATGAAACACTTTGCAAAGAAAAAGATGACATTCAAAAATGAAGATATCTCTAAAAAGGCAGTTGAAGCTATTCCTATAACAGGGCTCAAAAGAGACCACACAAAATCGGTAATTGATGAAAATAGATCGGAAACTGCCTCTTGCACATTTGTCAAAAGCTTTCCAATTGCACTTGATATTTTTTGAATAGCTGCGGAAGCAGCCTGTGCTGCACCAGATATGGCAGAAGATACAGCTTCTATAATCTCAGACGGGATTGATAGAAAAACTGTCATAGCTTTGATAAATTTTGTACCAATACCGTCAATTCCATTAGATTCAATTGTTGCAAAAAGAGGAGAAATATCTAGCCTTGGGTCAATAAAAGAAGTATCAAGAACTGGAACAGGAAGATCGGGAACAATGCCTGAAACGGACTCCGCAGCCTCCTCTATGATCTGGGTTGCAAGATTTTCTATTTCTGATTTTCTTTCTTCTAGCTTTTGAACTACAGGGTCGGGATTGATTCCGGCAGACCTAAATGCCTCTGCTATTGTATTGGACAGAGAATTAAAGAACTCCGCTGTGTTTCCGACATCTATTGCAGCGCTAATATCAGCTGCATTTTTTATAACGACGTCAATTTGAGAAATTAGGACATCAACTACGGGAACACCTATGCTCGATTCAATCGAAGATAGAGTTTCCTGTAATTCTGTGATTATTGTTGCGACAGGCTTTGTTGGGTCAAAAATTGGGACAGTTTTAAGAATTCCAACATCAGGAATTGAATCAACAAGAACGCCTATGTTTTGAATGTATCCATTAACATAGACTCCGTGCCATGCTGGGTAGTCCTCTTGAATAACTCCAATGGAATCAGTCTTAAAGTCCCCCATGCCTATTGAGTCCGGAGGAAGATTTATGCTCCCAAGTGAAATTCCTTCTTTGAGAGTTTTAACAACGTTGTCCCGATATCTGGTAGCAGCTATTTGAGTAATTTTACCGTCAGATACAACTCCAACTGTAGCAAGAGTTCCCATAAATCTCTACACCTTGACCAGAATCTTAGTTGCAAAAACTCCTGTTGCTGGGACTCCTTCTACACCCAGAACTCCGCCTGCTGTGTCAACGATGGGTGTCCCTACGACAGTTCCACCAGCATTTAGGGCAGTTTGACAAGCAAGAATTGCCCCTGTTGCATCATCCCCACCCAGCTTGATTACTCCTGTCAAAGAAGGGGTAACAACAATGTCTCCATTACTTTTTATGATGATACTAGACGGATCGGATCCTTCTCCTACAACAATTTTAAGATCATTTTTTGCAATAATTCTCACACTATCAGACTTTAGGGATATTGAAGGTTGCGAACCGCTGTCATCTCCGGGAAGAGAATAATATGAATCAGAGTTAAAAGAACGAGAAACAGTAATCCTGGACTCATCGTCAGGACTTAGATTTCCCAATTCAGGAGTGTTGTCTTCTCTTAGCGGAGGCTTAAGAGAAGTTTCATTTCTTGAATTTAGAATTTTTCTACCGGATTCTGCAGTAGAAATTCCTGCAACCAGGTCTACAGTTCCTGTTCCTTTTTCTCCTAGATTTCTGAGAATTATTGCAGATCCATTCGATCCCTGCAGAAGAAGATCTAGAGATGTCTTTGAAACCGGGAAGACAGCCTCTCCTACAAATTCACTCTTTGAAATTGCGTCATCTCGAACGCCCTGAAGAGAAACTCCAGCTGAATTTGCATCAAAGATTATGCCAGAAGCTTTCTCTCTTGCATCGGGCTCATTTCCCAAAGCCAAGAAAAGTCGAGCATTATCGTCATTTGTAAAGTTTAGATCTTCAGCAGATGAATTCTGTACCTTCCTAGACATCCAATAGGAAACTCTTGAATTTCCAGGCTCAAATATCCAGGCTCTCTCTCCTGACTTAATTGGAAAGCTTATGTGAGAGAAAAATGGAAAGTATACTCTTTTCTGGAGATCTGAATCTTTGCCAATCTTCACACCAATAATTGTGCCATTTGGACAATTGGATAGAAAATTTACCCCGACTACATCTTTTGAAATCTTTTGAATCTGTTCGCTAGTTAGCTTGCTATAGTCTGCGATGTAGTCAACGACAAGAACTTCCTGGAACACGTTAGTCCTCAGAGATTTGGTAAAATATTGAATCTGTGTCGAGAGGCCTATTTTCTTCCTTGGTTATAATCTCAGCAAGCTTTATAATCTGATCGTTGGCTCGAGACATTCTCTCGATATATTTCACAACAATGGGACCAAGAATGCTATGGTTTGCAGCATTTCCCTTTATTTGCATGATGGTATCAGTAAATAGAATTGAGGCGCTCTCTCTATCTGTTAGAGCATTTCTATAGATCTCAGACCATAGGATTCTCTTTTTATTATCAAGTCCCTCAATTGAATTTAGCAGATCATCGAACTGTGCAACTTTGGACTCTTTTCTTTTAAGATCTCCCAGCTTATCATTGAGATCTTCGATGTCTGCTTCCTTCTTTGCCATTTTCCTTCCTAGATTAGAATATGTCGAACTCACACTCTTTCATAGTTTCTCTATAGTGCTTCTTGATAGCGGACATTGCAGTTGAAATCTGCTTTGTATTAAGATTCGTCATTTCTCTGATGTAGACAAAAATTGCTCGCTTATTAAAGAAATCAATGTCATCAATGTTCTGGAATATCTTGACAATTGCTTCCATGCATATTCTTTCATTTTCCTGTGAAACTCTGTCAGATATTTCAAAAAATAGCATATCAAGTTGTTCCGTCTGAGCTGACTTCTTACCACCTTCTCCGTACAGCTCAAAAGATGCTTCAACCGTGTTTAAAACATCAAGCTCTGGAACAATTGCCTTGTCATCAATGTTGAAATGTCTCTTTGCGTACTTGATCTTCTGTCTCATTCTCATGATGATCCAGTTTTTGGCAACAACATTAAAATAAGAAAATGCCTTGCTACCTCTGGATGCATCAAATTTCTTCAGCTTCTCATAAAGAAAGCTGATGCAGTCACTTTTAAACTCTTCAACTGAAACATGTGTGTTTGCACTATGAATGAAGATTAGATTTTCAACTAACTTTGTGAAAGCAGGAAGAATCTCAGATGTATAAATTAGATTTCTTGCTTCAATGTCATCCTCTTGCTGGAATTTTACGATAGCATCGTGTGTCCCAGAATGGAAATACATCTTTAGGTCGTTTTTCTTGGGAGATCCCGTTTTTCTAGTCTTCTTCATTCTTCGATCTCCCAAACTGGGAAAGATTGTTTGCAATTGAAAGAAGAAGATCTTGACTTGACTTTATTTCTTGGATTACCTGTCTCACTTCTACAGAATCAAAAAATACGGGTTTTTCCAGGATTTTGGCAAAAATTCCATATTTTTCATCGAGTCTGTCAAGACCTTCTTCGATAGCATCGACACAATTCAAAATAATTATTCCAAATTTTATGTTGAAATAAATAGAGACAACAAGAAGAACAAAAAAGACAAGAGATAAAATCTCAAACATCTTTTAGTATCTGCGAGAATACGTCATTGTAGATTTTAAGAATGGAATTCTTTGAGAACTTCTCAAGACATTTACTCTTAAGATCTTTTGCCCATTCTGCAGGCATTTGACTTGATTCTCTAAATTTTTTAATCTTCTTTTTGAAATCTTCTTCTCTAGGTTTTGCCCACTTGGATCCCTTGATAAAGATTCTTTCATCTGCTCTTGAATCTGAGATCTCTACTAGGTCTGACTCTATCTTAATCCATTTTCCAAGATTCAAAAACTCAGTATGGGCAGACCAGTTTGTAGCGATAACTGGAAGACCAGATGCTGCTGCTTCAAGTAGGGGTAGACCGAAGCCTTCTCCTCTTGTTAGACTTACAAGTGCACGAATAGATTTGTCTCTGTAAAGACTTGCAATCTCTTCATTTGTCATGCATCCATGAACAAAATAAACTGGGACTTTGCTTTCTCCTCTTGTCTGGGAGATGACTCGATTTAAAACTTGCTCTGTAAGAGATCTATCTATGGTTGTTCCACGACCGCTATTTGTCTTTAGGACGATTCCAACATCTTTGTCTGCTTTAAAAGTTTCGAAGATCCACTTCAGTGTATTTGCAATGTTCTTTCTATCGTGTTCTGGATCAGCTGCTGTAAGCTGACTTACAATTAAAAAGTTGAAATTTGTTCTTGTAGTTATATCAGCTATTTTTGAATCACTTTCAATTTCTTCAATAAACCACTCAGGAACAACAAAGATAGGCTTTTCAACTTTTCCAGTATTCAAAAGAACGTCTTTTGTGAACTGAGAGGGTACAATAATGGCATCCATCTTGTTGCACTTCTCAATCCAGGCAGGGTTGCACTTGTCTGTCTCAACAGCTGCAGTTACACCCACGTTTATTTTTGCGAGGGTGTCTGACCATTCATCAGGAAGCTGCACCTGGAAGGAAACATCAAAACCGCTCTGTCTATCTGTTGAGCGCTTCATGATTTCACCAGAAAGTCCGCCTTCTTCCTCTGGATTAATCATCCAAGATGTATTTCCCCACTGGACAACTTGAGAAAATACATTTGCGTCAGGTATTCTCTTTACTGCTTCAAATAGCTGTCTGCTATGATGTCCATACCCGGAGATGCTCAACAAGGGAGCCCGAACTACTATCTCCATCACATCTCCTTCACGGTGAATGTCTTTCTTTTTGTCTTCCAACTATCTACAAGATTACTTGCTGTGCTATGCCAATCGTCTATCGTCTTATTGAATGAAAACTCAGATCTTGCATAGTCAAAGACCTTCTTTCGAAGATTCTCTTTCTCAGAGTCTGATAGATTAAACATCTTCATGATTGCTCGAGAAGTGTTCTCTGTAGAAACATAGTCTTCATAGATGTATGGAACTCCTTGAGATCCAACCATCACCTTCATATCAATGTCCAGGGCGACGCCATTGTGAGACCCATCCCTATGATCGACTGCCTGTCTCGTTAGACCGCCCGTCTTTGCTGCGATGATGGGTACACCTGCATTCATTGCCTCAAGCGTGGCAAGACCAAAGCCCTCTGCAAAACTGATGTTGAGACATACATCAGAAATATTGTATAGGATGTTCATCTTGTCGAATCCTAACCGCTCTCTTGAAAAGACGACATTTGATGAAATCCCAAAATGATCACACACGGCATAAAGATTTGGCCCCTCTTGATCGAGGGGATCAGTATGCATAATCAGGGTGGCTCTCTGGTGACCTTTCTCTCTCTTCAGATCATCAAGAAAAATCTTCCATGACTCAATGACGTCACTTGGTCTCTTTCTTCTTGCATTTCTATTAACCCAGATTGCAACAAAATCATCAGCTCTATTGTGTCCAAGGAGAGAAGACTTATGCATCTTCTTCTCTTGCATAGAGATTGGATAGAAAAGATCTGGAGGAAGAGAATGAGGAATAAAGTTTGTCTTATCTGGAAACTTATCTTTCAACATTGAATATGTTGCGTAAGAATGACAGTTGATAAGATCTGTCGCCTCATAGAGTGGAGCATTAAATGCCGGATAGGGTAGATTATCCCAGACATGCCACCACGCAATGGGACAAACCTGATGAATCTCATCCTCCATCTCAAACAGCCAAATAAAGAATCTTGGGTCTGTAAAGATTAACAGAAGATCGGGCTTCTCTGTGGCAAGTGTCACTCGAAGAAGATCTCTGTTTCCAAATCCATCGATGGGCTTGATGATAAAATCATCATTGACAACAACTGTTCGATAGTCTGTGTGCTTCATTGCAGCACCAAACTGCCTAAATGTCCATCCGCCCTTCTGGAGAAGTCCATTTACCAGGTGACGTGTTTGAGTTCCAACTCCGGAAGTTGAAAGAGCGTGATCAGATAGAATTAGTACTTTCTTTTTCATGTCTATTTATCTAAAGATAGTGACTATTTACCAGGCGTAAATGCTGAAAATTCAGAGGATCCTGGACAATGATCTGTTCCTTTGAATTCACAGTATGTGCAAGACATTCTGTTCTTAATTACCTTTCCAGACTGGACGCTTGTTATCATCGAAGTAACAAGCTTGTTTGCATTCTCGAGAGTTTTGGGACCGACAGAGATATCGATTAGTTCACAAGCCTTTCCTGGCTTTGTACCCCGCTTTAAAAGAACAAAGCCGCACTTAATTTCTTTGGGATCTATCTCAAACTTCTGGCTTGTGTAATACTTGTAGAGTGCAAGCTGCGCCTGAACTAGGAAATCTCTTCGCTTATCAGCATTCCACCCTCTTGCAGACGTCGTCTTCCAGTCAATGAGCCAGAGACGATCTTGTCCTCTTTTATTCTTGGCCTTGATCATTCCGTCAATAAATCCCTTGAACTTGACGCTATGACCTTCAACAGACTCATACAATGCATGCTCAGATGAAATACACTCCCACCCTGGAAAGTTTTCTTCAAGAAATTGCGGTATCTCTTCGATTATTTGCTTTGCTTCTTTGACCCAGGGATCAGGATTTCCAAATCCTTTTTTCTCCCATCCTGTTCGAATATTCTCTTCAAGTCTCTCAAGATTGAAGGTTCGAGACTTTAGAAAATCCTCACACTCAAGATGGACGTGTGTTCCAAAGTCGATGTTAGGGCTTGGCTTGAACATGTCAATTTTGTCAATATAGACAAGCCTATGACGCCAAGAGCATTCTTTCCAAGCCCTAACCTCAGAATATGAAACGTGTGGTTTACCAGTTGGGAATGTAGTCACAACCTAAAAATAATCAAAAATTTAAACTTTTACAAGCTAAATGACCTCTTTCCAATAGTCGACCATTTCCTTGATCATTGTTTCAAAAGTATAAGTCGGTTCCCAGCCTAGAACTCTTCTTGCCTTTTCTGAGTCTCCACACAGATAGTTCAATTCCTCGGGTCTTTTGAATTTGTCATCTTGCACAACAAAATCACGATAATCCATTCCAAGATGCTCAAAAGTAACCTTGCAAAGATCTCTAACAGATTGAGTTTTTCCTGTTGCCACAACAAAATCATCAGCAACATTGTGATTCACTATAAGATTCATTGCCTTAACGTAATCTTTTGAATGTCCCCAGTCTCGATATGAATCTAAATTTCCTAAAACAAGCTTGTCTGCCTGTCCTTTAGAAATCTGGACTGCAGTTTTTACGACTTTATTTGTAACAAAATTCGAACCTCTTCTAGGAGACTCGTGATTGAAAAGAATTCCATTGCAAGCGTGTAAACCATAGGCATGACGATAATGTCTAACAAGATTAAAACCTAAAAGTTTTGCGCAGCCATATGGGCTAACTGGTTTCATTTGTGTATTCTCATTTTGAGAACCGTTTGATTCTACACTATTACCAAACATCTCAGAAGATGAAGCTTGATAGAATTTTGCATTAGGAGAAATGTTTCTATATGCCTCTAGAGCATTTAGAACACCTACGGCGTTTGTCTGAATGGTGAATGCAGGCATATCAAAGCTAATTCTAACATGACTCATTGCGCCCAGGTTATAGATCTCATCTGGCATAACATCGCCAAAAATTCTATTAATTGAAAATGGATCCAGCAAATCACCATAATGTGTGACTATCTTTCCCACAAGATGCTTGATTCTTGCATCTTGATTTTCTGCAACTGAATGTCTACGAACTATTCCATGAACTTCGTATCCTTTCTCGATCAAATGCTCAGCAAGATAGCTTCCATCCTGCCCAGAGATTCCTGTTATAAGAGCTTTTTTCACTTATTCTCCAAAAATTGTTAGATCTGAGAGCTTTGTGTAATTGTAAGATCCCCCAGAATCCTCGTTCACTGTTGGAACTTGATCCATAAGAAGAATGCCGCGAGCTGCATCTTCGGGTGTCATGTACATATGATAACCTAGAATTCTAACATGACCATCATTGGTGTAAGGAGTTGTTAGATCTCTACCGTCATAAGAAGCAAGTTTTAGCCACCTTGCTGCTTCTTCATCATTTGTTAGAATAATTCCACCTTTTCCAATCGGGACTCGCTTTTTAAGCTGGAAGGATACCACTTGTAATGCATCTTCTCCCACAAACATTCCTTGTGTCCACCTAACGGCTGCATCCCAGATTCTTGTTCCTTCTAGCTGGTAGAGTCCACTCCACTCTAGATCTTTAAATTTCACTGCAAGACCTGCATGCTTGATTTGCATAGGTACAGAGACATATGTTCGATCTGGAATTGTAATGATACTATTATCGTCTAGTTCACCTTTGTACTGGAGAAACTTAAGAGATAGAAATAGACCGTGGGAGCAACAATCTGTCGTAATTGCATATTTTGCTCCTGCAAAGTCAGCTACTTTTTTCTCAAAAATATCCACTACATCTCGAGGATCTTTCCATTCATATCCATGACTCTTGATGGTTTCTAGTTCATGTCTTTGGAACTCTTTGGGAAGTTTACCAAGAGGCCAACTATTATATTGATACTTGCTTTTTTCCATGTTGATCACACTCAATAATATCGTGAAATTCTTCAATGATTAAATGAATTGCACTTTGACCTAGATGAATATCATCCATAATGTATTTCTGGTCTGTCAATCCATTAGAGAGAATCATTTTTTTTGTGATGTCCCTGTATAGGACATATTCATTATCACATTCTTTTCTTAAAATTTCATTAAAAAGAAGCGTCATTTTATTTCTAGTTAAAACATTTCCATAGCCAGGAGCGTCTGCTGAGGCGATTGGTCCATAGACTCCGAGTTTAGGATGTATAGTTTTTACAGATCTAATCGTATTCAAATAGTTTTCAATACAGGTCTTAATAGTTTTTTCGTAAGATTCTGAATTTCTATCCGCAATATAGCCTATGTGGTGCCTAATATCAATTTCACCAAAAGATAAAAAGACATAGTTGTTTTGAGTTATTTTGTATTGTTCAATAACTTCTTTGATTTTTTCTATCTTTGTATAAGAATTAAATGCTGTGTGAGCACCTATTCTAACAGCACAAAAATATGGAATTTTTTGTTCAAAACGATTCACTTTTTCTTTTATTTGGCCTTCTTTCAGAGTATAGCAAGATCCAAATTCTGGCTGCATGTGTCTCAATCCATCATGAGTCTTGTCAGCTCCTGAGAAAACAGAAACATGACTATCACCTATTAAATAAATCATTTGAATACACCTTTTTGATATTTTCTGTCAACATAATAGAAACCATTGATATTGCAGAAATATCTGCCTTTAGAAGGAAGTCACATTTAGACAGCGCATAAATCTCTCTCATACACTCTAAACCTAATTTGTAGTTGTGCATGGGTCTTACGTAGGCATGCCTATCATATGGATCTAAATGCTGATTTATGATATCTGCCCTATAAAAATCTTCGTGGTATATTATGGGAATATCTACAGATCTCTGTATTTCATGTATTGATTCTATTGAATCTGAGGCTAGAAAAATTTGTTGTATTGAAGCATTCTCAATTAAAATTTTCTTGATTGAATTAATATATTGTTGAATATCAGAAACGTTGTTGTATCTTTTCATATCTGTCAGTCGAACTTGGACTCCAAGTGTCACAAGATTCTTTATCTTTGATTCATAATATTCATTTATTTTTTGATTCAAATCTTCTTTCAAAGAAAAAGAATTATAGAATTTATCTTTCAATGTTACGAAATCGGATGGGTCTTTAAAAATCTCTTGATTATTGTAGCTTATGGATCCGCATGTTACGCTATCAAAAAATTGATCAACATGTACCGGTCTAGCCTCTTGATCAAAGTAGTATTCCCAACAGTTATCTGTGTTGAATAATGTGTGTTCTTTTTCTGTACAAACACAAGCGTTTTTTGACATATCAACAAAAAGTTTTTTATCGTTGCTTATCTGAGAAAGCGCATTTAAGACTATAAAAATATTTCCTGCAAAACCTACGCCAGCAAATTTGTGATCATTTGAAATCTTATTGAATTGCAACAAGTTCATTCTTTGTATCCTAGTTCTTTGGCATTTTCTAGAATTTTATCTGGGTTTATTAGCTTAACTAGCTTTGCAGGATTTCCTTTATAAACTCCCCACGGCACTGTGTCACCAATTAGAACACTACCAACAGTAACTAAAGTACCTTTTCTTAAGATAGACCCAGGCATTACAACGGCATTTGTTCCAATATTAGAGAATTCCTCCATAACTACGGGTTCAATTATTTGACTTCCCTTAAGATGTTTTGGAATCATTGCACCAAATAGACCAGAATCATCAAATCTATCAGATCCGCAAATAATTCTGGCTCCCGCCATAATGTTGTTGAATCCTAAAGCCGTAAATGATCCTAAATCTCCACCAATGCAAGTAACGTAAGGAGAGATGTGAATATAGTTACCTAATTTTAGCTGTGTGGTACAATAAAATCCTTTATCAATAGCTACATGATCACCAATAGATGCATTTTCATGATTTTTTATGTAAACATCAGAATTTATAATAACATCCTTTCCTAGTATCATCTATTTCACCTAAATGAAGACTTTATCGTTGGACTGACCTTCGTATGGTCCCGTCTTGTACTCATATACGATGGTGTCATCCTCTAATATCTCATAGTTGTGACCAGCATCTAAGGTAAAACTAGCATCACCTTGTTCAAGGATTGGAGTTGCAAGAACTGTATCATCAATATCATAGAAAATACATCTAACTCTACCTTTAATTACAACCCAAGATTCCTGAGCAATCTGCTCATGATACTCTCTATGCTTTCTAATGTGCTTATGAGGCTTAAAAGTTTTTCCACCATTCATTGACAAGAAAGAACATTGAATAAAGTTATTTTCATCAATCAAGTCAACTCGATGATTCTCGCCCGTCTTAATGTTAAGACGGTGAATTACATGAAGAAGCTTGCAAGGATCAACTTTAGAGTAGTATTTCTCAATCATTTAGGTAATTCTCACATAGATAGTCTTCTGCTATTGGCAAACTATTTGTAATATCAAAATTTTCTTCAATTGCTTTCATTTTATCATAATATATGCTTTCATCAAGATTTTTAATATCAGTGTTGTCATCTAGAAATATAACTCCATCTGGATTGAAGAATTTTTCAATAGATCTTGTGCCCCAATAGATTGGAATTGTTTTAGAAGCAAAACAATCAGTTAGTTTTTCAGTAAACATTGTATCATAATTTCCATTTTCAATGGCTACAGAAAACTTGTAATCAAATAAGCCTTCATCTTTGGTTTTAATTTCATTAAAACCCCTTCCAAAGTGATCAACTTGATTCTTAAACTTCTGTATTAGATGCTGTCGATATAAGTGCTCATTGCACATAATTTTTGAAGATGCAATCATTGATACTTTTTTAGACTTTGGCCTATTGTCAAAATCTCCAACCCAGGGCTTGGAATTGCATATTACAAATTTTATTTTATTAGAAAGAGACATCAAGCTCTTGTCGTGTGTAAAGATATAATCAAATTCTTGCTCAAGAAAACTAATGTTATTCTCTACTGCAGAATATACGCCAGGTATGATTGATCTTGCTTCAACAATCCAGGCATAGTTCTTATTTCTTTTATTAACCCTGTGCGTGAACATTGCATTATCAATGTGAATTGATATATTGCTTGATAAATCCTTTGTCCATTCTATTTTGGTTGGAACGTAACCCGCAGATGAGCAAATGTCGTGCTGAAAACCCCCGCCAACCATGTTGACTTTTATTCTCATAGTTTTAACCAGGTTTCAGGTATTAGATCAGAAGAATTTAGATGTTCTAGATTCTTTCCAAACCACTGCTGCGGTGCTATGACTATCTTTTCAGGATTAGTATTAAGCCACGCACCCCACCAAGAAAAAGATGAGTTAGCTATGATATTATGCGCACACTTAGACATCAAAGACATCTCCATGTAATCCTTGTTTTCACTCGAGAACATAATATCTTTCTTAAAATCACTTTCTTTAAAATTTTTTTTGCACCATTCAATATCATCACTAAAGATCATGACATGATCTATTTTTGCACCAATTTGATTAATAGAATTAATGTAGTATTCTTTTGAGATAACTGGATGATTTTCACTAAACTTTAGATAATCTCCCCTTCTTATATGAATTGAACACGTCTTTTTTAAATCAAAATTATTATATTTTGAAATATCAATGCAATCTGTGTCAAAGATTTTAACTATATCATCCCTTGAATCTATAAAGTACTTTTCACTTTGAAAAAATCCGTCAAATAGCATTCCATCTCTAATATCATTAAATTGGACATAGTGAAATGGAAAATTAACTTGATATTGAGGCGGGTTATGAACACTTTCATCGATATTTTTTATGAATCTTCGATACTCGTGCGAATAATGACAGTTTTGATTGTGTATCTTGTCATTTTTTAAATTTTCTATGTGATTACTAAAATTTGGAAAAGAGCATGAGATGCCCGATCTTTTAGAAAAACTATTCATGGCTGCTATTTGAAACATCATGTTTCCTAGCCCACCCTTTAGATTGCAGTAAATCATCTATTTTTTTCAATTGTGTTGTATGGATTTCTTGTTCGAATGAGTCTGTCAACTCTATTCTGGTCATCTGCGTTAATTACATCATCACTGATTGGATTCCACCTATTATAGACATAAAGAATATTTGGAATATAGACAAAATTTCCTCCTGACATTTCAAGCATAGGAATCATAAATGAGACGTCCCATCCGGTTCTGAAATATTCTCCATCTTCGTCTCTCAGATCCTCATCTTTAATGGCATACCATAGATGACTTTTAAATGTCCTAAGATGACTTGAAATAAACTTGTAAGATCTATAAGATCCATCCCTAATTACTTCTGGTGGAAAGTTCCTTGGAAAAGAAGTCTCTCCTGTTGGCCAGTGAATAAAACTTCCGTACGTAAGAAGAGGATTGTTTTTCTCATACACCTGATCAACGAGACTTAGGGAGTACTCACAAAAAAGATAATCATCCCCATCAACAATCATGAGAACAGATTCAGGATCTTCCTTGCATCCTAGCTGATTAAAACCGTCGACAATATTTTGAAGCGCTTTTTTGTTTATTGTGTTGTGAACAACAGAGAATCTACTGTCTCCAAAATTCTGGATGAATTCATCTATTTTTTGTCCAGTCCCATCTGTTGATGCATCATTAAAGATGATGCACTCATAGTTTGTGTGTGCCTGGTTTCTAATTGAAAAAAGACAGCGCTGTATCCAATTTTCAGTATTATAAGTTGGAACAACTATCTTGAATTTTGTTGTCATCTTTCTTCTCTATTTGTGCTAGTATTTCTTCTGTAGAGATAAGGAGATTCTGCAAGAATAGAAGTCGATCTAAGGCTCAATGTAACTCTTGAATTGAAATCAGAATCTTCACTATGCAAAACTCTAATTCCAATTTCGGGCGGATTAAATCTAAATCCAATATCCCATATCTGCTTAATGAACATTGCGCTTACACCTGCTGTCTCAAAATCTCCAGTAAAGTAATGATTAATTCCAGGTGTTTGGAATCCAAAAGCAACAGCAGCAGAGACATCACTTGGCCCTATGATCTTCAAAGATTCTGGCTTCTTTAGAGAAGAACCTTCAAGAACGTCTTTTTCATTCCAGCAGTGCTTAAATCCACAAAGATTGTGGATTGTGTTTGTCTCTTTCATTGCTGCAATCTGCGATGAGATCCTCCAGGAAAGAGAAACATCATCTGCATCGTGAGCTGTACAGATTGATGCGTTAGTTGTTGAAAATGCAACGTTAAGAGCGTTCCACTTACCAGAGTTCTTTTCAAGTCCTATGAATCTTATCCTGGGATCAGAGAAAGATCCTACGATATCTCGAACCTGATCTCTATCATCCGAGAAATCGTCAATAATTGCGATATCAAGATTTTGATAATCTTGGGACAGAATGCTCTTGATCGACTCTTTAAGATATGATTGATGATTGTAGTTGCAAATTGCAACGCAAACCTTGCTCATTCTTCAATTACCAAATGAGGCGTCTTATTGCTCCAGTCGATCTTTCGGTGAAATATGTGTCCACCTAGATCATCTGCAATTCTTCGTGCAAGATCTGATATTTCTGCATCTGTTACTTCAGACCAGGGCTTATCAAAGAACATGTTGTTCTCTGCCGTGTCTTCTTGCTTAATATCATACAGGCTTTGCCAGTGTCTCTGCCAGAAGGTCTTATATGTCTTAATCTTCCTCTCTATATCAAACCAGGAATAATGACGAACTGAAGGTAGAACATTTATCACATTTCGATACCAAGCTTGGTAAGCTTCCAAGGCTTCTCCGCTCCCATTCAGGGCAGCAGATCTTGCGCGATGAGCCTCTTCTGTGTAAAAATTTGCGCTCTGGATTGGGTATCCTGTCTCACTGTGAATGTAGTCGCATCCATCAGTTCCCTGCATCGAAAAAAGGTCTCCGTTTTCATCAAATCTTCTTAGCTGAGCAGGGATTCCGTGTGTAACGTGAGGAAGATTTCTACTAAGTCTCCACTTCCAGGGAGTTATATCCATCCGCACCTTTTCCTTGGATCCCCAATATTCAACCACGGGAAGACAAATTAGAGTTGCGCTCTTTGGAAAGTTCTTGCATAGATTTCTAACCTTCTCCCAGTCTGATTCTGGTAGAATCTCATCTGCATCCATCTGCCAGCAAAAATCACCTGTGCACAGCTTCCTAGCAACTGCCTTCTGGTCGCCGTCAAAGACAGCAAACCGCTTATGATTCCAGTCCCTAATGTTTTGGTGGATCTTTAGCTTGGGCTCAATTTCTGCCCAAGAGCTTAGGTGCTCCCAGGTTCCGTCAGTAGATCCCCCATCAACAACGACAACCTCATCACAGAATCCAAGGAGAGATCGTATCGATTCCTCGTAGGGATACTTGTTCTTGATGCAATCAAGTGAGGTTGTGTATCCAGATAGGCTGGGTTCATTCTGTGCTATCTTTTTGACAACACCCCAGAACACATCAGGCCTGCCCTTAAGATAGTCACAGACGTCATCTGGCGCTGACTGGAACCAGTCTTCACTTGCATGCTGGACGTTTTCATTGTTGACAACTTGACATCCTAAAAGCTTTGCCTCAATCACCATCCTGGGGCAGGTATCTCCGCCTCGGGGTAGATAAACAAACCCCTCAGATCTAGAAAGCTTATCAAGAAGCTGGTCATATGGCATATCCCAGACAATCTCATATTCCTTCTTGTTTAGCTTGCACCAATCTTCGGCATCTTCTGCACCTTTAATCCAGGATTTAGATCCCAATACAACCCATCCTTTTCTGATGGGTCCACCTCGAAGGATCGATAGCTGGTCAATTTTTTCAAAAAAGCTCCTTCCAAACACAGAACTCAAAACTGTGCTATTTCGATCCTTTAGAAACGGGAATCGATCATAGTATCGACCTCGCTGCTCTTGAGACATCCAGAAGACATGATCTGCTGCATAATAGAAAGCAGAGACCATCTTTCCTGTATCTTGATTGTGGCAGTCACAATCTTGTCCCGATTCATGCTTGTGCTTCTCAACAGATCTATACCTGCAGAACTTGTAGTCATATTCCAGGACTGAGTATCTTAGATTGGCAGCAATTGCAGGAATTAGATTAAAGTCAATGCTTGCAAAATTTCCAAAAATCCAGACATCATCCTTGAATCTCTGGATTGTCTCAAGATTAAGATTTCTGGCGTGGATTTTAACCACCTCAATCGGGCTAGATTCAACAAGTGCCTCTGTTGTAAGCTCCGCTCCACCTGCATAGTCACTAGAAAAAAGATCTGCTACGAATATTGCTCTCATTTGTATACATTATTTCAAACTAGATCTAGCGTATACAGGTCCGCCCCGATTTGTATCGGGGCGGAACCTAAAGAGAGATTAGATTTCTTCCATTAGGAATTTGTATCTCTTTCCTGTCTTATTGTTGGTGATAGACAGGAAAGTCTCTTCCTCGATGACTGTCCAGTCACCGCGGTCGTTACGAAGGTGAAGGTCACCGGTATACATGTTACGCCAGCGCTTAGTTGGAGATCCAAGATCAAACGAAATGTCCGAGCCTGGCTCCAGGGATCCGCTTACCGAAACTAGCGTTGTTCCAGCTGTAGACCCGAGATTAATGTTGGTTGTAGATCCGGCCAGACCTCCAGTTCCAAAATTAAGAGTCTTTGTAGTGGCAGTCGCTGTTGCGCCTGTTCCAATGTTGTAGGTTGAAGATCCGGTTGAGGCAGTTCCAAGGTTTAGCGTCTGTGCAACAGTTGCAACGTTTCCAATTGCAAGAGTCGTTGCTGCTCCTGCAAAGTTAACAGTAGTTGCATTTGTATTGACGAGGTTGGTGGTAGTTAATCCAGCTCCTGGATTCATAGTAAGAGTCGTAGAGTTGGGAGAGACAACTGAGAATGCTGGTGATCCGTCTCTCTGGAATACGACACCAGAAGTTCCCGCCTTCAGGTAGAGAACGCTACCAGTTAGAGCAGTCTCTGCAGTGCTTCCTAGAATAGCACCTTTTGATGATTGAGCAATAAATCGAATTGCATTAACCGACTCAGCGTAAGATCCTGACTGAACTCGAAGTATGTTTGTTGCATTCTCTTGGAACTGAACAAATTGACCTGTTCCAAACTGAAGATTAATTGCATTGGAGGCAGAGACTGCAAGATCTGATCCATCAAGTTTCAGAGCGTTTGTTGCTCCAGCAACTTGGAACTGAGAAGCTCTAATCGGGGTCGGAGTATATCCGGTTGCATCCCCGATTGTTCCTTCTGTGACATCTTGTCTTCCTGCTCCCCAAGTATTTGTGTCAACCTTGACAAAAACAAGGGCTTGATTAGCAACGTCTGATCCTGAAGCTATTGCAACTCCCCCATAGGAAACAACGCCAGGAGAGGATGCGCTTGCAATATAAATCAGCTTATCTTTAACTGTAAGATTTTCAGTATTGATCGTTGTTGTCGTTCCATTAACAACAAGATTTCCTGGAAGGATTACGCTGCTTCCTACAAAAGTAACAGCTGTATCTCCAGTGCTAGACTTGATTGCGTTTCCATTAAGCTTTAGAGACCCAGAAACTGAGAGATCTCCCGATGTCTCTGCGAGAATAACCTGATTTCCAGATCCGTTTTTGATAGAGAAAGAACCCGATGTTACGACAGAGCCCGTGGTAAAGGCCTCACCAGCAGTAACTGAATTCCAGTATGATGGCTGAGCGTGAGAACCTACAATTATCTCAGAGAGTGAAATATCTCCGCTTGAGTCAGCAAATGTAAGACCTTCCGTTCCGCTAAAAATCTGAGCGATTCCACCCTGGAACTTGATATCATTGGAAGTAATTGTTATAGAGCCAGTTCCTACTGTTAGAGATCCGCTTACTACGGTGTCTCCTCCAAAGACTGAAACTCCTGAAGTTCCTTTTCCTCCCCTTGATCCGCTTACAAAGAAATCAACATCATTGCCTGGCATTGCAGGAAATGGATTTGAACGCGGGTTTGCTATCCTGACTGATCCTGTTATTCCAATGCGCCAAGAGTCAGAACTACTTCCCGAGATATTATTGGTAATGAGAGCCATTCAATTCTCCTTGAATTCTTAGCTAATTATCTTTCATCAAACTCTGGAGCCGGCTCAAGAACAAATCTGTATCTTTTTCCTGACTTATTAAATCTAATTGTGAGACAGTCTTCTTCTTCGATTAAAGTGTAGTCTCCACGATCATTTCGAAGGTGGAGGTCTCCGGTGTAGACATTTGCAAATCTATTTGAAGCCGAGCCAAGATCTATAGTTCTGTCTCCGACTGGAATGATGTCAGAAGAAATTCTGGCTTGAATTGAAAGAGTATTTGACAGGCTATTTCCAATAACAGTAGATCCCGAGACGACAAGATCTCCTCCGAAGACTGAGACTCCTGATGTTCCAATTCCACCAGAGGATCCTGAAACAAAGAAAAATACATCGGAGCCTTTTGAATCTGCTGAGGTATTAATTCCTACAGCAACCGATCCCGTGGAATAGATCTTATTTAAGGACGCCTCAGACCAATAAGAGGCTCCTCCTCCGCCTGCAGTTGAATTAATTGTTATTTGACCGTTTGATGCAGTCGTAATTGTGACGTTTGTTCCTGCTACAAGATACGGTAATCCAGCAGCAGTTCTCTGTAGAGATCCAGACATATCAGAATCAAAGACAGCACGGCTGGTTACCCTGGCATAATCAAAAGATCCTGTCAAAGAAACGGCTTCCAGCCATTTTCTAGAAGGAATTCCCAGCGAAAAAAGACTTGTTGATGAGGGAATTATGTTTGAATTAACTCTTCCAACAAAAGAGACAAGGTCTCCAGATGTCTCGCCAAAAGTAGTATCATCAAATACTGTTAAAGATCCGCTTACCTTTGCGCTACCTCCAAGAACGACAAAAGCACCTGTTGATCTGCTTCCAGATACAAAAAGAAATGTGTCCGATCCAGCACCCAAGGGAGGAGAAAATCCTCCGATGCCATCTGCATTCGAGGATGAAATAATAAGCAGCGAAGGATTTGTGCCTAGACTCCGAGAGGCAACTATCTGGCTTGTTCTTATCTGGCTAGAAAGAAAGTCTCTTGGCATCCTTATCCCCTGGTGGCTATAATCTTCACATTCCCAGTAAAGGGCGAAGATGAATTAATAGTAAAACCTGATATTGTTAAATTACTTACATATAGTTCAACATTTTGATTTATTGAAACTGCAGATACTGCAGGTATTCCTAGAAATGACACAGAAAATGAGACACTTTTTTGTGATTCATTAGAAAATACGATGTTCTGCGTCTCAATTTGCATTATTAGATCTGTATAATACTAAAAGTTACTTCACCTGTAAAAGGCGCACTTGATTCAAAAGACACCGATGTCGTAGATATCGAAGCAACATAGATATTGACATTTGCATTATCTGTTGTTTCTACAGAAATTGCGCTTATTGAAGGGGCAGTGCTATAAGACATGAGAAAAGCATAGGATTTGGGACCAGACTCCTCTATGAAAGAAATTGTTCCGGTCTCGACTCGAAAATTTTCTGAAGCATCGAGAACCTCTCTTTTTTGAAATCGAGCATAAGGATAGATTTTAGAAAATCTATTCTGATCTCTCTTTTTTATCGTTATTGCTGCCACTTCACACCTTTGTATTAAGTATGCTACAGCAGACGAGAAGCCAGGGTTGCAAGCTCAGATCTTTCACCTTTCGTTAGTGTAATGTGTCCGGCAATCTTTTCATCCTTGAATTTCTCAATAGTAATAGTCAGTCCGTTCGAAAGACTATCAAGATAGGGAGTATCAATCTGATCTATGTCACCAAGAAGAACAACCTTTGAGTTCTCTCCGATTCTTGTGATAATAGTCTTAAGCTCATGGATTGTTGAGTTTTGTGCCTCATCAACTATCAGGAAAGTATTACTAAATGTTCTTCCTCTAATAAATGCAAGAGGAGATACCTCAATTTGTCCTCTATTTCTCATTGCCTCAAAATAAGAGATATCTTTGAAGGCCTGTCTAAAGTTATCAATAATAGGTGAGAGCCATGGACTCATCTTGTCTTCAATGTCTCCCGGTAGAAATCCTATCTCCTTTCCTACTGTCTGGAGAGATCTGGTAATAACAATTCTATCGTATTTCTTCTCCTGGATTCCAGAAAGACCAGCCATGAGTGTAAGAAAGGTTTTTCCTGAACCTGCAAGACCAGTCATTGTAACCATCTGGATTTCATCTCTGGTTAGAAGATCAAGTGCAAATTTTTGTTCCTTGTTCTTGGGATTGATTCCAATGACCTTTGAAATCTTATTGACAAGTGGGACAATAGAATCTCCTGAGAATGATCCTAGCGCCGATTGATTTCCAGACTTAAGAATTACAAACTGATTTTGGTGGAGATCATAAGGAATGAGATCTGCGTCAATCTTTCCCTCTTTATAGAACTGGTCAATTAGAGTTCCATCTTCGATCTCAATCTCTTCAAATCCAAGATACATCTGGCTCTTGTCTTTGATAATTCTGTCCTTGTAATAGTCTTCTGCATAAATTCCGAGAGAGTCACACTTAACTCTAAAATTTATGTCTTTTGTTACGACAGTGACCCGATTGAGACCCTTGTTCTTGAAATGCAGGGCACAAGCAATGATCTTATTGTCTCCAGTGGCACCATCAAGACCATCCGGGACTTCATAAGTTCCTATGTCAACCTTTATTGTCTGTCCATTTTCGATGATTACGCCGCTATTGAGCGATCCTTGCGAGCGGAGCTTATCAAGAAATCTATTGATGTATCTTGCATATTCTCCTAGAATTCCTTGCTTTTCTTTGAATCTATCAAGCTCATCAAGAACGACCAGTGGAATGATTACATCATTTCCAGGAAATGAATGAATGGAAGCTTTGTCATAAAGAAGCACAGATGTATCAACAATGAAGGTCTTTCTCTTTTCATCGAGGCCGTGATTTTCGCTCATTTGTCTCCGATGGTAAACTTGAAATCAGATGATTACATTCTACATAGAGGTAACTATGAAGTGTTTTGAAATGCACAATTCTCACAAAATTGATTGTCAAAATAAGCAGTGCAGACAGTGGATTAACTGCAAAGAAAGCCAGAACTGTACAATTATTGCTGCCAAAAAGGGACCTATGTCTCTACAGGAGATAGGAGACATCATGGGAGTAACAAGAATGAGAATTTGTCAAATGGAAAAAAGAATAATTCAAAAGATATCTGATATCATCAAATAGAAATAAGGCCACCGAAAGGTGGCCTTAAAAGTATCCTAGAAAAATACTACTCTTCCTCTGACTCAGATCCCTTTGAAAGCTTAACAAGCTCTCCTGCTGTCTGCTTAATAGCCCTAAGTCCCCTTCGGGCACGAACACCAGCAGACTTGTTTCCAGATGCATTCTTCTTTACATCTAGCTCAACGCTCTCAACGAGAACCTTTAGCTCTTCCCACTTATCAACAAGACTCATTATACCTCCAGCTGTGTTTTTTCTGCATCTTCAAGCGGATTACCAATAAACCTCTTTGATACAACAGAAAGCTCCTCAAATGCTTCCCTGTCCTCAAGATTAAGACTGAGGAGATAGATTATCTGCTTTCTTTGAGTATCATTGATTCCAAAGTTTTCGATCTCTCTTACGATATCCCTGCACTGGTGCAACATTTCTGCAACCTTATGAACCTTTGTTTGACCGTAATCCATTAGATCTCCATCGTATCACTGATGATCTCATTTCTTGTCTTAAATGTTCCGTCTTTCTTTATCGTAAGAATTTTTAGATTTGTCCTACCAGACTGACTGTCTCTTCTAATAACAACCTCAGAATCAGAGTTGTTTTCAACAATCCATTCAATCTGTTCCCAAGTAGCTATGTCAATATTTTGAGACTTTAGATATGCAGCAAGTCTTTCTGGGAGACCTAGTTCTATATCTTCTATAGTTCTAATGCTACCGATGTCTTCTTTTCCAAAGATTATCTCTGACTTACAGCTGTCTACTACCTTGTGAAGAACTCCGCAATTATTGCATTGCACTATCTTTTCTCTAAATTGATCATCTTCAACAATGCTAAAGACGACAAATCCGTGAAATACAAGCGGATTGGAGTTCTTAAATTGCGGTAAAACGCAATGACACTGGATGAGGTGCTTCACGCCCTCGATTGCCATTATCTACCTCGTTATCTCGTTAATTGATTTTTCGACTTGAGATGAAGCTGTAATAAATCCCTGCTCAAAAGAGGCTTCAATTACTCGAATCAAATTCTCTGCATCTCTATCGCTCATGCTGTACTTGTTTTGATTTTTTGCCTCAACAACATTAGAAACAACTCGATCTCGAATATGATCGACTGCCATCTTAAAATCAGTTCGCAGCCGGGTTGAATTCGTCATTTTTTTCCTTACCTCTTCAATGTTAAACTTTTCTGATACCAATTTCTGCCGATCTAATTGCATCCCTCGTCGAGAGAAAAGTCTTGATAGACTGTATAGCCATTTCTGCAGATATCGCATAGTTCACATCAAATAATAGATCTATTTTATTGTTTGAAAACTCTTTGAAATCAATTTTTTCAATAAAACCAGACTTTATTATCTTGGGAAGAGATCTAAGGGTTCTATCGAGCTTTTCTACAAGATTTGGATCCCTCTTTAGATCTTCAATTCCAACAGATATTCTCACTGTAGAAGAGCTTAGTCTTTGAATTCTAGGCTCTAGAACCTGAGATAGATTTATGTCTTTTCTAATTCTGTCTCTTAGTTCTCTTGCATGTAATTCAACAGCCCTTATGTTTTTCTTATTTTCAATTGAAATCTTTCCCTTGGAGACCGTGACTCTGTCTGCAAAACAAACCTGTCTTGCGAGACCCGTAGATATTGAATCACCTATCGATGCTGCAATAGGATGTTCTCCAAAGATGACTCCTAGATCTGCAAGCGTGTTAACATGTGTGTGATCAATTGGAACCTTGACAATCAAAACGTCGAGGTTTCTCATTTGAAAATTTTGAACAAGGGTTTCATACACATCTGGAAGTGCATCAAGACAAAAAATTACGCAAGGCTGCTTCTTAGATGATGCATCTTCAATAAAGTGATGAATTTCACTGACCTTTTCAATAATTCCATCGATTAGTGAAACTCTAACCTTTTTTCTATCCCAGGTCCCTCTAGATAAAAATCTTTGATCTATCGAAAGACCTTCAAATAGATACCCAGACTCTCTGTCAATTTGAGTTTTTGTAGATGGGCTCTTTCTAACAGAGACAGAGTCTTCAGCCCTTAATAGATCAAATGAACTTGAAATAATGCTTTCATAGACTTGACTACTACTTCCAAATAGTATCTTTAAGTCTTTTTTTCTAAAAGGAATTGAATTAGATGAAATCTTCTCCATAATTTGTTGCCATTCTTCATCTTTCTCTATTCCAATTGATCTTCTAGACAGATCGTCTCTAATCCCAGAAGACAAAATCCTTAAAAATAGTTCACCTGCTCCTGCAGCTTTTATCTCTGCCTGTATCGCTGCAGCCTCTATGATTGGAGTAATCAAATAATCCTTGTTAGCGCCTCTCCTCATTACGAGAGTTTGAACTGGATCTCTATGAGATCCACCTTGTGTGATTACAGTTCCACTTTTTACGATTTTATCTACGTCTTCACAGATCTTTCTTGCTCTTGAGATTAGTTCCTTTTCATCTACAAGATCCGTGTGCATGCTCTCTCTTCTCTAGATACAATAATAGCAACAAAATGTTCAGTTTGTAAAAAGGTCGTGCCCTTTTTTGAGGGCACGACCAAATTCTAGACTACTAAGCTCTTGCTATGAATCACGCCAGAGATTGTTTGAAGCAAATGTAATGATCTCCTCGGCTGATTCTGGAGTGTAGCCGTAGTGAGTTACCATTGTCTCAACCATCTCAGAGTACTTCTTCTGCTGTTCATTGTCGCGGCTCTTGGACTTGGTCACAATTCTTGCAAGATCCTTGACAGTTGCAATGAGATAGCTCTCAATTGCCTCCTTCAGGGGCTCGTAAGACTTGTAATCGACCTTCTGACCACGACGAACCTTGGCAAACATGTATGCTGTAACATCAGCTCGGAATCCGTCTCTAGAAGATCCAACAATTCCGATCTGCTCCTCAATTGCACGCATGAACTTCTCATCAGGTTCACGCTCTTCTGAGGTGATGCGATCCTTCATCTTCTGCTTGGTTGTGAAGGCTTCAGCGTTGTCAAGGTAGTTGTCAAATAGAGATTGTGCCTGCTCCTCGTATGCTGTAACGAATGCCTTTGCAATCTCTCCCTCGAGCATCTTGAGGTATTCCTCGCGGATAACCTTTTGGAGTATTTCAAGATATGACTTCTTCTTCTCTTCGTCGACAATCTGCTCCTTCACCTGCTTAATAAGAGCATCGATGACCCTCATTGGAGTAATGAAGTTTTTATCAGAGTCTGTTAGAGCAGAGTCGATTGCCTTTGTGATGAATCGAGTTGAAATACCATCCATTCCTTCACGGGCAGCCTCTTCTCTCAGGTCCTTGATGTCAACCTTCTTTGTACGACCCTTCTCAACAACCTCTTGTCCATCGTAGATCTTCATCTTGGTGAGAAGATCGCACTTCTGAGAGGGCTTGAGGCGGCTCATAACCGAGAACATCGCGGCAACCTTGATAGTGTGAGGTGCGAGGTGTGCCTTGAAGTCAGAACGACGAAGCATCTTCTCATAGATCTTCATCTCCTGTGTAAGCTCAAGGACGTATGGAACCTCGATCTTCACAACACGGTCGAGGATGGCCTCGTTGGTGTGCTCAGACTTAAATCGGTTCCACTCTGCCTCGTTACAGTGAGAGAGGATGACGCCATCGAAGTAGAGCATTGAGTTCTTGCCCGGGGTTGGAACATTCTTCTCCTGGGTTGCTGTGAGGATCGTGTGGAGGAACTCGATCTCGTTCTTGAAGATCTCAACGAACTCAACCACGCCGCGGTTGCCAACGTTGAATGCTCCATCAAGAGAGAGAACTCGGGGATCATTCTCAGAGTACTTGTCAAGCTTAGAAATATCTTCAGATCCGATAAGAGCTGAAACATCCTGGCTGTTGGCATCCATGGGTGGAACAACTGCAATGCCACGACGAGCACGCTGTGAGAAGGAAGAGAGAACAACAGGGAAGTTCTCATATTCTCCGTTAAATTCCTCCATCAGGCGGTGTCTGCAAACTGGGCAAAGATCACCCTCAATGTGGACACCAAGAAGATTTGAAACTTCATCCCTGAGAGATCTTGGGAGAAGATGCAGTGGCTCCTCTCTAACTGGGCATCCATCAAGATGATAAACTGGATCAGCAGCCTTCTCGAGGGCCTTTTTTACAGCATCAGCAAGTGCGCTCTTACCCGATCCTACAGGTCCCATGAGAAGTAGAACCTGTCTGCTCTCTTCACCCTTGAGAGATGCAGACTTAAGGAATCGCATGAGCTTAGCGATGACACGCTCATGGCCGTAAAAGTCATCCTTGAAGTAGTTGTAGATTCTAATTTTATCGCCATCAAAAAGCTTCTTGCATCTTGGATCAGATTCTGGCATCTGCTCAACGCCGTAGCTTGTGATTGAGTCATTTAGCCTACGAGCTGCAAGCTTAACAATCTCAGGATTCTCTTTGAGAATTTCAAGATAGTCAACAAACTTGCCAGTCCAGGCTTCTTTTTTGCTTTCGGAACGCTGCTTCTTAATGAGATCTAGAAAGTTCATTTTCTCTCCCTTTGGCTTATGAGATTTCAAAGTGTTCATCCTCTACTTGGGTGTGAAGCTTAACTGGGCCGCCCCAGATTTCAGCTATATTTCTAACGCAGTTATCTGCATAATCAAGTTCAAGATCTCTTCCATCATGTTCATGTCCCAGGATGAGAGTGTCTTTCTTAACTTCATCAACAAAGATGATAGGAATATTGTTTCCGGCTGAAGAGTTGATAAGAGTCTGTCTGCAGATCTTCCATCCGTCTTCGTCGGAAAGATCATCAATTGTCCAGTCACCATGACGCTTCTTAGCTGAGTATGTGAAAAGATTTAGTTTCTCACAAATATCTCTGTCAAGATATTGCATAATAAATGATTCATCATTGTGAACTTCTCTGGCTATAAAACATTCTTCAATTCCTCTTTCTTCTTCTATCTTCTTGAAGAGTTCAAAGCCAAGATGATACGGATTTATTGAGCCACCCCATGGTCGCAAAACTAGGTTGTGTATCCTCAGGAATGGAATATGCATACTGTCTGGCAGATCTAGTTTATTTAGAGTCTTGTAATGCCAGAAGCTTGCCCATCCTTCATTCATGATCTTTGTTCTAATCTGCGGCATAAAGTACTTCGACTCATTTCTTATGATCTCTATAATATCTTTTTGCCAGTTAGACAGATTTTTATTATTTTCTAGAAGAAATAGAAGAAGATCATACTCAGGCTGAACTGGGAACTTAATCTTATCAAGATCTATTTTTTTATTTGTATTCTTGTTCTTCTCTATAAAAGAATCAACCAGATCTCTTTCTTCTCTTCTAAATCTTCCTCTTCTATCAATCTGATACTGGATGCTGTGACAAGCATCGACCAGCTTCTCAACTTTGTCAATTCCAATTGAGGGATCCTCAATGTAGGACTGAATTCTAGATCTTGCACTTCTAAATCTGGCTGTAACATTATCAGCATCAGTATCTTTGAAAGTCCTATTCATCTTAAAGAAGTCAGAATGACCTACACAGTGTGCCATGATTAGGATCTGAAGATAAAGTGGGTTTTCAAGCATAAGATATGCAATTGAAGGATTTGAGTTAATGATCAACTCATAGGGCAACCCCTCAGCTCCTGCATTGTACATGAAGTGAGTTCTTTCAAAAGACTTTCCATAAGACCAGTGCGGAAAGTGAGAAGGCATGCCGTGATACGACATGTTTCCAATCATCTCAAAGTAATCACATGTCTCATAGGCAATCTCATACCAATCAAGGCCGCTTTCTCTTGAGACATCACAGATTCTCTTATCCCACTCAGAAAGCTCTTCAAGGGTCCAATCAGACATTGTCTAGTCCTCCAAATAGTTTTCTAAAGACAGGCCAGATATCCTGTGAATTTCGAATGATGTTCATCTTAAACTTAGGACCTTGCAGTGAGACAAGTGAACCCCAGGCTGTATCATTAACGTCTTCTTGCCAGTTGTTTCCTGAACGAGATCCTATTAGAATCTCATTATATGATACCATCTGAGAAATGTCGGCAAGCTCCTTAAACGCAGCCTTTGCTTTTGGATTATCCTCTGCCCAGTTGTCACCATCAGTGCAGTGGAATGCATAGATGCTCCAAGAGGAAGGATGATATCTCTCAAGCGCTATCTTCTTGGCTAGAATAGGAGCGCTGCTAATATAGGTTCCGCCCGATTCCATCCGTTTGAAGAAGGCATCCTCATCGACCTCTTGTGCTTCAGTCGTATGGGATAGAAATACAATCTGAAGATTTTCATACTTGTATCTTAGAAATTGATAAAGGACGAAGAAGAATGATCTTGCTATGTATTTGATGTCCTTTGACATGGAACCTGATACGTCCATCATGAAGAAGACGACAGCATTCGATGATTCCTTGGGTTTTGACTTGATGTGGTGATATCGAAGGTCATCATCGTGAAATGGAAATACCTCTTCACCGGTTACAGGATCGACCTCGATCTCACCTGCACGTCTTGCAGCTGCCTTTCTTTTGATCCTTTGTACAGCAGAAAGCTTTTTGTCAAGTCGTGGGCGAATTCCCTCAGTTCGAGTACCGTGACGTTTGGGCTTTTCCTGCATAATTGTCTTGATCTTCTTCTTGTCAAGATCAGGAAGATTTAGAGATTCAAAGAGATACTCTGCTAGCTCGTCTAGTGAGATCTCAACCTCGTACATCTCCTCGCCCTTGTCCTTGCCGGCCTTGTTTCCTCCGCCCTGCCCAGGAGGCTGCCCTTTCTTGACAACTTGTCCTTCCTCAATGTCTGTGCCAGGAGCAGATCCTATCTTCTTTTGGCCTACGTTGTCACCATAGACAAACTGCCACTCTTTGATTCCTCGAACTGGAATCTTTATCCGCTTCTTTCCGTCCTGACCAATGATAGATTCCTCAGAGACGATATCTGTGATGCCTTCACGGATTGCCTTCTCGATCTTCTTCTTGTGTCGAGAACGATCTGACGCTGATCTATCTGCAGATGATCTATGTTCACGAAAAATTGACAAATCTCACCTCGACATGATAGAATCATACATCACAATGATGCATAGTTCTATACTTAAATATGCAAGAAAGCACCAGCAATCCCGGGGTTTTCTCATTTATATCAATATTATCAAAGTAATATTGGTTTCTTTTTTAATAGGAGATTTTGCCTTGAAAAAAGTCATTGTGGAAAAAGGTTGCGGACAAAACTCGGATGCAGTCGCGCTAATCAGCCAGTTTTGTATTTTTGCCGAGGAAGATCTTAACCTGGGAGATCTAAGCTATGGTGTGCTTCTCACAGGAGACAAAGAGAAGCACGGAATTAAAACAACTGCCTATTTTAATCCCAACACAAATGATGTTGTCATCTTTACGATGGGCAGACATCCTCATGACATCTGTAGATCAATTGCTCACGAGATGGTGCACATGAGACAAGCGAAGCATAATTTCTTCGGAAGAGATAATATCAAGGATGTGGGCGGCTTCTTCGAGGATGAGGCAAACTCAGTTGCCGGCCAGATCGTGAAGAAGTTTATCGCCTACAGATAGAAACGATCACCAGCGACGCGGACCAAAGGCAATTCTCTCCCAGCTTTCTGGAAGATCAACAACGTCCTCAGGTGTGGGCTCGGTGCTCTTGTCATCAGCGTCAACATGCATCGCCTGAACCTGAGCAGCATCCATCTCCTTGCTCTCGATCTCGTCTGGGATCACCTCATCATCAGACTGGACGCCCATCTCGTATCCTGCAGGCTCAACCTCGTAAGTAGCCTCTGGTGCCTCAGAATCCTTTCCCTCAAGAATTCGGTTGATCTCATCGCGAACGATGGCACGAAACTTTGATTCATTGATGCGCATTTAAAAATCCTCATCCAGTAACTATCAATGAGAAAATTTTTCAATTTTTTCGACGACAAATTTTCCAGAAAACCTTAAAAACGAAGAGGGCCCACTTACCGATCTGGAAATATAGAGGAGTCAAGCATGACAAATCTGCCGTCATTTGCGACTCCTATGTTGTAGGGTCTAAATTCATCCATATCGATCTTGTACAGATTGGCTGCATTTAGCAGACCTCTAAATGCTCGAGATCGCTCGTAGAGGTCTTCCCGCAGTTCACCAAGCGTCTTGTCACCGTTTTTCTGCTGCCACGCGGGACCAAATATTCCAATCGAACCTAGACGCTTGTCATCTTCGAAATAGACACTCTTCATCTGAAAAGCTGCACTGATGATGCTGGCGTAGCTGTCTTTCTCAATATCATCGAGAGTCTCAGGATTTGGGAGAAGCGGTGACTTAAAAAATCGGATATACTCACCGGATCTTACAGCAGGTCTTACCTTCTCCTGGATGATCCACTCGAAATCAGGCGCATGAGCAAATACTTTGGGAAAGATGCCTTCAAGCTCATCGTTGTTACCAAGCTCAAAATCGTCGCGATTCATCTGGTGACCACTTTCGCCGGGGATAGAATCACCAACAGAGTCTAGGGAGATCTTAATAACTCGATTGTCTCCAATGGAGAAGGCGATCCGATAGGAGCCCGCGCCTAGAAATCTAATGTGATTTAGAAACTTCCGGGAGATATCACGCATCACCTCGGGCATGGGCTCATCACCGTGGAGGGAGAATGCATCAAGAAGGGCCCGGGATAGATCTTCAAAATAGCCTTCACCGGCAGTCTTGGGATCGGATCGAATGTGCTCTTGGATGAGGGCGCGAAGGATGTGCATGGAGCTAAATATTTCGACTTGAATCAAATATGTCTAATCGAGAATCTAGAAACATCATAAAAATTGATGAGCTTCTATTTCCTAGACTTGCCCTTGAAATAGTAGAAGACATCATTCGATATATCGGAATCTCTTTCTAGATTTTTACCATCGTAGCTGACACCTCTAAAGTATAAAGCTGTAAGAACTTTTTTCGCAGCGTCTTCATTAATCGTAAAGCTAGCAGAAATCATCCACGGATAAATAATCTTTCCCATCTCTATTGATTTCACTTTGGGATTAGCATGAGTGCCCATCTTATTTGTGAGCTCATTACCCACCATCGTCTGTTCAACCAGAAAATCAAAGACATCCTGCTCGAGATTAGTCATGGGGATCGATTTTAAGCCTTTGAAATCGCCAGAACTAACAAAATTACTAATCAACGCAAGATCCTGTCGATATGAAAGAGAACCAGCTCGGGCTGATTCTGCCAGTAAAATTTCCTCTCTAATTACTCTTCGTAGATCTGTATCAGAAATTTTCATGATATCTCCCTTTGTATCTAGCTCACATCTATCACAAGCAGCTTGCCTTGCATATTTTTCAAGGCCTCAGAAGCAGCAGTTGATATGATCTGCTTAAGACCAAGAATTGCATTACGAATCTTAGGAGGGGCTGTCTTAAGATTTTCAGAGAAGTGAAGTTTTCTTTTATCCAGTATCTCTTGCGTCAACATCTCGGGTGCTGCCTCTAAGAATCCACCGTTCAGCCAGCCGTTCCGTGCAGATCCCATTGTGAGATATTGCACGATCTCATCTTCGAAATCCTGCGAAAGAACAGGAAATAAGGGATCAGATGGATCTTGAGACCAGTATCTATCAATAAGCTCTTTAAATGTGGGAGAAATAATCTCAACATGAGCCTCTTCTGATTGTCCGTCAATATTGAAAAATGCATGAAAAGCCATCCAGGGAGATGCGTTAAACATCTTGCCCTCTGCTCCGGCTGATGTGTAGAGAATGACAAGATCACTACCACCAAGATCCTCAGGAATATCACGAAAACCAAGGCGACGAAGATCTCGAATCGCCTGCTCATCGAGCGGGAGAACAGCGCCACGATCCCTTGCGCCCCTCCGGATATCAAAGCCCATCATATCAAGATCAAGATCATCGATGTTACCAATGAAGGGGGCCACAAAGACTCGATAAGGAATGTTACCGTATAGCTTGAGGGCCTTGTCCTCATATGACCTGCTGGTCGCAAACTTTGCAGCTGCCGTGGGATTTGCATCATATG